CCTCATTACCAACAACAGCCACCACCCCTGCCAAGCCAAAGCCACCGCCACGACTCCCGCTCCCGTACCACCTGCGCAATCGCGACATCACCGGCGAGCAGTTCGGCTACTTGACCGCCTTCGCGGCGACAGCCGCCGTCGTTCGGCGAAGCCGAGTTTGGCGATGCATCTGCGACTGCGGGCAGGAGACATTCGCCCGGAGGGACCACCTGTTGAGTGGGGCGAGGACGTGTTGTGGGTGTCGGTTACGCTATCGGGCGGCGGCGTTGGTGCCGAAGGTGTGGCTCACCAAGCATGGGGAGCATGTTGGGAGCGACGGGGGGTCGAGCGAGTATCGGGCGTGGAAGAATATGTGGGCGCGGGCGAACGCGGGGGTTCGCGAGTGGTTTGGCCCGGGGTGCACGATCCCCCCAATATGGGAATGGCCGGTGCACTTGCGGGTCGACGAGAGCTGGGAAGATTTCCGGGATTTCTTGCACTGCTTGGGGCGCAAAAGCGACAAGCGCGCAAGACTACGAAGATTAGATTCGGCCGCGCCGTGGGAGCCGGGGAACGTTCACTGGGTGACGCCCCAGTGCAAATATTGACTGCGAGAAACCGGGTGCACGTAAATCTTGGTGTTTGGGGTTGTGCACTGAAATAGTAAGCGGACGGTTTCCGCGGTTGCTTCATCTTCAGTGCTGAAAATACGTGTAGTAGGTCCAGGAAAGGAGTAATAGTCATCCGTATTAAACATGTATATAATATCGCGTATTTCCATGCAGATCACGAATGCCTGCTCGTTATGGTTTTGGGCTGTCATCTTTTGTTGGTTCGAAAAGAAAGCGTTGCACGGTTAGTAGTCTTTGAGGCGGACGGGGTGCACGTAAATCCGAATATCTGGGGTTGCCCAGTCGAGGATGAGGCGAACAACTTCTGCGGTTGCTTCATCTTCGGTATCAAAAAGCTGCGCGAACGGACTTGGCTCGAAGAACTCGTTTTCGTCATCGAGTTCAAGGATTTCGCCACGCACGTCCATCCGAATCACGAACGCACGCTCATCCAGGTCACGTGTCGTCATCGGTGGTCATCCCGGGTGGGCAAAGGATTTGCTCAATAGTTTTTGGGCAATAGTCTTCGCGGCGGATGGTGTGCAGCGAGAACTTAATGTCTGGTGTGTTCCAATGGAGGGATAGCCTCACGAGTTCGGCCATCGCTTCGTCTTCCGTTTCGAATACCGGGGTGGACGTATCGTCCTTTAGGACATTGCCCTGCCACTCGACGTGTAGAACAAAGATGCGATCGTCAGGGTTTGGGGTCGTCATCTTTTGCCTGCGCGAGAAGAAAGAAGTGCGCGTTTATATCGATGGTTCGGAGATAGAATTGGGCGTGTGGTGTCCAGGTGATGAGGGACTGGCGGACGAGTTCTGCCTTTGCTTCTTCTTCATCCAGGAAAATCTTGGCGGATGCACTTGTTGGGCCGAACTGTCCGTCTTTGTCGAGAATGTACGTTTTGCGAGATACGGTCGCGCACACGATCAAGCGCTTTGTCACCGTGGAGTGGTAGGTCATGGGTTATTTGGTGATTTGGTTGCGGTTGGAAACCATGGGTCGTAGACGCGGATGTATTCGGGGTGTCCTGGTTGGTGCACGTAATACTTCTTGTCAGTCACATTAGGGTTTGCGAGTGCATGACGAACAAGTGCTGCCGTGGCCTCTTCTTCAGTATCAAAGCGTCTTGAGTTTTTACCCGGAGCGCGGAATGTATCGTCGACGGCGAGCTCAAAATAAACGCGGCGAATGTTGTAGCGCACCACGAAGAACTTAGGAGTTGTGGTTGGTGTCGTCATTGGCAGACGTTATTGGGGGGATGGTTCGTCGCCGTGATACGACCAAGGATTTCTTGCAGGGTTAGCATTTGCACGAAAAACTTGAACCCGATCGGTTCGCATCTAAGGACTTGCCGGACAAGTTCTGCCGTTGCCTCCTCGTGGGTACGGAACCGTCTGGCGTGTTGACTTGGCTCGTAAAAGTGTCCGTTGGTCGCCAGTTCAAGTACGAGTTGTTCATTAACGCAGCAGACAACAAAGATCTGTTCATTCATATACAGGGCACCTAAGTGGATCCCACTGTTCCATATCGATGTCGATTTTGCGCGGCTTTATCGGTCCACCTTCTATGTACTCGATGGTAGTGGACTCGTGTGGGGATTGTGCCCAACTTGAGATTTCCACTACGGTTGTTTGGTAGACCTGTAGATCCTCGTACAGACCGCATGTGTTAGTTAATGCTTCCCGAACAAGTTCAGCAGTTGCATCTTCTAGCGTAAAGAAAATTCGAGCGCGCGGGCTAGGTCGATAAAATTTCCCATCGTTGTGCAGTACCACGGTATTGGCGGCTATTCGGCCTCGCACGACGAAGAGTTCTCGTTCTGATTTAAGACTCGCCATTTGGATTCCACAATTCGTCAACGGGAACGGAATCAACGTATCGTTTGGGTCATCTATTTTTAGTTATCTAGCCGAAAGGGAAGCGCGGGGTTGTAGGCTCACCAGTGATGTCACCCCAGCGGACTTTGTGGGTGAAGAACTTCTTGCCGGGAACTGGTGGGTTGGTGAGCACAAAGCGAACAATGACCGCAAGGGCCTCTTCTTCAGTGTCGAAGATCTGAACGAATCGACCGGAGGCGTCCATGGGTCGAATGGCTTCGGTTACGCTGTAGAACTCCCCGTTTTGGCAGAGCTCAAAGGGATTGCCAGGGTATTTGTCCGTGCTGACGATGTAGCGAACGACGTAGAACTCTGTGTCTGGATGGATGCCGGTCATGGTTGTGATTTTTGGGGGAGAGTTCTCAGCGCGGGCGGTCACCCAGTCTGTTACGGTCTTTTGGCTTAGCACCGACCATGAATTTCATCCTCTGTAGCTTTGCGCACGTAGAACTGACACCCTTCTGTTGTGCCGGTCGCTAGTACTATTCGGATGAGTTCAGTTTGTGCGCTATCTTCATTGTTAAAAATCAGTATATATGGACTGGCGATGACAAATCGTCCGGTAGAGCTTAGTACGTGCTCCATACTGTCAATTTCGTAACAAATGACATATTTTACGTTTGCTTCCATAGTGCAGGATTAATACCAACTGGTAGCTCGGCACTGGCAACTTTACGAATGATGAACTTTTTGTTTGTCATATCAGATGCCATCGTTTGGCGGACGGTTTCTGCAACCGCTTCTTCACGGTTGTAGAACAGTCTTTTATCAAAAGTTTCCGGCATCCATTTTCCGTCTTTGCACAGTACAAGCGCTGTATCTTGCCATATGAGATATATGGCATAGAAGCTTCCTGATCCGTTAGGGTCTGTCATTTCGTCTCTTTGGCTTTGTGACCTCTTTTACGTAGAGTTCACCTTCGTTGGAATCCCTGGTTAGCGCGACAGCAACAAGTCGTGCTGTCGCCTCTTCACGCGTATGAAATAGTTGGCCACTGCCAAATTGTGTAAAGTGTCCGTTAATGTGGAGAACGTAGTCTTGGTTTCTCCACGTGCAGTTAACGGTAAAAAGAGGATTTCTCCTAGTCTTCATGGACAATGGTTTTAGGAAGAATTTTTATGATATCTCCAGGTTTTACCGCGTACACAGACATCATGTTTATATGCTTAGCTAAGGCCCTCGGCAGTTTGTTGTCGATTTTATCGTCCATTATGAGCAGATCTATACGCGCACATTTGATGCCAGATCCTTGCGATTCAAGTGCAGGAATAGGTTTGCGTGGTGTTTGGTCCCCACGTTTGTGCGTGCGACGTGTATAGAACTTACCCTTACCCGCGTTCACGAGTGCGAATCGAACAGTTTCTGCTTCGGCTTCCTCTTTGTGTAGGAACAATTCTGGGTAAACATTGCTAATAGCAAATCCTCCGTGTGTTTTAAGAGTAGAGATGGTTCCGTCTGCCAACTCAAAGCAGACAACGTATAGTGGCTGTTTACGTTTGGACATGTTTCAATCTTCACGTATGTGAATAACTCTTATTACTACGTCGGATTGTAGCGCAGGTGTAAAGTTTGAAAATGGCATACGTCCGTCTAATGCCTGTTTATGCTGTTTTCGCTCGGAACGTCGCACACGGCGAACATAGAATGGTTGAAACGCCGCCAGTACACCCATAGACTGTCTCACTGCTTCTGCCACTGCTTCCTGTTTTCGGAACAGTCGTATCTTGTGCTTTTTAATCTGCGAAAATTCTCCCCACGGTCTAAGAACACCGATTTGTCCAACCGTGTCACAGCACACGACGTACATACATGGTTTACACTTTGGCATCGGAAAACCAGCGGGTCAGTAGGTTGAAGACATGGAGTTGGGCATCCCGGTGTGGGACTTCGTAGCGGCGAGCCACCTCCGTGATGATGCGCGCACCCCCGACCTGTGTTTCGATGCCGATGTGGATGATTTGGCGAACCTCGTCTTCGGGCATCAGCAGCCCCAGTGCGAACTGGTGGGCAGGCGATGTTTCGGCGTCGCCCTCACAGCGTACGAGGTGGGGAATGCCCGTAGTCCCACGGAAGATGTGGCCAATCCCGTGGGCGATGTGGCGCCGGGTTGTGACCGCATCGTGGTTGGTGAGGTGGCAGACGCCGGCGTAATGGGTTCCTTCCAGGACCCCGAAAATGGAGTGGATGCACTTGATGTCGCTTGGGTACCGGATCGCGGTTGCGTAGACGGCGATATTTAGGGTGTCTGCTAGCTCAGCGATGGGAACTGGGGACCCCGGGTCACGAGTGCACAATGTGAGGACATCCTGTGGTGTGCAGGGGTCAGTCTGCGCTCGGAGTTCGAACCACTTTGGGGCAGGTCCACTGTTATGACTCATAGTTTGTCCATGTTGTGGTCTAGAGCCGCTTGTGCGCACCCTGTTGGTACATTGTACATTTTGGCTATCTTTGGCACTAAAGTTGAGACCAACCCGTACACACCATGTTTACTTTCTTGGCTGTACTTAAACCCTGGAAGTTCGGCATGGTGCTTAGCTATGTCCACGACTTCATCGCTCGGGATTAGAAGCTCGCGTGCAAACCAGTTCGCGCTGACGTGCAACTCCGTGTGGTCGCACCGGAGATAGCAGTTAATGTGGTGGCAATCTTTTAGTACAGGAATGTCAGGCTGTCGCCCGTGGGCGACCACGTGCGCCAACCCATGAGCTACGACAAAGCGGGATACATCTTCAGTTTCGGCGAAATTGTAGGACAACTTGACTTTGTTCGCTTTGCTGTCAATGCGGACACCTTGGCAGTAAGAAAAGGTTCCACCACGTGTTCCCGGTAAGAACGCGTGAAATTCTATCTGTAGAATACGCATTAACTCTTTCAGGTCTACGGGATGGTATGGTCGGCGACTCTGCAAAATGTTGCGAATACTGGTGGGGTCACATCGCCGATAACCTTTCCGGGATAGGTACCAGTTTGGGAAGTTTTCCGAGAACGGCCAGACGGCACGGTTATTTGTAGTGGCGGCCATAACCTTGTTGTACACATTGTGGAAACTTTTTCACGTGTAATCTTTTGCGCGCACTAATTTGCGCGCTTTGTGTACACAGCGTGAAAAACTTCTCCAACATCTTGCGGTGAACTTTTTCGTGCTCAAGCTATTAACTACGGAGAGCAAACAATGGGATGGGCCACACCACTAATCGAGCTTCTCAAGAAAGGGCGGACGGTGAAATGCCGACCTCAGGGTCGGTCCATGGAGCCGGAGATCCGGTCAGGCCAACTGTGCACAATCCAGCCGACGAGTTTTACGCCGCGGGTGCAGGTCGGCGACGTTGTGTTGTGCCTCGTCGCTGGGAATGAGTACCTGCATTACGTTGCTGAGGTTAAAGACGGTAAGTACCTCATTAAGAACGCACGCGGACGTGCCAACGGGTGGTGTCCATTGGAGCACATCTATGGCGTGTGTACGAAGGTCGAGGATTAACTTTCCTCGACTCAAGCTATTAAAGTCGCAAGGAACGAGAACTACTAATGGCAATCTCAGCTCTAGACATCAAAGAAGCAAAGTCGCGCATGTACGCCGACCCGTACCTGGACACCATCACGAACGCGGAACACATTCTCATCTACTGCCTCAACGCCTTTAGACAGGCAGACTACGCGATTACAACAAAGAAGAAGGCAATTTTATTTAAGAAGTTCTCACGTGTAGCAACAACACTTCCGGGTCAATTGATGTTGCCCTATGACTTTGAGAGCAAACTGTTGGAGACGAAAGCTGGATTGCTGGCGCACGAGAGGATTCACCTTGTGCAGCAGCAAGTCGTTGGCGGGGCAAAGTTTCGCCGTCAATATGTCATTAACCCTAAACAACGGTTGATCTGGGAGTTGCAAGCGTACTGTGAGTCAATCCGCGTTGCTAAACGACTAGGACGAAATGTCAGTGGCTACGCAGAGTCAACGACGGAAATGATCATCGAAGATTACACACCGTGGCTGACTTTATCTAAGTCTGAGATTCGGCGTGCTTCTCTGGATGTTCTCGGCAACGCTGTCGCCAGTTAGGTGAGTATGAAGGAAGCCCAGACAGACAATGTTTTCATAAGTAGAGTGCTACAGTGCTTGCCTCAATCTTGTGTGCTGTACACAGCAGTTTCTTGGGCTTTAGTTGAGGCTAGTCGTCTGTCGTTTCTTAAAAACAGTCGCGTTAACCTGGAACCTGACGAGTACCAAAACACAATCATAAATAGGTACTGTGCCAGTGTTGGTCGAGTATCAGATGAAGGGGAGTATCTCCATGTTTGTGCTGATTTTGTTCAATTTGTTGTGTCTAAGCCTCAGGCTAGACCTCTATTTCCTTTCGACTTTTCTCCATTAGCAAAACTACATGCCATTGATACATACGCAGAGATGGTACCAAGTGCTGGTCATTGGTCACCAGCGACAAATGCGGCTATTCAATGGTATACAAAGACTTTGACCGGTGAACAGCAGCGGTCAAAAATTCCCGCTTTCCTCCTAGGAAAAGGGCTAGCAGAGAGTGCAGATACAATGTCGGTACTCCAGTTATTGGAATACCTTCATGTTGTGAATACACTTTCACAGCAACCTACAGTGACCGCGACCGAGTTTAAGAATCCGATACTGATTAATGCCTCAAGAGTGTGAGAAACGCTATGAACGATCAACAAGTACAAGCACAAGAGCAACAACACCAACAGCATCAACACCATGGGTTTGATTACGTTTCGCTCAAGGCTCTCGTAAAGAGCCACTTTGACGGAATCGTGGGGAGCAAAACACCCTTGTTTCGCACCGATGCACCCTTACTGTTCTCGCTGTTCTTGAGTCGGTTGCCTGAGGAGTTGCGGCAGCACTACACGTGCAATAGCTGTCGTCATTTCTTCGAGCGATACGGCGGCCTTGTGGTGTTTGATGAGCTTGGGGTTGCACACTCTGCAATTTGGCCGGAAGTGCCGGACACCAACATCTTCGCCCCAGCGATTAACGTCCTGCGGGGTTTGGTGCGACACGCAGCCATTGTGGGAACGTTCTCGGCAAAGGAGCGAGTGCTTGGCACTCCCGTGACCGGCACTTGGGAGCATTTCCACGTGACCCTGCCTTCGGGGTGGACTGGTCTTGCTACCGAACCTTCGCGGGCTGAGGCGGCAAAGCGCCACGACTTCGAAAATGTGAGTCGCTTCCTGGGCGAGGTAACCAGCAACCATTTGCAAGAGTTGGTGCGCATCCTCAACACCAACCAGTTGCCCGGCACTGAGAAAGCCAAAGGGTCGGCGACTTGGCTTCTCAACTTGCGCAAGCAGAAGGATTCCGCACGGGATCAACGAGCGACCGATCGTATTGTTTGGCACGCGATCGCTCATGCAGGCCCAGGGTTTTGTCACCCCAAAGCGGGGATCGTAGGTGAGCTCGTGGAGATGGTGAAAGCAGGCACGGATTTCAGCGAGATGTCACGGCGCATGGCGACGATGGTTGACCCCACTCGGTACCAACGGCCCCAAGCCGCGCCGAGCGAGCAGAACGTGAAGCGAGCAGAGCAACTCTTTCAAGAGCTCGGGCTTGCCTCGGCGTTGCGCCGACGGTTCGCGCGGCTTGACGAGATCGTAAGTTTTTGGCGACCCGTTACCCTGACCGCGGAGGAGAAGCCTGGCCTTTTCGGGAAGGTGGCTACCAAGGATGCAGCTCCCAAGGTTGCACCAACCGCATTGCCGCAGCAGCGAATGACCTAGGTAAAGTTTCAGCAGACCGTGTTGCCCAGTGTCACTGCACTCCAGTTTCGAACGGTCGACCAGATGGATAGCTATGCAGCATTCGTTACTGCAGAGCACGAGGATGCGGCACCACTATTCAAGTGGGATAATCCAGAATCACGGAATCCAGTGAACTGGTATTTGTACGTGAATGGGAGTGCGCCTCGCCAATGGGGATTGCCTCTGGGATGGGTCGATGTCTTGGCATTGACCAAATTGCCGTGTCATTGGCATGGCGAGTACCCAGCAATCAATCAGCAGGTGATGTTTGTTCTTCGGGATGCACGGGACCAGCGACGAAATTCATTAGCACTGTTTCCAGAGACGCTGCGCACTGAGTTGCATGAGGTTAGGGCTACACTTGAGGCATATTCGCGCACAACCCCAATATCCAGTGGTGACGGTCCCGAACTATTGGCAAGCGGTTTTCTTTTTGGACAAAAATCAACGGGACTTCACGTGCGCGCGTGCGTGGACAATGCCTGGAACGAATATCTCATTGACCGATGGGACTAGTGATTGCCGGCGATTGCCGGTTCGGTCGTGCCTCGGTGGACTGTGAGTTGTCGTTCATAGCGTTTCAACAGCGAGCAGCCAGGGGTTCGAATCCCCTCACGACCACTATGGACTGCGAAAATAAGAAGCAATCATCACCGCTCAAAAAACTCATCGTTGATTTTCTCATCACTGTGATGGCGTTATTCGTTGCTGAACTTCTTTGGTCGCTGTGGAAAGGGTAGTCATGACCTGGTCCATTCATATTGCAAGCCCATTCAAACCGGTGTCACTACCCATTGCACTGGAGTTCATCCAGTCGTGTTTCAAGGACCGTGTATCAAAACGTTCCCGCGAGCCGTACATGCGGCACATCACTGAGGGTTTGCAGATCCTCGACCTTTTAGGCGCTGATGAGTTCACCCGCGTTCTGTTCTGCCTCCATCCGCTATATCAGATGGAAAAGGAGTGGGAGGAGCAAAAGTCTGCGTTGGCCCGGATTTTCCCAATGAGCGTGCACGCGGCAGGTTTTGACTACCACTGCACCGCAAATTCTTGCTTACCGCGAACGGGCAGGCAGCCCGTGCTCTCCCGGTGGCATGAGGTTAACGTCGCGCTGGTAGCTGACAAGGCACAAAACTATGCGGCATTTTTGCGCACAATCGCGGGCACGCATCCCGATGCCGATGAGCTCCATCGGTATTTTCGCGCTTGGATTTCGAAGCTTCAGGGATTCGGCGCCTCATTGGAACTGGTCGATATACTGTCGAATCCGTGGTCCATTCCTATGGACGAGTTGGTCAGCTCTGTCGAGGGCGAGTTTGGGGCAGAACGAACCTACGATGTGCACACAGGGTTGGATTTATACGCCCCGGTGGACACGCCCGTGTGGGCAATGCGGGCAGGGCAGGTCATCAATGTTGGGCAGTTTACCGGCGCAGAGGTGGGGTCCCCTTGGTGGAACCGCACGGAAGCGGTGGTGGTCGACCATGGGGGTATTTACGTGACGTACGGGGAGATCGAGCCCGCATGTGGTCTTGGGGATATCGTGCGCCCAGGTGATGTTGTTGGATGGGTCCGGCAAGTGCTGCGCACCTACAAGGGTCGGCCGATGTCGATGTTGCATCTGGAAGTGGCAACTTCTCGGGTCAATGATCTGGGGGCGACATGGGATTTAGGGCAGCCGCGCCCACCATATCTGCTGAATCCAAAAGGTTTGGTGAAGTATGAAATCAAAGATTTTTCGAGCTGTGAAAATTGTAGCAATCGGGGTTGTGACCGTGCTGGTGATCACGGCGATGTACCTGGGGGATCCTTGCCGGGGTCCGGACTCGTATCGAGTGCAACATCAGATGCCGTGCAAAGCGGTGAGCATGACGCGGACCAAGTATGGTGAGCGGGAATTGCTTTGCCCTGATGGATCGCTGTGGGCAGAGCAAGGTTGTTGGGTTCGCACGCAACGAGGACCTGAGCAATGAGTACTGAGAAACCAACGTCGTGGACTACTGAAAGAGAAGGGGCATCGTGTCCAGACTGCGGGGAGGTTATTCCGAACTCCAGGCTACAGTTTTGCCGTGTCCTATCTAATGGAGTACTAGATTGTCCAAAGTGCGGAACGAAACTTCGGACATATCAGGAATGGTTAGTGCCTGAGTCTCCGGGTGGAGAGAATAAGGGCCCGAACAATGAGTCGCAATAGCGCCAATCTTCATCTCACACTGCTGCTCTCAAGCTTTTTCGCTCTGTGCTGCAGCGCCGCAATCCATGCATGGATTGGGTACAAGAACCATGAAGCCCACTGCATTTGCTCATTCAAAGGGGCAGCCTCCGAATGACTGTCCGCGAAAAACTGCGAGAGTTAGGACGACTTACACCCGTAACCGCGCGTGAGCGCCGGGGGCTATTAGCTCTGGCCATGGAGCAAGAATTTCCGTTTCTTACGAAACGCAAATCGGCCGACCGTGAGCGCGCTGGTGAACTGTGTGAGCTTGCCAAGACAAAGACAGTGGCTGAGCTCGACGTGATTTTGAAGGAGTGGTGTGACAGTGGAGCAACATCTACAACATGAAAGCTTTGGCGCGGCCGTGGTGTCGTATGTGCATGGTGGTGATGAAAATCTCTGCATGTCGACGATTACGCACGCGAATCGGGTACGCCTCTCGATCAAGCACGCAGACCTTTACCGGGGTTTGCATGAAACACGCGTAAACCCGCGCCAAGAGATTGTCACCGTGGAGTTTAGTGAACTGCAATGGGGGCAGCTCATTTCGCGACTGGGCAAGGCCGAAGGAACGCCATGCACGATCAAAAGCATCGGTCGGAAAGGTGTTGCCAAGTGCCCACCGGACACGACTTTCGCTCAACTTCGCGTTGAGATTGAGGAAAAAGCCGAGAAGGTTGCCGCCAACTTTGAGGAGTTGGAGTCGATTCTGGATGCATTCGCGGGGGAACTTCAAGGCAGCAAGCCGCCGGCTAAAGGCACGGTAAAAACCTTTGTTGCGCACGTCCAGCGGCAAGTGGACCAGACACGTTCCAAAATTAGCAGTGACATGCCGTTCCTCGCCGAGCAGATCAATCGGCAGATTTCGATTCTGGTCGAGGACGTTGTGCAATCCGTGTTGGGTACCTTAGCGCGCCGAGCAGACTATGAACGGGCAAAAGCGACGGCGGATCGAGCCATGCTCCCTGAAGCTATTGACGCCGACGCTGACGACGTTTGAAGACCTTATTGTCGTTGTGACCGGCGGCCGAAAGTACGCCAACGTGCCTTTGGTCTTCGAGCACCTCGACATCGTGCACGAACAATTTCGGATTGCATTTTTGGCGCAAGGGGGTGCCCGCGGAGCCGACTTCGCTGCGAAGAAGTGGGCAGAATACCGGGGCGTACTTGGTCGCACATGGGATGCAGATTGGGGGCGCTACGGACCCAAGCGTGCGGGGCCGATTCGGAATGGGGTGATGCTGCGCGAGGTGAGCCCCGATTTGCTGATCTCGTTTCCGGGGGATAGCGGCACGGCGGATTGCATCGCGCAGGCAAGGAGTTTGCGAATTCCGCACCTTCGCTGCGCTTGACCAAAAACTGGCCATTGCTAGGGTGAAGTCTTGGCAATTGGCCACTCAAAGTTATGGAACACTTAACTCAGGTCCAACGGCGCGTCATCGAGCACGGGGAAAACGGTGTGCGAAGGCATATGGCGATTCAGTACCAAGAAGCAAACGTTCCATGGTGGCACGGTCGCAGTATGTTTCGAATGCTTCACGAGACGTTTATCACTGAGTACACGGCAAAGCGCCATACCAGTAGATTGGTAGGGCGTAGACACGGGGAAATACCGTATGAAGCTGGTGTTGTTGGCTTCTGGGTGTCACAAGACGGTATTGTGATGTCTACGAGTCAAAAATTGCATCGGTATGTACTCGTTGGGATGGACCCGTTAGATCGTGAGTACTTAGAGCACGAAGTTCCTGATACACAGGCAAACGTCTATTGGAGTGCTTATGTCCAGGGTTATTGGGTTCGAGATACCGCAGAAGCACAACTTCGCGGCGACTGGCAGTGGATTCCAAACCCCGTTTACGCAGGGTACATGGCGCGCGGAGAAATCGCCTTCGTGCCTTCCAAGCCTATTATCAGCGATAAGTTTTTGGCTGATTCGCTAACGATTGCTTTCGCTCCTCTTTTTGTAGCGTAAGAATTGCAAATATTCGCTATTAAAGAAGTATGAAGGCGAATGTCAATCTATGCTACCCAATGCCACGTTACGTTGGTGTAAACGTATCAGACAAGACTCACATTCTGTTTGACCTAGACAAAGGTTGTCAGATGACCGTCGTCCCGGTTAACACAACCCAAGTCGATGACACAAGAACGCCAGAATATGGGCCGTTCAATGTGGATGGCCTCAAGGCAGCGTGCTTCAGGCACGTGTACCGACTGATCGTAGCCCGTTTCGGGTACACGGCTGAAACCGCGCTCAAAATCGTACAGAGCGCGCACACCATGGTCGAGAATGGTTAGAATTGATACAGTTTCACGGTGGCAGAGCGCGCACCGACGACACTCCCTTCCCTGCACACTTTCACGCTACCGAGGCTGGAACCGCTCGTGGAGCTACCTGCCTCGGTCGTTCAGATCCACGCCACGATACCTGCGCTCCACACCTGGCCTGCAGGTTTGGTGGCAATGGTTCTTGGCGGTGATCTTCTTTATGGCATGGGGCCACATCCTCGTCGCTGGCACTACCTCTACCGCGCGATCGAAATGCACAAGGACATGGATGTCCCCCACATTTTGCCCGCAGTGTGCATGACCGATGATGGTGTGTTGGCTGTGTTCGGGCGCATCACCACAAACTTTCGCTGCCTTGGAGTAGATGACGTTTTGTACGGAGTATGGACAAGAGCACCAAAGACCAATACTTGAAGGTTGGGTCGATTTGGGCATCCACAGTGTCCACAAAATCGATTGAATACGTTCAGGTGCTGGAAGTCGGTGACCACGTTCGAATGCAACGTGTCATTCCGTCACTGTTTATGGGGATGTGGACGCCATCTGTGCGTGGACGCAAAGGCAACCCGCGACAGACTCGGCGGCATGTCGTGCGCTTCTACGAAGAGTTCACGATCGTGCAAGTTCATGCTGCAATTGACCCGCCTTGGCCCGAAAAATTCGCTGGCGAAGCATGGGTTCCCATCCCTTACATGCACCTGAAATTTGTTTTCGAAGCTGCAGCTCAAATCCCGGGGATGGGGGAGCTTCCGCAGTTCAGATCCATCGCCAATGCGTTGGCAGCATTAGACAACTCAAAGCAAATCACCGGTAAGAAATTATGGGCACCCGAAGGTTTCACATCGAAGGTACGACGGCCACCGTCGTACAGGAAACAGAAAAGTTCTGGATCACAGACCAAGGCCACTGGGTCCGAAAGGACACCTTGCGAACCACAGGAGACAATCGATTAGCACTCGATATTTCTGACGCTGATGCCATCAAAGACCCTGATGTGGAAGCGCAGCTTCGCGAAGTGCTTTACCCACGTTTTGTTGTGTCCATCAGCGAATTACGCGGGATGGCAGATTCTTTTCTGCAAGAGTGCAACGAGGACTCGATCCCACGCGCTCTTGCAGACCATGCGGAAGAGTTGAACGAGATGATCACGGGTCTCTATATCTTTCTTGAAAAGGCGGTCAAAGATGCGCGCAACCCAAGCACAAGTTCTTGACAAGTATATTGGACTAGACATTCAAGTAGAGATTAAACCGCAAACGCGGGGTAATAAGCGTGTGCTCGCGCTTACGTTGCATAACTATGGGCGGTTCTGGATTGCGACCAATTTCAACGCAGCCGCGGCGCGCAATATTGCGTCAGATGCTTTGATTTGGGCGGCCGCCCAAATTCGAAATCCTCAGCAATTCGCAGCCGTTGTGCTCGCAGTGGGGGAAGCTGTCCAGCACTATGTGACGCCCACACCAATTCCACCACCAGATATTGAGGAGTCCACCGCAGCATGACCCCTTATGCCGATTCGTGCGGGAAATTGTTTGCGGGCAAGCTTCCTGAGATCGCAAAACGCATGGCAATGGCATCGGTAAAGTTGGCCTACGTGCATTTAGCTGCTCAGGACAATGAGATGCCAATCTCACCGCTGACGCTGAATCACGCCGCTTTTGCATCCCACGAGGATCGATTCCGCCGTCGCCGGGTGTTCGCGAACTTCTTGGGCGACAACGAAGCTGCGTTGCGGTTGGTCCATTCGTTGTTGCGAGATTCCGGAATCTTGTGTTTGCGGGTGAACGCGTACTTGGCCGCGTACGCACGCCTGTTGGTCGATGAAATCTTCGGTGACGACAGCTTCGTCAACGACATTCCCTTGCGCTCGCCGGAAGCCGCGATGCGATCGGGTACGTTTGCGCCGGGTCCTGCCCAAGATGATGCACTTTTGGTTTTCGCGCGAGATGCCGCCCAGTTCCAGTGGTACGCTGGTAATCTTCGCGGTGCATCGCGAATGCAGATCGCCGACGTTGTCGACCACACCACCAAACTTGGCGACTTGGTCCTCACGGTCGATGAATCGCATCCGGTACGAGGTGTCACTGCGCGAGCGCTCGCCGAGCGGCGTCGAGTGGTCGCCGTGAGTTCCGACCTAGGGCTTATTCAACACTTGTACGCATCTTACGGGGAATCTGAAGATTTTCCGCTGTGGATGGGCACTAGTGGGAGTGACGACCTGCAGGAGTCGGACTAGCGGTTCGAATGTCAAACTTGTAACCTGTAATCTTCGTCACTTCTGCCATAACTTCCAACTGTGTCTTCGGAGATTCACCCTCGAAGATAAACAGTTTGCAGAGTTTGGAGATCTTCTCGCCAACGTCACCACGAATAGGAAGCGTCAGACCGGCGATGGTAAAGTCAGCATGTACGACGACTTCACCGTCGATGATGGCAGTAGCGAAGGAGACATGCCGGCCCGGCAAACTCCAAATGACACGGATGGTTCCATGTCGGGCAAACATTACCGCTTGATTCCAGTGTTGGAACCCTGTGTCTTTCACGTATTCCAACATGTCGATGACCTTTTCCACGAGCAGTGGGGATGGTGGTGCGACAGCTTCACGAACAAGCTCATTCGGTGTCTTCCCAGCTAAGTGAACGCACAATAGACCCACCTCTGGCGGCGAGGATTCTTGCGAGGGTTGTGGCTTCTCTTTTGGTGTCGTCATTGTCGTCTCCGTAGATGTGCTCGTATTCGCTTCCAATAGTATGGTCCACAAACACAGTGAACCCGTTTTTCTTCGCCATGCGCTTGATTCGGACATCAGCCGTGCATGGTCCGACCGTGAAATATAGGTGCAATCCTTGATGTACCACATGTAAACTGGATGGGTCGCACTCATCTGGGTAATCAATAAACCGGAACGTACTGCCATCAGAAACGTGTAAGCTGTAATCTACACGTTGTGGGCGCTGTAGCTCCCCTGTAAACTTCTCCTGCAGAATTATCGTTCCAGGTGGAACAATTTTGGCAGTGGAACATGAAGTAGTCCCCACACCCAGGCCGTTGAGTTCGCGGGTAGGGTCTGCCCCTAATGGGGTCGTCATTCCCGTGTCAGGATCAACTGCGTACGATCGCGTTATTGTCGATTTTGGGCGGTATCCTTGCCTTTTAACGACACGGTGCTCAACGACCTTTATTGTCCTTGTGCTCTCCATCTTTCCCTATTATAGCGTTTAGCGATAAAAGTTTGGTGTTGTAGCCGAGGGTTTGCGTTATTCACGCTTTAATTTTCGAGAACTTTTTTGTTCTAACACTATAAAATAGGTACACACGCACTGATCCAGAGGAACGAACCATGCACATCTCTACATCAAACAAAATCGATAACGCATCTACTAGCCCAGTCACCAGCAATGGGGACCTCGCCGAAACAACGGGAGAAGTGGTCGCGGAGGCAGCGGACGAGGATGAGGACGAAGAAGGAGAAGAAGAAGGAGAAGAAGAAGGAGAAGAAGAAGGCGAGGAGGACGAGGAGGAAGGGGACGCTGAAGATGAAGGAGACGACGAAGACGATGACGATGACGATGACGAAGACGAGGACGAAGAAGGAGAAGAGGACAGCGAATAGTGGGTTTTATTCGGTTACTATCGTTTATTGTCTTGCTAACTAAGGGCAACCCAGACGAGAATTATGAGCAATGCAAAAGACCAAAACGTATTTGCATTGCGAATTTTCAGAAAGAAACATATGACCAATGTATGTTTTGGTGCAACAATAGTGTGCATTGTGCTATTGGTGCTCGATTGTCAGTGGCCTTAGTTGACACGTCAAAAAAGAGTCGTTTGATACGAGAAGGTTTGCGGGAAGCACTAAATGAGTCGTGGACCCACGGAGGGTGCAAAGTTTCTCGTTGATAGTTCTGGTGTTTTCTACAGGATAATCAGGGCTACTAAGACGATGTTTATCGTCGAAAACCCCATTACGTTGACGAACATCCGGGTCAATCGTAACGGGAAGATATTGACCACAACTTCAGAACCTATCGATTTTGGCCGTTATCCGAAAGAAGTACGTGCATAATGTTTGACCCAAAAACAATCACACTGGATCATCTTAACTCAGTCCTCGCCCAAACCCGCACGGCCATAACAGCGGGGAATGCTTTAATAGAACAACAAGAAGGGCGTGTTCGTGAACTGTGCAATTTTGAGGCAAGTTTAATCACTTGGATTGATAAGATTGATGCCATCGACAAAAAAGCGCCAAGTTCGGACATTCCCAGGGATCAAACTTCAGGCGACGAACATCGGTATTGTTCTCCCAATACGCCTGAGAACACTTAATGCACTAGGAAATGGTTACGAAGAGATATCGTACACGATTGATCTAGTCGCACACCAACTCGTCCCACTGACTCTCTGTGTCAAATACGAAGGTCAGTGGGGGCCACCCGGCGTATACCACAGAAAGTGTTGTTTGAGCGCCTTCATCGATGAAGGCACGACAATCGCCGTTTGGAGTCGCCGAGTGTCTGGGTATGTCACTGAAATGGACACGCAACAATGGAGTTGTTTGCGTGTAACTTCCGGCGGTCTCGACCCAGTGCAAGCGACAATCATTAGCGCCAAACCTTGGGTCTACCGGTACATTACGGATTCTTCCTCTTTTGACCTTCGTTTGCGCCGCGGCTAACTTGGGCGCATGTGCCGAACCTCTTCGTCAACTATGTACTTTGCGCGGCCAGTTATTCTAGCTGGTCCGGTTCCAATTCCTGCAGTTGTGGCAAAACTGTATGGGATGCGGAAATGCGAAGTATGTGGTGCAGACGAGTTTGTTGATTTTTACTTCCACCACACAGACTACGAGCATAAAGCTATTTGTAAGGCATGTTATGAGACCAGAAGCACCAGCAGCCGAGAAAATTCTAAATAGACGGTACAGAGTATTAGACAAGGGTTTTGTTGCTCTCGTCGATTACATGGGCAACGATGCAACGGTAGCCGGGGATGCCCGGAGGTCGTACCAGAAAGGAACAACCAAGAAATCATCAGATGAGAGGTTGACGCGGCGCTTGTACGAGGATCGGCACACATCCCCGTTTGAGATGGTAGAGTTGAAGTTCTTCGTGTCTGCACCACTTTTCGTCGTTCGGGAGTGGTTTCGACACCGTACGGCGAGTATCAACGAGTTGAGCGGCCGTTACTCAGAGTTACCCGACGACTTCTTCATTCCAGACGAGTTCCGCGTGCAATCGATTGTTAATCGACAAGGAAGTGGTGACCCACTTCCTGTAGATATGAACAAGATGTATCGGCAGAAGTATTTAGCCTTCTCACAACTTGCCTACGAGTTGTATCAAGAAGCTTTAGCGAATGGGATGACGCGCGAACAAGCAAGGATTTGCTTGCCCGTTAACCTCTACACGAATTTTGTGTGGAAAATTGATCTACACAACTTTTTGCATTTTTGTGGGTTACGACGAGACCAAGCTGCACTCAAAGAGATCCGTGAGTACGCTCACACATTGTTCGCCCTCGCCGAAACCGTAGCACCCACGGCATGTGCCGCGTTTATGGACAATCACCCATCGATGTATGGTGGTAAGTTCAACCGTCTGGAAATGGGTTACCTGCGCCGCATTCTTGTGGACCAATGGTTACCCGCGACGGCGCAGGCCACCACACCGCCCGAAGTGGTAGCGTCAATCCTGGCCAAGCTTGCACCGCGCGTTTTGGAAGCAAAAGAAATTGCGGATCTCCATGAATTGGAAGAGCCAGATACAGCGATAGAACATAGTTAAGTGTAATGTCTGTGTAATGTTGAACGGGACTAAGAGGGAATACAGACATGGCAATCGAGATTAGTGGACCATTCACATGTGAAAGCTTCGGCCTCTGCAAATCATGCTTCTCAGTCATCAGTGCTGGAAATGACATGTGGAAAGTAACCGACGATAATCATCCCAGAGAATGGGAGTCGGTGTGCTCTCCAGATTGTGGAAGCGCTAGAGAAGTTTCACTCACGATTGCCGGAGACCTAGAATCAAAGGCCACGGCGATCCGACGAGGACAAAGGACATGATTCGAGTACACGTGCTCAGAGCCGCCATTGAGAACAACAAACGGTCTGGACTTCATCTTCCGACTGTTACCGTAACAGATGACGATGGTCGTGTTAGCTTAGGAGATGCCGTTTCAATTAACGGGCCGTCTCAAGTTATATCCGACCCGAGTGCAGACCCTGCAGTGTGGATTGAAACAGCAGGACCTCTTGTTCTCCGGTATAAAGGGCACGTGGTATTCGAGTGGGCCGAATGAACTGACCAACTATGGTACAGTTCTGCGGTGAGCTCGGCAGAAGACATCATTGCGGAAGCGGCCAGGATTCGCCAAAGCAAGATTGCGCTAGCGCAGACAGACTACAACGAATTTGCGGAATTCATTCTCAAGGATCAGCGAACGGGTAAGCCAATCCAACAAGGGATGGCGCACGAGCTGTGGACAGAAATTCGGCGGCGACATAAACGAGCAGTGATCATCGGCCATGTTGAGGCCGGCAAAGCGTTGCCACTGACGACGCAGATTCCGACATCTGTAGGTTGGACGATTCTTCGCGAACTGAATATTGGAGACGTAGTATTCGATATGTTTGGGGCTCAGTGCCATGTAACAGCACTGAGCCCAATTGAACACGATAAACTAGTCTATCGTGTTCAATTCCACGATAGGACAGAAATTGAAGCAGATGCTGACCATCGTTGGCTGGTACACGACGGTTTTGACGACGAGCTTCAAACGTTAACAACTGCCGATTTGGTCGCAGGATTTGATCCGAGTAGATGGTCCATCCCAGTTGGTGGTGCGGTTGCGTATGCCCCGATTGATTTGCCGATTCATCCGTACACTTTAGGTGTTTGGTTGGGTTGTGGCAATAAAGACGGGGCTGTATTCACATGTCCGTTATCTCAATCTGACATGCTTTCTAAAGCTTGCGATTTGGATGGTAGCGTAAGCAAGATATCTATATCTGATTCAACGATTAAATCACAGTTTGTAGCTGCTATCGGTAAAGAAAAGCTAAATACAAGGTTGAGAGACCTAGGAATACTCGGGCGCAAGAATGTTCCGGAGAGATATTGCATTTCCAGTGTAGACCAGCGCGAAGACCTACTTAATGGGTTATGCGATTCGATGGGGTCAATAGATTTTGTGGGGGGTGTGAATAAAGTCCACCTTCCATTGACTCCAGATTTAGCCTGGCCAATGTTAGAGCTCATTCGATCGTTGGGTCATCTTGTTGTGATGACACAACCGAATGAAGGACGTTTCGCTGGAAAATGCGTTTTGTCTTATAAAGTTGAGAAAAACCCATTCCAATGTAAGGCGAAGAAAAACCTATTCCGCAAAGACTTCGAACCTATTGGTCCGGAAGTTCGGGTTATCACGCGAATTACCGCTGCGGAACCAACGTCAGTTCGCTGCATCACCGTTGACGCGCCCACGCATTCGTATTTGGCGGGCCGAAACTACGTGGTTACCCACAACACGCAGCAGTTTTCCGTAGGGGTTCCTCTCCACGAGTTGGGAAAGAACCCACGAATGCGCATGGCCATCGTGAGTAAAACGCACGAGCAGGCCGTGAAGATCGTGCGCACGCAAATGGGCTACATTGCCCGGTCCCAAGATGTGCCAGCGGTGTTTCCCGGTTTGCGCCCAGGGAACTTGTGGTCAGAGAAATTTGGATTCTCCGTGGAGCGTGACGGCGAGATTGTGGAGCCCTCCGTTCAAGCGGTGGGGTTCCGCAAGGCGGTTTCGGGCGCGCGCCTGGACGGCATCATTCTCGACGACTTTCTGGACTCGGTGAACACCAACACCAAGAAGAAGCGCGACGAGGCGGACGAGTGGTTTCACCAGGAGTTGATCTCGCGGCTTACCGAAGAGGCGTGGGTCTACTTCCTCGGCAATGCTTGGCACAATGACGACCTTTACCACCGCCTCGAACGAGGCGGTTGGCCCACGTATCGCTTCCCCGTGAAGATCACCAAAGAGATGATCGCGACGTTCCCCGAGATTCGAAAGCCGGTAAGTCGCGGCGGGTGGGGTCGAAGAGTCGGTGATCTTAGTTGGCCAGAGGTTTACACCGAAGCCCGCATCGCCACGAAAAAAGCGGACTTGGATGCACAGCACCCGTACGAATGTGCTCGGCAGCTTTACTGCACGGTTCGTGATGACTCTATGTCATCATTCCGCCAATCCTGGATTGACACAGCATTGCGTTCCGGCGACTTCGTTCCGTACTGCAGCTCAATGGTGGAGTTCATGGGCTGGGATTGCGAAGACATGCCCATGGAGGAGCTTGCGGAATTAGTTCGTATAGCTATAACAGGGGCAGAGTATTCACCACAGCTAGGGTACGATGTCATCACCGGTGTTGACCTTTCAACAGGAAAAGCAACAGACACAACACAACTTGCAACTGTCGCAGTTAATAGGAAAACCTTCAAGCGGTTCCTATTAAACATTCAGGGCGGTTTGTGGCAAGTAGATGACATAGTAAAGAACATCCGCGACGTACACTCTCGGTACGGTGGATTGTTCATGGTCGAGAACAATGGCGGTCAAGACTACATTGTTCAGCTTTTGCAAGGGCATACCGCAATACCAGTCTATCCGTACACGACTGGAAATGGGAAAGCAGACCCACTCACAGGCATTGAAGTCTTGGCCGCTGAGTTTGCAAATAAGAAATGGATTATTCCTTCTAAAGGATTAAAGCCGCACCAAGACTCAGTAGCTGAGTTGATTGATGAAATGTTGGCTTATTCTCCAGAAGGACGCCAGCACACTGGTGACCGGCTAATCGCTCTATGGTTGGCACAACTTGGTGCCTCAAGGTTAGAACGGGCCAAGAGCAGACAGCCAAGTCGGTTGACTATCATCTGACCTTGACAAAAAGCCATAGGACAGTAACCTCATCGTATGCGTGATTTGGTCGGGCAAACTTTTGGGTTTTTCACGGTTCTTGAAAATGAAGCGCCAAGCAATGACGGTCGTAAGGCTTGCAAGTGTGTTTGTGCTTGCGGTCGTGTACTGAATATCAGAAGGTCTAGTTTAACAACGGGGAACACAAGAAGCTGTGGATGCAAACACAGTGAACTTTGTGGGAATAAGTTGTTAACCCACGGGGATAGCCGCAAGGGTAAACATACGAGTGAATACCGATCGTGGTCGCATATACTTGACAGGTGTAATAACCCTTCATCTAGAGATTATCCGCGGTACGGAGGGCGAGGAATAAAAATCTGTGAGTCCTGGCTCGTTTACTCAAATTTTTTAGCAGATATGGGAAGAAAACCAGATACTGGCTATTCTATTGAAAGAGTAGACAATAATGGGAATTATTCTCCTACAAACTGTCGCTGGGCCACGAAGCAACAGCAAGCTGAAAACAGAAGGACAACAAGATTGATCACATTGAACGGTGAAACTCGCGCTACAAGTTATTGGCTTCGCGTGTTACAAATACCTCGTTCAACGTATGAAGGCCGCCGACGTCGCGGGTATACTCCCGAGCAGGCGCTAACTTTGAGTCGTTAACCCGAGATCCGTTAGGTACACCATGGCAACTTCATTCCCGCTCAAATCCGACTATTTCTCTGGCGGCGCGCATCTGACTGAAAAGGACGCGGCTGCGCTCGCATCGATTCTCAATGACCTCCGCACCGAGTTGGTTGGCCTTGCCGCCCTCGGCGGCCCCCCGTTGGAGTCGGCGACTGCTCACACGGCTACGTTCACACCCGCGGTGGGGAATACCTACATCGTGGACACTACTGGCGGTGCGATCGGGGTAACCCTTCCTACAGCCACTAGCGGTGATGTAATCATGTTTAAGAACATTGCAGATAGTGCAAACTTGCTTACAATCACAGCTGGTGCAGGAACGACTATTGAAGCGTATTCTGGGTTTGCTGAGGTTGGAGCCGCCGGGGCGTCCACCACCATCGGTGGTACGAGTAATGGGCGAGGTTATGCTTTGTTCCGGCTAGTAGGAACTGTTTGGCGCATCTTTAATCAAGGTTAAAGACATACCGTTTGCAAGCGGTAAAGGCACCAATTGGTGCCTTTTTTATTGCCGCCAGGCTTGCGGAAAGTGTCCAGAAACTGTACGTTTTTGGCGTGGGGGACCTGCACATCCTGGCGGCACTTCGCGGGCTGGGGGTGCCCGTCGCAAGCCTGCGGATCAATGAAAATACCCCAGTTTTACACACCAACCGGTCAATCGCGGCCCTGCAAGCTTCGATTTCTATGTTTGGGCAGTACCGACCAGTTGTTGCGCGAACTTCAACCCGAGTGATCATTCTGGGTACGGGTCTGTTCGTGGCGATGCAACGGGCGTCGTATGATACGATCGCGTGCATTTTCGCAGATGTCGACGAAGAAACAGCGGCATCGATGATTCTTGCGGACAATCAAATAGGACGGATGTCGTCGTATAGCAACCGACACATTGAGACCTTAATACATAGGGCACAATCTAAGTTCAGTTCAATTCCAGGATGGTCGGACTACGAACTAAGTGGGTTGCTCGGTGACAGTGTGAGAAGTCCAAAACAAACAGAGGATTATGTGAAATGGCTACCAGAAAGGTTTCGTCGATGAGTTCCAAAGTATTATCTGTCCACATTGATGATTTGGACTTCAGATGTAGGGCAGTGCCAAGTCATGCTGACCACGCAGAATTTGAAGATCTTTGTCTATTGCTCGGGTTTATCCCCGGGTTTGTTTACATCTCTCATGGTGTCGTTGTCGGTGGACTCAACATATGCTGGGCAGTAAAGACATCTGTTAAGCTACAAGAGCTAACAGGTGGATACGTTAACTGTATCGACCTCGGTGAAAATGCTGCTCGTAAAATCGCGGTTCTAACTAGTTTCGTGTATCTACCGGGCGTAGCTGCCCCGTTAAAGAAAAATGGTAAACCTATCGCTGGATGCAGTAACACGGGTGTTCATGACAGCGGCATACCTCCTGAACGGGGGTAACAAGTCTATAGCCGCCAAGAGTCTCGGTATTAGCCGGACAACGTTTAACAAGAAATTTTCGGATCTTAACATCATGGGAATGGTCGAAGACGTTGCAGAATTCCATCGCGTTGGGGGGACGGAGATCCCAACGTCGATAAAACTAGATCCGAAAGCTACAGCTCTTGTTCTACTGTTGTTGAAGAGCGAGCAGCGTGAAGTCATTATGGGTCTTAACCGTGGTGACTTGGCAAACGTGTGCAATGAGTTCTTGGACATGATCTATGTGGCTATCCAAGGCTTACTGCGGACGGGGATGACGGCTGCGCAGATTAACGAACTTTGGGGCGTTCTCCACCAAGCAAATATGACGAAGGTCGATCCCCAGTACGGACTGTTGAAGGAAAACAATAACAGGCCGTACGTGGATGAACGTGGTAGTTTCAGGAAGCCACCACGATTTCAGCCCGTTGACTTCGAACGTATTATCCGGAAAATGCGGAAGGACACATCAGATGAGTAGCTTCAAAACAGTGTCTGCAGCACGAGAAACCAGCTATCCAGTGTCTGTATTTCTCGCTCCAAACTCTACTCCCCAAGAAGTTGCGCGCCGAATATTGTCACAGAAAGACAACAAAAGCGCACTAAAAGCCTTCACACGGTTTTCTGTAACTTGTATTGGGGCTGATAAAGCGCTGGCTGAAGCGAAGTCCAAAGTTATGAACATGGGTTATACCATTCGGTCGGCTAATATGACACCGAGTGGCATTAATGTCTATGTTACGGGAAAGGCTACGTAATGCGCGAATTATTGAAAAACTCCATGAAATTCGAAGTCCCCCTTTCCGGTGGTGCACCAACCACGGGGAATGGCCCGGCAAAGCGGACTTCGCATATCACTTCAAAACGCGTTCAGTTCTCGGGAACATTTGTGGGTTGGAGTGTGACCTTGCAAGGCACCGTCGATGGTACGAATTTCGTGAACATTGGTTCTGCGGTCACCTCGGCAACGATTGTGGAGGTTCCTGAGTTCTGGAGAGCCATGCGCCTTGTAGTAGGAACTGCTGGAGCCGCAAACTTAATGCAGGCCGCATTGGGAGGGTACACAGTTGGCGACCACGAATAATGAAGAAGAGATCACATACGCCGCCCCAACCAAGAAAGAAGCCAGAGACCACGTTCCAGTCATAAAGACACATTTTATCGACTTTGGGTTTAACGAGACACGATCTGTCCGTGATGACCCGGAGTTGGCGAAGCTTTTTGCAGATGCGAAAGCACTGGAACCACCATTTGACCAAACTAGCTTGTTTGGTCTTTACGATATGAGCGGTTCGCTGCGAACGAACATCGATATCTATGAGCAGAATATCGATGGCGGCGATTACGTTCTACAGCCAATTATTGACCTCAATAAGCCGGATGTTAAATCACGGGTTGCCACCGCTATTGTGGCTCAAAAACTTCGTGAGAGACTTAAAACTGAGTCTATTGAAGCTTTGACATCTAGGCTCAAGAAAACGGCGCAGACGCTGCTAAAGAAGGCAGAAGAGAAGCAAGACGAGGAAGACACTGATCTAACCGAGGCTCTTGCCATTAGTAGTGAGTTTGGAGTTACCGAAGATGACATTCTGTCAACCATCGATTCTCTGCGGCAATTGATGGTGATCGAGAAACAAAACATAGATCTATTTATTCGGTATTGTTCACTTACTGATTCGTTCAAGTCACTACGTAAAGAAAGAACGCGTGATTTAGAAGCTGTAGGAAACGCGTATTGGGAGATATTGCGTAACGGAAACAATGTCCCAAACGAGATTCGTTACATGCAGGCGCAGACAATGCGTCTATGTGAGTTATCAAAGGAAGAAATACCGATTCAGCAGGTTATGCGAATTGACCCTTTGAACTCAATTACAGTTACAAGAACGCGAAAATTTCGGACGTACATTCAGATACTCAAGGGGAAGAAGTGCTACTTCAAAGAGTTCGGAGACCCCAGGGTTATATCGTCAGTTACCGGACGACCGTACAAAAGCGTTGAAGAGCTCGAAACCATCGAGAAGGATAATAAGAGCAAAAATCCATCACTTGTCGCTACGGAGGTCTATCACTTTCGGATTAAGTCTGCGACGACACCATACGGTATTCCTCGCTGGATATCGGAACTCTTGGCCGTCCTTGGGAATCGATACGCCGAGGAGATCAACCTCGCGTTCTTCGAGAACAAATCCATTCCGCCCATGGCCATCTTGGTGTCGGGAGGACGCTTGGCGACGGGTGACGTTGACCGCCTTCGCGATTTCATCCGAAACGAAGTTCGGGGAAAACGGAACTTCCACAAAGTGCTGATTTTGGAGGCTGAATCATCCAACCCCATGGGAATCACCAACGGCAAGGTCACCATCGAGATCAAGCCGTTGCAGCACTACATCCCAGACGACGGGCAATTTATGAAGTACATGGAGCGCAACGACGATGGCATCGGCTCCGTATTTCGCAACCCGCGAATTGCCCGAGCAAACACGCAAGACTTCAATCGCGCGACGGCGGACGCAGCGATGCAGATTGCCGACAACCAAGTCTACAGCCCGATGCGGGAGGACTTTGATTGGTTCATGAACGATGTCTTGTTCGAGGCGATGGGTGTTCGCTTCTACTCGTTCAAAACGCTTGCGCCGAAGAACACCAACAAAGAGTTGATGTCGACTTTCATCGACCATGCAGCCGCTCGCGGCTTCTTGACGATTCCCGAACTGCGTCGGTTGTCCGAGGATGTGTTCCAGACCACGTTCCAAAAACCGGACACCGAGGAGAACCTCGACATCCCCTTGGAGGTGTTGCGCATGAACTCGCGCAAGGCGGCAACGGGTGGGGCCAATGACCAAGCCCAAGGAGTGTTGCCGCCGTCCAAAGACCCACAGGAAGAAGCGACACCGGAGTCGGAAGAAATGATGGACGTCAATAAAGCGGCGTTTACCAAGTTTTTCGATCTGCTAGAACAGGTTGAAACGCATAGCCGAGCGCGGGCAGTCAAACTTGCGGGAGGTGTTTTTGCATCACGCAAGGAAACTGCCAATGAATCCGAGCTGTAGTTGCACGCACGCACACCGAACAGCAAAAGGAGCTGCTCGAATCTTGCGAGCTTATGGGAAAGTTGGGAAAGCCGACGACCCCACAAAACCCGACGATTTTGTTCTGGTCGCAGAACAGTTCGCTGAGGATTTGAGCGAAGCATCAGCGCCTATCGATCAGCGTACGGTCGACCGCGCGGTGCAAATGCTTGATGTGAACTGGACCAACATGTCGTTGGACCAAGTTGCGGCCGTGATTCTTGCGGTGTCCAAGCTTTTTACGGCTGCAGGTGTTGAGGTAGCTGACCTTGTGCGTGCGCCAACGGCTGCTTCGTTGGCGGACCTCATCAATGGAACTGCCCAGGCTACGAGTGATCGCTTACCCTCAACACCAGGAGTTCTTGGATTTGGTGGCGGAGGATCGTCAGGTGGCGGCGGTGTGCTCGGGGGATTGTTCGGCACACCGGGCGCTGGGGTGACCGCGAGTTTTGATGCTCAGCATCCTGGGATCGCAAACAACATTTTGCGTTCGCAGTCTATTTATGTAACGGATGAGTATAAACGCCATTCTACTGCGTTTTCCTCTACAGCGCGTAAAATAGTAGCTGATGGACTTCAGTCCGGTTTGCGCGCAGAGTATATTACAGAAGACTTGGTTAAAGCCGCTACGTTGGCGGGCATAGATAAACCAAAGTCTTACTGGGGAATATACTCTTACGCCACGATGAATCGTGCGCGGACAAATACTCAATTAGTAACGTTCAAAGAGGCAGGGTTCACTCACTATCGCTTTGTAGCAGTAATGGATGAGAGGACGACTGATATATGTCGTGCGCTCCACGGGAAAGTCTGGGAAGTTAGTGTCGCTCTCCAGAAGTTTAATCAAGTGGATATGGCGTCTGGGTACACGCATGATGCGGTAAAAGACATCTTACCATGGGTTAGAAATAGACCTTTGGCAGATGGTACAACTGAAATGTATGTTAAGTACCTGGACGGAAGTGAGTTCCAAGTTGGTGTTATTGGACGATCAGGTGTTGGGAACATCGATGACGCTGGTGATTACGTAAAATTGGCGTCATCCGCTTCTCTAGCGTCTGCCGGCATTATGATGCCGCCCCTTCACGGGTTCTGTCGCAGTACGGTTGAGGTTGACTTCTAGGCGCGCTATTCTCGGGGTCATAAATGACCGGTACCCCGTCAGTCCTTGTCCCATCGTCGACCGTCGACATGTCCGATGGCACCAAGCAGAAGATTTTGATCGCCGCTATTGCTCGCGACGTCACCGAGTCATTTGAGACGCATCCAATGCGGCATCAAACGGCAGCGGAGCACAAGCGGCGCACGAATATCTGCTATATGGCGTTTAAGCGTCTGAGAAATGACCACGGGTTCAGTTTCCAAAGAGCTTGTGACCAAATGTTCGAAGTCTTAAAAGCTGCTTTGGACAAGTTGGAACACCAAGTGTCAAAACGTAACGGTTGGTTTGCACGGTGAAATTATGATTGACTACGTCAGCACCCTCCAAAAAATCGATACTCATGTTACCCAGCTCACCGACGGGCTGACGAAAGAGCTCACGCCAGATGGGTTCGAATCCACCTTGAAAGCTGCTTTGGTCGAAACCGAAAAGATGATGACCCGCGACCAAATCGTGCAGCTCAAGGCGATTCGCGAAGTCGTCGAGGTCACCAAACTTCTCGCGGATAGCGGGTCGTGGAGCGACAATTCCTCCTTCCGCTTCCCCATGTTGACCGGGCCAATGTCCGTAGAATCGATGACCGCATGGTCGTCAATGACCCGCAAGGTCATTGAAGCTCGCAGCGCTACGCCAGTGACGAACTTCAGCGACAATCTGCCAGTCGTCAAAAATGATGGTAAAGATCCCTGGGGTACAGGAGACTTCAACCGTGAGCCAAAAGCTAGCTAAGTCACTTCCGTCGGGTACTGCTGAAGATGGCATTCATGTCCACTTGTTGGACGTGGAAGCCGGTAAAACGCAAAAGGATGGTGCCCACACGCACAAATTCCAACTACCCGACGGTACAGTGATCGTCACAGAAGAGGGTGGCGAGCACCAGCATTGGCTCGATAACTACAGTTCCGAATTTTACATCTGGTGGAGCGGCGAGCACACGCACAAAGTTACGTATCCAGACGGGACAACGCAATGGACATCGGTTGATGGCACTCATGGGCATCAACCGCAGCCAACGTCAACCGCTTTTGACGGCGTCCATTCGCACACGCTTGTGTACAATGGAGAAATACTTCGCTCATTAACGTCGAAAGACATCTATGAGCTTATGTTCGAAACTGCAACCGAAGATGCTGAGGCTAAGTCGCCGCCGGCTTCGGTCCTCGCCGCGATCACGAAGAGCGGGCGGACTTGCGAGCTGCGACTCAGCAAAGAAGGACTGCATTTCGATTTTGGTGATTCGTCGCTCACGCTTGCCGCGGTAGTGAAAAAAGACTTTGAAGGCAAAGTCGACCTCCAAAAGGCGGTGGCATCATGGACGCCTGAGGTGTTTTGCGCAGGACCAATCCCAGTGGGGAAAGCGGCGCCGGGGGTTGGCACCTTGGTGAGCAAGTGCTCTTTGTCCGCTGGTGTGGTGACACCAGATCGAGTCGAGCTCTTCGCTGAGTCCGAGGTTTTTACCCAACGATTGGAGTTGACGCCAACGGCTGCAGGCTGGGTGTGCAAAGTTGCTTTGTCCACTCCTCTTGCCCTCTGCACCAAGAATCGGGTCCCCCCAAAAGGAATCTCCGGATTGCCATTCGGCGTAGAAAAACAGATTCCAGTGGCCGTTCGCTACTGGGAGATGGAAGATCGCGAGCGAGCACAAAAGGCACTTGATTGGCTCGTCGAGAGCGGGTTCGCGACAAACGAGGAAATGGGTTTCCAACCTGTTGGTAAGGAGCTCGTACTTGTTACCGTAGACAAAGCTGTTTACGAGTTTCTACCGGATGAGACCACATCGGCTGGGATTCCAACCTGGATTTCTAAACTCACCGATTGCCTGCCACGAGACATCCCGGTTGTGAGCCCATTTGCAGAAGAAGATTGGCGGGCAGAAGCAGCGATCTTCCGCAAATCCAATGTGTTGATGTTGATGGATGTCCCCAGTCAAGATGAGCTGGCGGATGTTTGTGCTGTTGTGGCCAAATCAAAGTTTGTGATTGGTGCTGATGATTCAGCCGAAAATCGTGCTTCACTTGGTAGCATCGGGCGATTGTTCAAGATTAACGATGCCGGAGCATTCGATCGGTTATTCGCTACAAACGTTGATTTCGGTCACGAGGTTTTGCTCCCCGTTTATCAAGAGAGTGCAACTCCTATCGCTAAATCGCGGCTTGGTATTCTGGCAGTTCCAACACCGGCCGAGAATCCAGTCCTGAACAGGATGAATAAGGCGACCGAAAAAGTTCGTGTTGTCCTAAAAGCGGAAAATGACGAGCGATACGTGTTGGGAGTAGTCGCCGAGCCGGAAGAAACCGATACCCAGGGTGATACCCAGAGTGCTGCTGAAGTGAAGAAAGCAGCTTATGGGTTTCTAGAAGACTTCCGGAATATCGGACTGCAACATAAGCAGTTCATCAATTCTCAAGTTAAGATCGTCGAATCCTACATTGCAAAAGTTGACGAGGGTGCGCCCGGCGATGCCGGTTACGTCAAAAAAGGATCGTGGCTAATGGCCGTGCGTGTTCTCGACGATGATCTGTGGCTTGCGGTGAAGTCCGGGGCCATTACTGGGTTCTCGTTCGGTGGGTATGCTGAACGAGTCGCTATCGAAAAGAATTGATTGGCCGCACTAGTTGCTCTACCTTTGAGGTATATGAAAACGGCCAAGGGAAATGCTGATGCCACACATCGACTTGAGGACCTAACGGTTCATGAGGTGTCGCTGGTGACGGCCGCCGCGAACAAGCGCGAATTCTTGGTTGTAAAGGCAGATATGCGCGGAAAACTATTGAAGGGCAAAGAATCAGCAGAAGGTATTGCAGTGGTAGTCGCCGAGCTCCAAAAACTCGACGCGTCTACTCCTGAAGGCTTGAAAGCCTTGCGGGAAAAAACGGCTATTTTGAACCTCCTGCTGAAGGATGGGGATGAAGCGCCAACTCCCGCGGCTGCTGAACCTCCGGCAGCACAAACACCACCGCAGGAACCAGCCGTTACTCCTCCAATGGAAGATGTTGCTAAGGGTGCCGGTTTGGGTGCTTTAGTGGTGACGAAAGCATCGAACGTGGTCCCAACTCAACAGATTACCGCTGCACTTGAAACATTGGCTCAAGTTGCAAAAATGCATGTCACACCCAGTACAGCAACTTCTAACGTTGCTAAGGATGAGCAGGCCGCTACTGGGGAAGCAACGAAAGATCCATGGGCGGAATTTGACCGCAAGTCGAGCCTGTAATCGTCAACAAAAGTCACAGTTCCGTTCATACTAAGGACAACACATGGCCACTCTCCAGAATAAAGCTCTCCTTGAAAAAGCAGACCTTGCACTGTCTGATTTGACTTCCGGCGGTTTGCTCGTTGCACAGCAAGCAGCAAACTTTTTGCGCATTACGATCAAGCAGGCAAAAGTTTTGCCATTGATTTCCGTGCAGACGATGTCGGGCCCGACGGCGGAAATCGACAAGCTCTATTTCCCGACCCGCATCTTGCACGCGGCGAAACCCCAAGTTGCGTTGTCGAGCAATCAGCGGGCCAAACCCACGCTGGGGAAGGTCACCTTGACCACTCATTTGTTCAAGGCGGAGATTCGCCTTGGCAATGAAGTGTTGGAGGACCAAATCGAGCGCGGTGGCTTGGTCAACACGGTCATGGAGACGGCTTCCGGCGCGGTCGCACGGGACATGGATGAGATCGTCATCCAGGGTGACACCACTTCGGCGGACCCGGACCTTGCAGAGTTGGATGGCATCGTTAAGCAGGCTGCGTCCAACGTTGTGGCTGCCGGCGGTGTGTCGCTCGACAAGAACACGCTTCGCGACATGCAGAAGACGATGCCGAGCGAGTTCATGGACCGATCGCGGATGCTCTACTTGGTGTCGAACCAGGCAGAAATCGACTATCGCGATTCAGTGGCCAATCGCGCTACCGATGTGGGCGACCAAGCTTTGGGTGCTTACGCAGCTTCGCTGAACAACATCAACTACAACGGCATGAAGGTCATCGACGTGCCGATGTTCCCGGAGAACCTTGGTTCCGGGAATGATGAGTCCTACGCGCTCTTGCTGGACCCCAAGAACATCGTGCTCGGCTTTCAACGCAAGATCACGATGGAAACCGACAAGGATATCACCGCTAGTGAGCTCATCATTGTGACGTCGGTTCGCTTTGACGTCAAATACGCCCACGAACCCGCCGTTGTGAAGGCAACTGGCATCAAGGTTGGGTAGCCTAAACTAGGCAGCTCGTGCCCGCTTAGCGGGCAAAGTTCAACTTTTGTACCGGAGAACAAACAATGGCACTTATCCCAGCTTCTGGAGTTGTACAGGGTGAAGATGGTCAGACGACCATGCGCCCGACTTTTCGGATCTACATCACTATCCCCGGCGACGCGGCGTATACCGCTGCAGATGGCTCGGAGATTGAGACGGTTGTTCGAAAGGTTGTTGGTCATGCCGTGAACGTGAACTACGTGCACGGTTATGGAGTGCTTACGGCAGCTCCCACGGCGATCACTCACCTGGTGCGTTACAAACCGTCCACGAAAGCGATCTTCTTGAACACGATCGCCGCCGGCGCTGCTCAAGCGGACGCGAACTTGAGCACGTCGACTTTGCACCTGTACGTCGAAGCGAACTAATCTGGGTCAGGAAACTGACCAGTATTGACACACTTTCGAGACAGGTTACAGTGAACCGGCAGACACCCTGCCGGTTTTTTATGTTCGCGCGCATCAAACCTCATTCCCCCCGTCATGGCCGTACGAGTCGCCGCTACACCTTTGGTGGGAAAGTGTTCGTGGAAGGGTACTCTTCTCAAGGGAAGAGCCTCTGGTACAGTGTTTCTGACCAACTCGGTCAGTTGTTAGCTCTTCAGCGCAATGAAGTCGGGAAACGCATCTTCGATGTTGTAACTGAAGAGCAAGCTCGTGCTATCGATATCCAAGAGGGGAATCCGTTCGCTAATCAGTCCGCGTCTCGCGTGAAGGATACTGAGCTCTATAAGCGGGTTTACGCGCCCGTAGAAAGTCGTGTTAATCAACCAGAAGCACCGCTTTGGCGCTATGACCCCGATGCGGAATCCGTGCCGGATCTTCCGGCCGGGTACCTGGAAAATAGCGTTTCGACTCCGCCCTTGTCCCCTCCGGTTGTTCGGTCAAAACCGAGTGTGGCACCTCGCACACCGGTTCAAACTGAGGATGACAAGGCATGGGCGAAAGTGGAGGAAGAGCAACGGGTTCGCACGCCTCAAACGGACAAACGGGCAGCGCAAGAGCTTGCGGATGCGACCCCGGAGGATGGCGAGAACGATCAAGACCCTGGAAGCCAAACTTCGGGCGAAGACCAAAGTTCGCCGCCACCAGCGGGTAACCCTACGGCCACCACTTCGGCCGAACCGGCTCGGCAACCTCGTCGCCGTGGTGATCAGCTCTAAGTTGGGTTAGGATCGACTCGGCCAACTCGTCTGGCTGCTGGCGTTGTTTGGGGGAGCTTGCTCTCTCATTCAACGCCTTCTTTTTGGGCTATGATGGGCCCATGCTCGCACTCGTACGGGGCGAAACTTCGTCGGTAACCAACCCGAAAATCTACTTCGCTTACGTTAAAAGCGATCCAACAGGTGGTGGCCGCATGGCTACCCCGTATTCGCTTGAGTACGAGGTGCTATACCCAGATGGCACTGTTAAGGTTGCGCGCACGGCCGTCAACCTGACGACTGAAGCGGTTAATTGTGGCTATGCACCGACCATCGCATTCTTGGTTGGTGACCCACTTGGAAACTACACGGTAAATTGGTTTGCAGAGTTGACCAATACTGCGGACGAAGAAACGTGGAAAACGGTTTTTCCTCTCCTTGCTGTTGGGTCACTCATACCAGATGGCTATGCCTCTATTGCTCAAATGCGTGATGAAGGTGTTCCAGTTGCCTTCAACGACGCTCGGTTGAAGATGGCTATTGAGATTGCAAGCCGAAGAATTGAGAACATAACGCGAAGATTCTTTGAGCCACGTTTTAAGACGATTGATGTCGACGGTGTCGGTGGTCCAATGATTTTGTTAGAGGACCCAATCATTGGTATTTGCGACATCGACTACGTATTTGATTCAGTGTCACCTTCTGAAATACCAGTCGCTCTTGAGAATCTACGAATCTACAATCGACATATGCGTGGTCTCATAAACCCGGATGACCGTGCAAACCCAAAAATAGAGTTCATCAATTGTTACGCCCTTTATGGGATGGATTCGTACACAGGTGAGGAATTCACACGCTATCGCGAAGGTGCGTACCAAACGAGATTCGCTGTTGGGCAGCAAAATGTTCGAATGACTGGATGGTTTGGCTATACAGACCCTGATGGCTCACCGTTAGGAAAAACTCCGGATCTCATTTCGTACGTGTGTATTCTGATGGCCATGCAATCTGTACGTCCGGCATGGAAAAACTTTGGCAGTAGTTCTGGGAGCGGATCTCACGGAAACTTGATTCAAGAGCGAACGAGAGACCAAACTGTTTGGTATGAGACTGGTGTTGACGCGTCATTCAAAGCCGGAATAACTGGCGATCCGACTATTGACCAAATCCTATCCAGATTTATGGCACCAATGCGGTTAGGAGCTGCATAATGGGATACAGAGGCCGATTAATATTCCCAATGTATGCGGATATAGCTAGGTTGGATGTAACGGCAACACGTGGTCCAGTTGCGCCATTTACTGGTGGCTACGACAACATTCTTCGAACTCCACGTTCACGTGCAACTGGTGTTGAGACAACCCAGTACATGGCCCCGATTCAACTCGAATGCCAAGTTGAAACCGAGTACGACCCGACTGAAATGTTGGATGTAAAGAATCTCGGCGATGAAAACACAACAGAGATAAAACTCTGCTTTCACTTTCAGGACCTCGAAGATAACGGATTCGTAGATAGCAACGGTAAAGCCGTCATGCCAAAAGGGTCCAAGCTGTTGAGAATATTCGACCAACATTATTCACTTCTTGACGACTACGAAGCGATGAATCTAGTGTCTATGCAACCGCAACCCCGGAGTTACGGTCTATCCGGTGGTTTCCGCAACTTGTTGCTGGTATCGTTTAGACGGGACACAAAGGCGACCGTATGATCCAAGTTGTAAAAGTTGGGGACTGGGCGGCGGCTTTGAGCATCACCAAAGGGATGGAACAACGCTTTGGTCGTGCAATGGATACGGCGGTCAAACGCGAAGCCCAGAAATTTCGCAATGATGTTCTAAAGGCATTTAGAACTTCGGGACGAAGCAATGGGAAGCCTTGGCAACGTAACGAACCGTGGACGATAAAACGAAAAAAGTCGAGTAAGCCGTTAATCGATAAAGGCGACCTTTATGGCTCCATCATTGTGATACCGGTTCAGGAATCCACGTACTTTGTAGGCATTCCGAACAATGCGAGGTCAGATAATGGGGAGAAAATGACACGCATTGGGGCTGTGCATGAGTATGGACATGTAATAACAATGCAAGTCACCTCTAAGCAGTTCAAATACATTATGGGGTTGCTTAGGAAGTATGGCCCAACCGGAAAGAAATCATCAGCTAATAAGCTCCGTCCAGGGAGTACGCTTGTAATACGTATTCCGGAGAGAAGTTTCTTACGGGAAACATTCAAAGCCCACTTTAAGCCTGGTGATGTAGAAGCCCGAATGATGAACTTTGTCGCCCAAAAAATGGGTTGGCAACCAGGACAAAAGAATCCAGGAACCCCATGATCCCCACGATTTCAACCGTAAGTCCCATATCTGTTCCATCCATGGGAGGAACTCCGGTGCAAATCGTGGGGACTGGGTTCCGTCTACCGACACCGCCGCCACCGACGGGCGTCGTTCCGCCACGACCTCAATCCGTTCGTGTGCTTTTTGGTACGACTCCGGCGGAAAAAACCATTGTTTTGTCCGCAACACGGCTATTGATTATCTCTCCGTTTATAAGCCTGCTGGATGCGGACGAGCAGCCACAATCTAGTGTTCTCAGTGATGTTACGGTTGAAAACATTGATGATTCTGGTGTTCTAATCCCAACAGAGACAGTTACAAGCCTTGATGCCGTCACGTTCTATCGGCCGGATTTAAGTTCTGAAAATTCAAGCAGCTTGACACTATTAACCCGTGAGTTAATAGGGCGCTTAAAATCAGCCGTTGTTGACAATGTAGTTTTAACTCAGTCGTCGGATTACGGCGACGAGGACTCTGAACCGTACACTGTAGTGGCATCAACTCCAGGTATAAGCCTACTTGGTCCAAGTTTTGAGCGAAGCACTAATCCAGATTTTAACGTTGATACTACAGTTCCTTTCAACTCGTCAGAATCCTACGTTATCCAAAGCCCAAAAATAGTCCATGTTCTATTTGAGGTCACTGGGTATGCTAATAACCCAGCAGACTCGATGAATCTGTTGGTTTTGTTCAATCAATGGGTTGAGCGAACAGGTCGAATAAGCATCCCATTAGATCCACTTGATTTGTCAAAGGGATATTCTGAGCATGAGATTGAACTTGAAATTGGTGGCGATGGAACTGCGGGCCGTGAATATGGCCCTGCAATGAATAGCAACGTCCACTATTTCACGATGCTGCTGCGAATCCGAGACCTTGTGCTCGTTGGCATTCCTGGCGTCGCATTCGATGCGGCGAAAGGGTACACTGCCGAAGTCGAGGAGGTCCTGCTCGACACGGTTCGGTCGACCGAACTCGTTGTTGACAGGCTGCAACCCAAAACCCCGTAACCATCATGCGCTGCGTAATTCTTCGCAATCGGGGGCGTACCCCGGTCACTTTGCAGTTAAGCTCGTCGGAAGACGGCGCTTTGCCTCATCTTCATGGGGTGAAGGTCCCGCGATTGATCAGTGAAATTGATCCCGCATCCGGACAACCGCGCTTTCGCGACGTTGTGGTCAATACACCACCATCGGTGACGATTCAGGCTGGTGGGGTTAGCGAACCGCTGCCTCATGCTGTACTGAAGATCCCGCAAATTCGTTCGCTAGTTAGTGTGCAAAAGGTTCTCGTCGTCGCTGAGGAGCGAGAAGTTTAGTCCATGTCTAACGCATTGCTTTCTTCAAAAACTATCATCACGGAGAGCACTTCGGGCATTCGTACTATCCCATCGCTGATTACCGCAGTGTTGGCGATGGTCGGTGTTACGCAGCGTGGTCCTATTGGTGTCGCTCAGTTTTACTTTTCATGGGACGCATGGCGGCGCGACTACGGCGATGTCACTGCGGACTGTGCCGACACGTGGAACTCGGTCAGTGCGTATTTTGACGCCGGAGGTCAATACCTCTGGTTCACGCGGACTGCCCACTATTCCGACATCACCGATGCTCTGAGTTTGACGGCAGATACGGCCGAGGTCACGGCCAACACCATCGCCGCCACGGCGGCCAAACTTCCCGGCGTCAATGCTGCTCCCTACGCGCTCGCGCATGGGGACAATGTGTCGATCGCGGTTGATGGCGGTTCTCCCGTCACGGCTACGTTCAATGGCACGGCGTCGAGTTCGGTGACCAGCGCGTCGGCGCCCTATGTGCTGTCCAACGGCTTGAACCTGACCGTGCAGGTAGACGGCGGCGCGACGCAAACCGTGACGTTCTTGACCGCGGACTTCATTTCGATTGGCGCTGCCACGCCGGCCGAAGTTGCGGCCAAGCTCAACGCGATTTTGGTGGGAGTGTCTGCGACCTCCACCGTAAGCGCAGTGACGCTACGCAGCGACAAAAAAGGAACTGCGTCGCTGGTCAATGTCACCGGCGGAACTGCGGCTGCCGCCCTGGGCTTTGGTGCAGCGGTTGCCGGTACCGGCAACGTCGCGAACTTGGCTGCGGTGACGTTAGCCGAGGTCATCTCTATCGTGGGCGCGCTCGCGGGTCTGTCGGTTGTCGAGCAATCACCTTCGGGGTCTGGAATCCCGGATATCGTGTCCGACACGACAGGTGTTTCGTCAGAACTCGAAATCACGGCGTCTGCAGGGGTTCAAACTGCAGTTGGCTGGGCATCAGGACCCGTGAACGGTACCGCGGGATCGCCAGTAGCGACGTTGATTTTCCGGGGCAAGACTCCGGGTGCGTACGCAAACGATCTAACGATCGAAGTTGCCGATGCCACAGACTTGGATCCCGACCACTTCAACCTCATCATTCGGCGCAATGGCCTGATCGTGGAGCAGTTCCCGAACTGCTCGATGGATGACGCCGACGCACGATATGTGGAAACAGCACTGGCTGCGCCCGGTATCGGGTCCGCATTGATCTTGGCTGAAGACCAAGATGCAGGGGGAAGTGAAAGGCCACAGAATGGCACGTACACCCCGACTGGTGGTGATGACGGGCTGGTTGGCCTTGCAGACATCGACTTCGTGGGCAACTCGGCTTCTGAAACGGGTATCCGCTCACTGGATACGGTGAATGATGCGACGTTGCTCGCGATTCCGCAGCGAGCCACGGCCGCCGTGGCCAATGCGATGGTTTCGTACTGCGAAATCACGCGTAACAAGTCGATCTTCCCGCTCATCGAATGTCCCGCGGGCATGAATGCTCTCGCCATCGTGAACTACGTCAAGGTCACGACGGGGCTATTCAACACGACCGAGTTCGGCTTCATCGCTTGGCCTCGGGTCAAGGTTTTGAACCCGAATAAGGCGGTGTTTGGCGCAGCCGACAGCATCACGATCCCGAACACCGGGCTCATCGCAGGTATGTGCGCGCGCCAAGACAATGCGCGGCCAGGCGGGATCTACATTGCTCCTTGCGGCATCGAAAATGGACGTATGCCAACGATTGTTGGCCTGGAAGATGACCCGGATGGAAATGTTCGGCACCAAGTCCTCAAAGAAGAGGTGCGCGACTACGTCTACCCGGCGCTTATCAATCCGATCGACACGCAGGGAGGTGCGCTTAATCTCGATGGGACCCGAACTCTAAGGTCGGGGGGAAACTTCACCAACATTGCGGCTCGCCGCGGCGTGATCTTCATCGAGCAAAGCATCAAGCTCGGAACCGACTTCGCACGCCACCGGAACAACACGGAAGAACTCCGTGCTGAGGTGGAGCGTACGATCACCAACTTCTTGCTCGCCCAGATGAAAGTTGGCGCGTTCAAGACGAAGAACCCGGCCACTGCGTTCTATGTCGATGTTGACGTCCAAGGAATTGGCCTCAACACACCTGATGTCGTGGCTTCTGGCCAACTGAAAGCTCGTGTTGGCCTCAACACCAACGATACCGTCGAATGGGTTGTCCTCGACTTCACAAAGGATACACGGGCCCTAGAACAGCTCTTGGCTAACGGATAAGCCGAGTTAAGACATTCTAAAGTCTAAAAGGAGTATTATGGCAGTAGCAGGAGCACCAAGACTGTTTGAGGATAAATTCCGCTTCACCGTCGAAATCGATGGTGTAGTCCATATGGGCTTCAACAAGTGCTCTGCTCTTGAAGCAGAGATTGAAGAAGTCAAGTATCGTGAAGGAGGAGATATTCGGCCAACGACCAAGGATGCTGGTCTTGTCGATTTCTCCGATCTCACCATTGAACGCGCTGCGGTTGCGTCGGATTCCGACCTTTATGACTGGGTACAAACCGTGACGAACTTGGTCTCAGACCTTGGCCTTGAAGCCGCAGGTCCTGATGGGAGTTACAAACGGACCATGGACATTGTGTGCCGGAACAACCGTAAAGCTGTGATCAAGCGGTGGCGCATCTACGAAGCGTGGCCGAAGAAGTTCAAAGCAGGCGAGTGGGATAATGGAACGTCTGAAAAGACGATGGAAAGCGTTGAGCTATCGATTAATGGCTTTGAGCGCATTCCGGCAAATGGAACTGGACGCCCGAGCGGACGCTAGTTTTCATTTTTAAGCTTAGCCACGGTAAACATGCGTTTGCCGTGGTTTTGTTTTTGGTGTACTTAAATAGTGCCACTGACGAGAGGCACCATGTCCGAGCACACCACAATCTGCCCATCAGGTCTGAAGTTAGTCGTTCGCGGTCTCAAAGCATCCGAAATGGATTTGTTCGCCAACAAGCAAGAAGTGGCGTCCAAGATGATATCCAATCGGATACTATCTGCGTGCACTGTCGCCGTAGAAGACTACGGCCCTCTGTATGACGGATTGAAGTTTGACGAAGAAGGATTTTGGGACAAAGTCCTTGTTTGCGACAGATTCTCAACATTGCTTGCAACACGCATTGCAACGCACGGGTCAGACTATAGCTTCAGAGTCAAATGTTCTGACGACAAGTGCGATAAGCACTTCGAATGGGGATTGGACCTTAATGTTCTTCCCCAGTATCAATTGCCCGAAGCATCGATAACGAATGCATTAGAAGACGCTCCGTTCCGTGCTCAGCTCGCGAATGGTGACCAGTTCTTCTTCCGTTTAATTCGGGGCAAAGACGAGCGAGAGCTTGCGAACCACATTGAAAAGAACTTCCGAGCGCGCGTAACTACTGGACTAGCACGTCGAATTAGTCGAGTTATCAGCAACGGTAAAGAGTTCACTGACTACTATTTGATTGCTGAGTGGGTTCGCTCGCTTAGCGTACCAGAGTCTATGGAGCTTGTAAGCGAAATGGACGCCGTCGACGGCGGGTACGAGACACAACTCGAAATTTACTGCCCGTTTTGCAGTAACGAAATGCACGTGAACATCCCTTTCGACGAGGGATTTTGGATAAAAACGCCGCCCTCTTCTTCCAAAAACAAGAGGGTGATTCGACAGAGCCCGGGTTGATCACCCTCCTCAGCCTATTCGATCGCGGTATTGTACGCAGTTACGTAACCGCATTGATTCGCAATGTTCAAGGTTCCGGTTTGAATTTTACGTATTCAGAAGCTATGAACCTAGAACTTGACGATTTAGTTTGGTACGTAAACAAGCAGCACGATTTAGTGTCTTCTGAACACAAAAAATACGAAGACCCTGAAGAAGAATGATGGAGTCAGTTCATGGCGCTAAATAATCTTGGCCTTGGTTTTATCTTTTCGGCAAAAGATCATGCGTCGCGAACGATAGACAACATATCGAAGTCGGTTACACGCTTGGAGAGGGCCAATACAATAGCCCAAAAGGTCATGCAGGCAGGAACCGCCGCGATGGTCGCATCGATGGCAAGTTTGGCTGCCAGCAAAAAGCTGTTGGATGGAGTGTGGTTCGTCGCCAACGCGAGCGGACAGTTCGAGCAACGCGTCAATTTGTTGGGCGTCTCCGCCAGCGCCACGGCCGAAGAGCTCAAAAAACTGCGAGCCGCCGCGCTCAAAGCTGGGACTACGACACAGTTCACCCCTATCGAAGCTGTCGAGACGCTAAAACAACTTGCTCAGCAAGGTTTGAGCGCTTCGCAGTCACTGCGCGCACTCACGGGCACATTGGATTTTGCCTCAGCAGCGGAGCTGACGGGAGCGCGATCAGCCTCGACTTTGGCTGCAGCTATCAAGGTTTTCAGCCTAAAAGCCGAAGACGCGGTTGCGGTCAGCGATAAGCTGATGAAACTCACCATTTCGACCGCGGTTGAAGCCCATGACCTTGAAGTGATGTTGGGTACCGTGAGCCGAGGCGCCAGCATCACACGCCAGAGTCTCGACGAGATGCTGGTGTCGATGGGTATGGTTAAAAACACCGGTGTGGACGCCACGGTTGCCGCAAGTTCGGTGTCGACTGCGTTGTTAGAGCTCACAAAAAACAGCGACAAGTTGAAGTCCAAACTCGGGGTTGCAGTTGAGGACGGCGCGGGGAAGTTTCGGCCGTTCCTCGACATCGTGATGGAAGCTGCCAAAGCACTGGAGAAGATCGAGAGCCCAACAAAGCGGGTATCTTTAATTGAGGACTTGTCTGGAAGATTTGGTCTAACAGCGTTTACAGCGATTACAACCCAGCTATCAGAAGGTATTGAGACAGCAACTGGTCAACTTGTTAAGGGAGCTGATGCTGTTAAATACCTGCGGGATCAGATCGGTAACGCCACTGGGACCACTAAACAGTTCAAAGACGCATTTTTGAACTCTTTACCAGGACAGATGTCACTACTGAGTGGTGCGTTCAGTACATTCACTATCGTTGTCGGTGACGCATTCGCCAGATTTTTACGACCTGGAGTAGAGAGACTCATTGAGTTCGTTGCAAGACTCACCGAAAAATTTGAAGCGTTACCAGAACCTGTGAAACAAATGATCGCGGTTGGTGTGTACGCAACATCCGGCATCCTCATTCTTGGGTCTGCCCTGCTGTTTGTTGGGGGTGCGATCGCCGTTCTCGCCCCCATGGTTCCAGTCGCGATCGCGGCCCTTAAAGGACTCCTTGTTGCCGCGTGGCCCGTTCTTCTCATTGTGGCCGGATTGGCGCTCGTGTTCATTGCGACTAAGCGTGCGTTTGACCAGAATATTGGTGGATTCGCCGATAGGGCGATGAAAATATTCAACAACGTTAAACTGGCGTTCCAAGGAATAGCTCAGTTCTTACAGCATGGGTTCATCCGGGGTTCGGTTGCGAAAGAACTCGCCAAGAAGGAAAACGAAGGGATACTAGGATTTGTCCGCACTGTCGTCGGCTATATCTTCCGGTTGAAAAGATTCTTCTCTGGTGTTGGAGAAGGATTTATGGCTGCTGTTGACACAATGGGTCCTGCATTCGACTTTTTAATGAGTGCATTTGAGAACCTCGGTGAGTACCTTGGAATCTTTAGTAAGGAAGCTGCAGACTCTATTGGTTCCAGTGATAAATGGCGTAAGGTGGGGTTTGCCATCGGAATGTTCGTAGGAAAGGTTGTGGAGGGAACAATTTGGGCTATTGGTACATTGGCGTGGTTGTTCAACATGACGACACAAAGTTTTCTCACGGCATGGTCGTTCATCAGCATGATTGTCGATGGTATCGTTTGGGCCTACACGAGGATTGTTGATGGCTTTGTAGACCTCGTTGATGGGGTGTCCGCCGCCTGGAACTGGTTGAAGATGGCGTTCAACATTGTCACTTCAGCAATATCAATGGGTGTAGACAAAGTTGTTGACTTTTTCTCGTCAATGTTCAAGAAGGTTCAAGACATCACATCAAACGCTTGGAACTCAGTTGTTGACTTTTTCAAAGGCATTAAAGAAAAAGCAATGAGCGTTGTTGATTCCCTCATCCTGAAGTGGGAAACGTTTGCAGAGAAAGTGTCAGGTGTTTGGGACAAAGTTCGCGGAATATACGATAACGTCGCCGGTAAGATTGGTGACCTGAAAAAGCTGTTTTCTGGTGATATAATCGCTAAAGTTGAAGCGAATACTGTTCAGTCGCCGCGAACGATTGTAGCTGCGAACGCGGATACATATCTCCCTACAGTTGGTGGGAACAGGGGAGTTCCCAACACGACTGGGTTGCCACCAGCGTATGTGACCAACAACAACCTGGCCTATGAGGCGCCACAGTTGGCAGTTCCTGTCCCGAAAGCGCAAAAGCAAGGGTTGTCACGCGAGGACGTGCAAATAGCGATGCAGAACGCTTGGGCAGCTCATGCACGAAACAACCCAAAGAAACCGGAAAGTGTCGCCGTGCTCCTCGACGGCGAGAAGGTTGGACAGCTTGTGCGCGGGCGTGAAAGAAATCGTGCCGCGAACTCCTTCGCTGAGGGAGAATGGGGAGAAGGATGAGCCTCACACCCAATCGAGTGATCACGAAGTGCGTGTGCATGTGCGTGGAGACGGCGAAAGAGATGTCGCCGTTTTTCAACCCCACAGAATTTGAAACGCAAGTTGCGGCCGCCTACGAACGAAAGCGGCCTATTGGACATCCACACGCCAACTTGCAGTATAGCGGGACGGATAACCCTGTCATAAATCTTGAGTTCTTTTTGTTGACACAAACTGCTGAAAATCATGATTTCAACCTGAAGTTCTTAAATTTCATTCATGGATTTTTGTACCCGTTTAAGAGCGCGAACTCGGTTCGAACTGGGTCACCGCCTCGGCTACTGTTTATTTGGCCGAATACGCTATCGCTCACCACTCGTGTGACGACGATAAACACACGATTCGTACGCTTCAGACAGCGTGATTTGGCTGCTGTTCAGCAAGTCGTGTCCTGCACGATTGAGGAGTGTCGTGACTTCCGCTGGACGTATGAGGACCAGATTCAACAAGGCTTCTTACGAAATGGTAACCGATAATGCCCCCTCGTTTGTATAGCAGGCATACAACTACAACTATGTTGTCGTCTGGTCGAACCGACTCCACTACGATTTTGACTGACCGTGTTCGGTTCCCATACAAGAAATTGGACAACAACATCATTCATATCGTAGTTGTTGGAGATACGTTTCATCGGTTAGCATCCAAGTATTATGCTGGCCTGACGAAGGTTGGCGCATTTTCAGCCGCACAACTATGGTGGGTCATTGCTGATTTTCAACCTGACCCGGTGCACGATCCTACAATCGCACTCATACCTGGCTCGTCTGTGGTTATTCCGGCTCTTGATACGGTATTGGGGACTATTCTGAATCCCAGCGAACGCGCTAGACTGGGGTTATGAATCAAGCCCCTCGATGGGTCGTAAAATTTAAGAAGAGTGGCAGCAACTCTGATTTCGTTGACATGTCAGACAGTGTTCTGAGCTTGTCTTTTATTGATTCAGAAGCCAAAGCTGACAAGCTTACGCTTGTAATGGACAATTACGAGGCTGTTATTTATGACAACCCATTAGTTGCCCACGGTAACATAATCCAGTTTTCTTTTGGGTACACTGATGGCGTAATGTCACCAACGTATGAATGCGTAATACGCAAAGTTTCTGGTGGTGACCAAGTAACAGTTGAGGCTAACGCCAAATCTGTGCTGATGGACACAAAGAAGGTTCGTAAAGCGTATAGGAATAAAACACGGTCTGAAGTTGTACGTGAGATTGCAGAGAGATACGGTTATTCTGGTCCAACAGCTATTATTGAGGATACATCCGAAGTTTTCGGTCAGATAACGCAACACAACATCACCGATGCCATGATGTTGCGAAAGTTGGCGGATCTCCAAGGATGTTCATTCTGGGTGAGTTTCGATGGCTTGCACTGGCATACGCGTGATTTGCAGCAAGCTCCTATTCTAGAGCTAGTTTATTTTACGGACAAAGATAAAGGCTCTATATACACGTACAACATTGAAAATGACATTACGCGGATGCCTGGTCGCATTAAGACGAAGTCACGGGATCCTCTGGAGAAAGTCACAATCGAGGGAAAGGCTGACAATGATACAGACGGAAATCGAAGCATTCTTCAACCGGAGAAAGCTTTAACTGAGTTTCGTCTGGACATTGACGAGGAAACGCTTGCTGTTACACAAAAAGACGTACCACTCGGTGGTATTCCGCAGGATGAGTCAATGCCAAGTTCGGAGCAAACGCCTGGTGCTGTCCAGACGGAGGCGACGAAGAAGTTTCGACTTACGACACTAAGTGCCGTAAAAATGACATTGAATTGTATTGGAAACCCAATTCTTCTGGCTAAAACAGTAGTTAAGGTTAGCGGGCTTGGAACAAGAATATCCGGGAAATACTACGTCAAAGAGGTAACACACGAGCTCACTTCCGGTTACGATATGACAGTAAAAGTTGCGACGGATGGATTCCGGAAGTCAACGCCAAAAAAGTGTACGATGGACACAAGTGTGTACGCTTTCTTAGACGATGCGGAATCCGCCGCAAAAAGTATCCCACATGCGGAGCTCCAAAAATCTGTTACAACTGTAACAAAGTCTATTCGAGAAGCTGTTAGCTCTAACAATCCAGTGAACGTCAGGAATGCCATGAACAAGACATTTGCCGTCGTTCACGCGTTGAAGAGATTCCAGAAAATGGGATTATCAACCAACGTTCCAGCGCTCACAGCCGAGAAATCATTGACACAATCTTACGCACTTCTCAGTCCATGTTTGGACCCAGACAATGCAGCGCAAGGCCGGCCGAATGACAAAGACGTTGCTGATCCGAATGAGCTAGATCAGCGTCTCTACATCGACGAAGAGACGCTGGAAGTCCGCACCAACTTCACGTCAGCTTATGACGGCCGCGGATACTTCGACGGCGAAATTACCCAGACGAGAGCAAAATGAGCGAGTACCTTGGCTTATGGGAAGGGTACGTGGTCGATAACAAAGACCCTGAAGGTCTTGGCCGCGTTCGAGTGTGTGTTCCGAATCTTTTGCCGGAAGAGGGTAGCGATTGGGCCTACCCCGTAGGATCACCAGGCGGAGGAACTGCACAGCGTGGAATCTGGGACGTGCCTGAAATCCAAGCTGAGGTTTACGTGATGTTCTTGGGCGGTGACCCCGACAAGCCACGGTACTTCACCGGGCATTGGGGGCGTGGTGAGCATCCTACGGCAGTTCAAAAGGCACGCGAGGAGGCCACGACACCTGAAGGTAAGATAGCAGCATCGCTACAAGTTAAGGTTTGGGAGACAAAAGAGTTCCATATTGTCGTGGACGAGCGACCAGGGAAAAGACGGATGTTTATAAATGCCAAAGAGATGGGTGAAGACTTAGAGGGAGAGGCGTTGATGATTGAACTTGACCGTGAACAAGCTGTTGTATCCCTGTCTGGAATTGGTGGTGTCTCAATCCAGTCTTCAGCCAAAATATCGATAAAAGCGCCGCTCGTAGAAATTAACGGGCGTGTTGTTTCTCAAGCGACAAAGGCGGCGATCTAATGCCTATATTTGGATTCACACAAACCTGCGTTCCATCCATAGCAACGCCGGATGGGTTGTGCATCACCATGCCAGGTGGTGTGGAGATCTGCGCGTCCATTCCATCGCCCGTACCGATTCCACAAACGCAGCTCGTTGCCGCGTTGATCGGCCAACTCAATACGGCTTTGGCACCGCTTCAGCCGGTGTTCAACATAATTGATGCGGTTATAGCAGTGTTTGACTGCATAAAAGCAGTTGCAACGCTAAATCCGTCAAAAATAGCTGCATGTATCCCAGACTTGGCACAAGCAGTTGATGCTCTAATAAAGCTAATACCACAGTTGTCATTGCCCTTAATGATTCGCGATTTCGTGCTAGCAATGATTGCATTCCTTCAAGGATTCATTGAAGACTTAACTGCGATGATTGAGTACCAATTACGGATTAGACTGGCGACGAATCGGGCGGCCAAGTACAACGTGGACATCGCTGTCATCATTGATTGTGCGCAGAAAAATCTGGAAATAGAGCTTGCACACAAGGGAAAGCAAGTTGCTCCCATCGAGCAACTTATCAATCTCATCAATGCTTTCTTAAAACTGCTGGGGTTGCCCTGCATACCATCGTTCTCAACTCCAAATTTATCAGAGGGCTTTTTAGCTTACATGCGGGAACTATCGGATTTCTTGTCTTTTTTGGCGTCGGTCATTACTATCCCAATACCGAAGCTGCCTAAAGCTTCTAACGAGTGCTAATGGCTTTTCCAGTCGTAGACGACGTACTGCCGAATGTTGACAGTGCTGTCTCAGAGAACACTATTTTACAGTTCTCTGTAACAGACGCGGACAACAACCTTGTTCGTATTGCAGTAAACGCAATTTACTCGTCTGGAGATCAAGAAGTCGTTTACGACGGCAGCGCTTTTGCGGCGCGCTACTTGGCAAACTCCACGCTTTCCGCAATCACCAACGGATACCGGTTTCGAGTTCTCCGCGCAGGCAAATGGCCGGAAGCTCCGATGCTCCGCGTGTTGGCGATCGATGCGGGGGTGAATATCGTCGAGCAGGACCTGAAATGGTCAACCTTCGCGGGCCAAAAACCCCTGACATCGTTTCCCGAATCAAGCCTGCGCGGCGCAACGATAGGCTCATCGGTTGTCGCCCAAGAGTTGCGCGAGGGTTTGCTTTTGCCCTTCGGTCGCGATGGCAAAGGGGACTTTGCTCATGCGGGAGGAACCCGGCTAATTGGCGCCAATATTCGACAAATCCTGGGGACCATTTGCAGTTCGGGCCAGGGATACGGCGAGTTGGAGTGGATGCCAGAGTTCGGCTCGCTTTTAGATCGCATTCGGCATGCGCCGGCAACCGAAGCCACCCTTGCGCTCGCCCGTCTTCGTGTTGTTGATGCCCTGCGAAACTATGAGCCGCGGGTGAAAATTCTCACGGCAAAGTGCGAATATGCTCTCGATGCGGATGGTCGCTATGCATTGCAGATACATCTGACGTACGACGTGCTTAATGCCAAAGATGGCGGTGTAATCGTCTCTAACGTAAGTGGAACAATCCAATGACAGTTTTACCCCAGAACCTTGATTACACTGACAAGGATTATGACTCCATTTATGCACGGCTAACTTTGCTGACGCAGAGTGTGTTCCCAGATTGGTCCAATGACACAGTTGCCAATTTCGGTAACATCCTGAAAGGCTTGATGAGCTACGTAGGGGATATTTTATCCTTCTACATGGATAATCAAGCTGCTGAGTCGCGCCTTACAGATGCGAGAATGAGATCCAACGTTCTTGCATTAGCAAAGATGCTTGGTTTCTCTGTACCTGGTGCGGCCGCAGCTTCAGCAACGGTCACACTCACGCTCGCGGATGTTCCAGTTAACGACGTCATCATTCCCGCAGAGCAAGTTGTGCGCACGCAGGACGTCACCGACCCAGTGACGTTTCAGATTTTGACGGACGTGACGATCCCCGGCGGCACTAATCCGCCTCAAGCCATGGTGGATGTCGAGAACTCCACCAACTACGACGAAGCGTTCGTTTCCAGCAATTTAGCGGACCAGTCATTCTTCCTAGCGGGGATCCCCTACCTTGACGGCTCGATCATCCTCACGGCAGCCAACGGCGCATATACCGAGGTGGACAACCTCTTGGATTCGTCGGCGATCGATCGGGATTTCTACATCGTGGTGGACCAAAACGATCGTGCACGCGTTGTATTCGGCGATGGCGTTAATGGGCAAATTCCTGCGGGCACCATCGTGGCTCGGTACAAGATTGGCGGCGGTGCGGCGGGGAACGTGGACGCCAACACCATCAAAGTCATCCCCGGCACGTTCACCGACGTGCTGGGGAGCCCCGTTCAGGTCAGCGTTAACAATCCACTGCAAGCGAGCGGCGGCGAAGACCGCATGTCCGTGGCGCAAATCAAGGAGCAAGCGCCCAGGTCTTTGCGGGTTTCCGATCGGGTAGTCGCGCGCGAGGATTATGAGATCGAGGCTGAGCTTGTTCCTGGGGTTGCTCGCGCATTGATGCTGACGTCCGACCAGGCGCCTGGGGTTGCGGAGAATCGCGGGTTTTTATACATCGTACCCGATGGTGGTGGACTGCCAACTCAAACGCTAAAAGATGCTGTTTACACGGCTGTATCTGTTACGAAGAAGCATACCATCACATTTCGGCTAAGCGTTGAAGACCCCGTCTACAAGATAGTTAACGTGGATGCCACGATATTCCGTCGATACGGAACAATCGCGTCTATCGTTGGCAACGCCATTCGGACTACACTTGACTCGTACTTCGCATTAAAAAACCCGGATGGGACTCCAAACACAAAGATTGGGTTTGGCTTTGCGGACTTAAAATCAGATGGAAGTCCGTCTTTGGAGATACCACTATTAGGCCCGTTGATCGCTGATATCATCAAGTCATCAACTGGTGTGCTCAAAATCGGCGACTCGCCTCATCATTACATGCTGAATGGAGAACACGAAGATTTGCAGTTGCAACTCTTTGAGTTCCCTGTTTTGGGCACTGTAACGTTGACGGATGGTGAAACAGGTCTTCCGATGTAGTCGCTCGCGGCCATGAAGCCTGGTACATTCCGGGCATGGCAGTTGCGGAAATGCGAATTGACCAGGTTGGCCTTCCTGCCGGAACAAACGGCCGGACGCGATCTGATGGTCTGGCTACTGGTGCTGTGGTCACTTTGACCGCAACAAATCCTGGCGCAACCACTGCAACGTTTTCTTTGCTTTGGATTCCTATCGGTGACACAACCGCTGTTCCAACTCTTGCAGTAACAGGAAATCCATTAGTATGGACGTTTACACCGACCGCCGGATGCCCCGGAACGTACCGTATTCGTCTCGTTACAAATGTTGGATTGCCTGATGAGTCCGAGGTAACGACCAGACTATTCCGTGTTCGCACACCGGCAGGATTAGCCATACCGGCATTTAACGAGGTGGCTGATCCTTTAGCCTCTCTTATCAATTCAGGTCCTGCTTTTGTTGCAGCATCAGAAGATAATGAATTCGTCGCCGGGAGCCCCGGAACAATCGGAACTTACGATTACACGGGTTGGTTTCGGTCGTGGCACGAGCTTGTCATGGCGGTCGGTGGCGCCAACGCGGTCATCATCGACATTCGCAAGTTCGGCGCTGTGGCAGGGTCTGGCAGCTATGCCACAGCCAACACGATTGCCATTCAAGCCGCAATCGCGGCGAGCAATTCGACTGGCTTGCCGATCTTCATTCCACCGGGTGAGTGGTATTCGAACGAGCTCACATTGTCGGGTACCGAAGCCTTTGTTGGCGCCGGCTCGGCCGTGTCGATCTTGCGGTACGCAAAGACCACGGGGGACTTTCTCTCCTATGTGTCGCCCAGCACCACCATGGCGGGCACATATTTCCGTGCGCTCGCACTCAAAGGTGGGGGCCAAAACACCGGCACCGCAGTGGGGTACCGGGGAAGGATTGCGGGGTCACCATCGCTCGACAACACGTTGACCTCGTTTCAATCGTGCAAAGTTTCAGATTTCCCTACAGGCTTGATCTTCAACGACTCGCACAACATTGAACTTCTCGACTCGGAAATCCTGAACAACGGAAACGTTGGTGCGCTCACCGGCGGTGGTGTTCAGTTCCAGCGCATCACGTTTGCGGCTGTAGCTTCACTCGCTAACCGCGTTTCGAATTGCCGCATCGCGGGGAACTCCCGCGGTATTTTTACGGACAACGATGTTCTCGACTCGTTGATGAACTTGACCTGCGACACCGTGGTGTTCGATGCGAACAGCTACGGGATTTGGTGTGCAAAGTCGGAAGCGTTGAAGCTCATCGGTTGCTCGTTTGCGAACCATGTCACCAAAGCGGTGCACGCAACGCAACTCCTGACCATAAAATCCACGCAGCCGGCTGCCACATTGGCGACCACCGATGCATGGGAAATTTCGGACCAGTTGATTGAGTTCTCCGCTGATCTGTTCCGCGTAGCTTTTGGCGCTACTGATGTCTTTTCGGCCAAAGCAACGTCGTCTGACCAATGGGCGACGATGATCGCTCAAAATGGTGGGTTGAAGATTGGCACGTCGGGGAACGTGCGCTTCTACTCCAACAATGGCACCCCAGAAGGTGTGCTCGCAGCGGACAAGGGGTCCTTGTGCCTTGACTACGCGGCGGCGAACGAGCGTTTGATGGTCTATGTGAAAACAACCAACACGGTTAACACCGGTTGGAAGATTTTCGCATACACGCCACTGTTTGGAACAACGGGTGCACGACCTGCAGCTAACTCGTTGCCGATTGGGTCGACGTATTTCAACACGTCCACCCTCCAAGGTGAAGTTACGGATGGTACGGACTGGCGCCAATACAATGGTCAGCTTCTGACATCCGGTTTGCTGGCGAGTATTCCAGCCGCATCAATTGATGGTGCCCGTTACTGGGCAACCGATATGAATCAACTGATGTTAAATGACGGCGGAACGTATCGGACACTTTGGTCCGTTCAAGAATACGTTTTTTTTACTAATGCTGGTAGCTACACATTTCCATCACCAAGGGGAGGACGCGTCGTTAATACAAATGACGGGTCTATTTCCACGTTCACAATAAACTTACCAAGCGTAAGCGCGAGCCTTCAAGACGGTGACGAGTGCGAAATTGAGTCAGCAGGTCAAATCACTGACATCACATTCTCGTCTTCTATAAACTTCAATTACCGGCCCGAGTTTATTAGGCGTAACAGTACAATTCGTTTTCGTTACATCAAATCCATTGATACGTGGATGCTGATGCTAGCATCCTCACCATTTGATGTACAAGTCATCCAAGATACAGGACTTATTTCGGGTGGAGTTGTCACTATTGACGCTATCACGTCACGTTTCGACGTGTCTGCCGGTTTTGGTCAAATCGTAGACCACACGCTTAATCCTCCGTCTATTCAGCCGATTTCTTGGGGGATGGCCAATTCACAAACGCTTAGTGGATTGGCAACGAATGCACAAACATGGATTGGGATAGACACAGCCTCATCTATAGTGCAACAAGCGACACCGTTCACTTTAGCACAACGACGCGTTATTGTGCCGTTGGCGAAGATCAGTCACGTAAATAATACGTCGATTGACAACATCACACCGGTAACGCAGCTTGCCTACAATAAAGGATTTGACCTTGCGTCATTCTTCGAGATTTTTGGTCCTGTAAATCTAAGCGGAAATGTTTGGTCGGCGAATGGTGCCAACCTGCAGTTGAACAAAACCGCAGGTTCCAGTTGGCTGGCGGGTGCCAACTACTCGACCGCGCGCGAATATCCTTCGATCACCACGGACGCATCCGCCACGGCAGCGTCGTTCCGCTACGTCTACCGGAATCCCAGTTCTCCCTCGGGCTACACCATCACGGCAGCAGCGACTTCGATTGCACCGGGGTCGTGGGACAACGGGTCGGGAACTCTGCAATCTGTTGCGGCAGCGGAATGGACGACCCAATGGATTTATTTGGTACCTGGGGGCATCAACCCGGAGTATCGCGTGGTCTATGGTCAGAAGATCTACACCACTAAGGCGGCTGCCATCGCGGGCATTGCTGCTGATACGTTTGCAGTACCAACTATTTTAAGTGGCGCAGTCCTTTGCGCACGCCTCGTCCTTATCGGCAACGCAACAGCGTTGAACAACACGGCCCAAGCGGAGTTTTACCCTGCGGGTAAATTTGGATCGCAACTTGCGGGCGGTGGTGCCGGGGCGGCTGGCGAGTTCAATACAATGAGCAACGTCGGCGCTGGTGTGGGGCTGTACCACCAAAAGACAGGCGTTGACTTTGAGCTGCGCACACTTGCGGGTCTTGGCGGCTTGACGATTGCCAACCCGGGGAGTTTTCCTGCGAACACGCTAGTCAATCTCGACGCAACTGCACTACTGCCACGTGATGGCTCCCGCGCCATGACGGCAGAGTTGGACATGGGCGCGTTCGCGTTGAAGAGACTTGGTTACAACCTCATATCGCCAGCGACAATAACGGCAACGCAGCACGACTACACGGCTACCGACTTCGACAAGGCTGACATTATTCGGTTTAGCTTCACGGGAAGCCAAGCGTTTACCGGTTTTTTGGCAACGGGACTGCTGACGACACGGAAGATCCTCATCAATACCGATGCGAGTGATTCGTTCACGATCAACAACAATAATGGTGGGTCAGCGACTGCCAATCAAGTCTTATGTCCCGGAGGAACAGATCTTGTTGTCGGGCCCGGCGGAGCGGTGTTGTTATCCTATGACTCAACGTCGACGAAGTGGCGTGCATTCCCCTTGATGGGGGAGGTCAACACGACTTCGAATGCCGGTGCTTCCGGGACCGGTATTGCCCTTGCTAAGAACGGATTCGATCTTCCGTTTGCTAAGATTCTCGGGACCAATGGAATTGGGGAATCGCTAGCATCAAATATTTTGTCGATTAGTGGCATCGCCTTGTTGCCACTCGACGGGTCGCGAACAATGACGGGCACGTTGGCGTTAGGCGGGAATCGAATCGCCGGACAAGGCCAATACACGATCACACCCACGGCACTTGCTGCTCAAGCGGATAACTACACACCCACGGATTGGTCGATTGCGGATGTGATCCGCCAAGCAGCCACGGGGGCCCAAACCATCACAGGATTTGGCGCGCTGTCTTCGACCGCGGGAACAATCCTCAAACTCTTCATCAACGTTGGTTCATCGATCATTACACTCGCGAATGAAGTCACGTCGTCGGGGATCAACCGGATTCTCTGCCCGAACAGCCAGGATTTGGCCGTCGCACCAAACGAGGCAGTTATCCTGCTCTACGACATTGCATCGTCGCGCTGGCGGGCAACACCATCGAATTGGATCCGCACGTTTAACCAGCTTTCGGACGTTCCTAGTTCGAAGGCTGGAAGCGCTGGTATGGCGCCGTTTGTGAACGCTGGTGCTACGGCACTTGCTTACAAAGGCATCCCCGGGACTTTTTGCTTCTCGGTTCCCGCAAACTACAACTCGGGTGCCGGGGTATCGGCTGCGCCACGCCAAACGATCGCCCCAGCGGTGACGAACTGGGTCCCGGCGACCATGCGCGCACGATTGAACACGGCTGCTGGCGCAAACTTGACCATTGACATCAAAGCCAATGGAACTTCAATCATCAGCGGTTCGTTGCCGATTATAACTTCGGGCAACACAACTATCACTGCAAACCTTGTAACAACACCTCTTGTCGCTGGTGACATTATAAGCGTCGAGACAATCGGTTCAGACACAGTATGGGCTGGTCTTGAGATTGAAGCCTACGGAAGTCTAAGGATCACATAGGGAAGTCATGGAATACCATCTCGAACTCTACAAGCGAGTTACTGCCTACTTGGCCGCCAATAACGTTCCACTTCCAGTGGAGATGACAAAACCGGAGCTGCAAGAAGAGCTTCGTGTTTTTGCCAACAATGCTTTAGCCCTCGATGTTCGTGCATTGTGTGACCCAGAAGGAAAACTCAAAGATATGCCGTACCCATATCTTACGAAGCTTCTATCGTCGATGCTGCAGATGGTGGAGAAAACCGAGGAACAAGCTTTGAAAGAAGCGGACTCCTCAGTTCGAGTTGAACGCGGTGTCGGTGTTGTAGTCTCCAATGAAGAGATCATCGGATAAATCACATGGCAAAACTACTCTGGTCCGCAGACGGACACGCAGCTACATTTTTCCAATCTAACTCCTACCCAGTTGTTCAAACGACAACAGGACACAAGAGCGCTGCGTTTTCAGATGCTGCTGACTGGACGCAGATTTTTACTGGTGTGATGCCAAACGGGTACGGAGGGGGTAATGTCCTTCTATACCTTTATTGGGCAAGTTGGACGGTAACTACCGGTAATTGCCGTTGGACTGCCGAGTTCGAACGTATGGCTCATAACGGTAACCGAACAGATACACTGACGATGGGCACGTTACTTCCGATAACGGATACGCCTGGGTCTACACTGTCATCAACACGCGTTACGTCATTTGGAACGCTGACACCGGCAAATATCAGCAGCATTGCTGCTGGTGACAGATTTCGTATACGTGTTGGGCGCACAGGTGCCAATGTCGGGGATACAATGGTTGGACTTGCCTATCTGATGAATGCAGCTCTTGTGGAGGTGTAAATGTCCGCTCTTTTCACTGGGTCAGGAACATACCTATCCATTGCGGACAATGCTGCTTTAGACCTCCCTGGTACTGGGTGGTTGATGCAGTTTTTTGTTTATCCAGATGCATCTCAACAGTCCAATGCGTATATCTACAGTCACGGTGCTTTGGGGACGAATGTTTCCGCTCTAAACATCATCTGCAAAAGTTCACTTAAAGTTCGAGTAGTTATCGACTGGGTCGGGGGCAACCTAGTTGATTCTACGACGGTTTCTGCAACGCTTGTAGCAAACACATGGAATACAATTGTTGTCTCCTACAACGGAACAAACTTGTACGTTGGGGTTGGTCAGGGTCCAGGAACAGCAATTGTTGAGACAGTTTCACCGCCAAGTTTAGGAGCTATTGCACCTGCTGGTGTTGCCAGGATTGGACAAAGCGTTGCAGGTGGTTCTAACTACTTTAATGGACGCATAGCCCATCCATTCAAGTCAAACATTACGATGTCACTGAGTGACATTCAAATATTAACAGCCCAATATCGTTCTCCAGGATTTTTCCCGGCAACATCGTCATGGTGGCTTAACACGTACAATTCACCATCGTTTGATATACGGGGGGCATTGACGATTACGGAGGTATCGATGACGTATGGGGCTGATGGGCCGTATTTATTGAATACTGAACCATTCAACGTTGACGAAATTGTGTCCTCTGCTGCGGCTATCAACTACACTCGCGGTTACTTTAGGATTGGATAATGGTTGCCACTCTTGTCATCACACATGGCCACGGTTCTGGCGCATTCGGGTCGTTGGGTCCAGGTTCTGGATCCGGAACTGCAATCGTCGGTGGTGGTGGGGGATCAACAGGTTTCGGCAATTTATCGTTTGAAGAACCAAAAGGCACGTACCCGACGTTACATGCGAATAATACGTCGCCGTACGCTTTAGGCATCGGGTACAACCTCAGGATCGTTGTTAACGGTGTTGAGCACAACGTTGCGTTCTACCCAGGAACTCATGGGTACGTCAATTCTGGTGTATCAGGTCCATTTGACATGTCTGGTGGCAGTGACACTCTAGATGTGTCATTTGATGGCTTACCGACGACATCTGTCCAATGGGTTCAAGGAACAGCGTACGAGCTCGTTCTAGATTCATCATCTGGCCCAACGTACGCGCTGTACCACGGTGCAACGTTGATCGTTAAAGTTAACACAAGCCCGTCCAAGACGGTTGTTTTCCGCGAAGAGGACTTTGCGGATATTTCCGCAGCTACGCAGTCTGAAGTCGCCGCAGTTCTGAGCCTCGCGCTGCTCGGTGTCTCGGTTGCGCCGACGGGTCCTAGCAGCATTGAGTTGGTCACCGACTTGCTCGGGGATTCGGCGAGCATTCAAATTTTGGGTGGAACAGGAGCCAGTGCATTTACCACTGCGTCCACCACCGCGGGCGTGGGCAACGTGCAAGACATCACCGCAGTCAGTGCCGCAGAGGTCGTGATCGCAGTGAACACAGCGACCACGCAATCACTCTCGGTTGTGGGCCCCGGGGATTCGGTGTCCATTGTCAGCGCATCGTATGGCACCACGTCCACGGTTGTGATCTCCGGCGGGTCAGCAGCCGCCTTGTTTGCATTTGCTCTTCCCGTCGATGGTACCGACCTGATTGCCGACATGGACGATGTTCAGGCATCGGAGATATCGGCCGCGTTGGAAGCCGCAAACACGGGGCTAACCGCAGTGATGGACGGTTTTTACCTGGTATTGACGACGTTCCCTCAGCTTCAGGGGGACATCGCGACAATCGAAGTGATCGGCGGCGCGGCCAATGTGGTGTTTGGGTTTCCCACCAACGTTATTTCACGCGGCCAGTCCGACCCCGGGTATGCCCGTTTGTGGTCAATGGAGGTGTTGTCGCAAGGCTGGGAGTTGGCTGAATTCGCAGAAAGCGGACCTTCGCTGTTCCCTTCCGCCTACGAGATGTTCGCCAAAGGTTGGCCTGCGAGTACCGATCCTGATGCGTTCACTGATGCCAGCGATATTTCGGGGAGTACGGTCACAGGTGCATTCTGGGGATTGAGTGGTGATGGGCCGTTTCTATGGGAAACAATGGACTGGTTCCCGTTTTATACAGATATAACGGCAACTATAGCTGTTGTTTTTAATACGACAACGTATCCTGACACTACAGGTGTTGTGGAGACATTTGGTAATGGTTACAGGTACAATATAGGTCCGTACCCTTCGAACTATTACGATGTCGTGGACTGGGATGTCCGTTTGACTCTTACGTGGCTCGGCGATCCCTTCAACGAAGTTATCGCCATGTTTAATAGCGATACACTTGAAGAAGAGACGTTCAACACGGAATGGGGGTTCAAGACGAGTATCCCGTCTATGGGCAATGAACGAGATATCTACGACATTGACGACCTTGGACCAGAACGTGAACTTCATTACTGTGATTTTTCACAGCCGGGAATAGTGGAGACATTTAGTCCTGCTAATCCTGAACACACCGATATTCTGATCAACGCTTGTACGGTAGGAAACATTTATTCTGTAACAATAGATGGCATTAGATTCTCTTATGTTGCTCAAATGGGCGACACAGAGTTTATTATTGCACAAGAACTTGTTTCCAACATAAACAATGGAAACACTGTTCAAACATCAGCGTATCAGTTTGCTTTCCACGTGGTGTTACTGCAAGAAGTGCCGGGAACACCAATGACAGTAGAAATTGACGGGACGAACCCGTCTGAGATAAGTATAGTAGAAGATCATTTCGTCATGCCATCGTACAAGTGGCCTGGCAAATACTGGAACCCATCTTTGGTGTAATATGGCAGCAGACGACTGGTTTGAGTTCGTAAACTCCTTAGACCTTGCTTCAGTCGCTCGTGGAGTGACTGCTGGTTTGCCACTGCCAAATGGTGGCGCAAGCCATATTTTTGGCTGGAGAGCTTTGAACTCCGGAGTTGTTGGAGTAACAGCCAACTATTGTGCAATCGCAGGGTTTGACCCAATTGATTCTGGCGAAGGTGGACAAATCACGGGTGCAGTCATGCGCTACATCGGTGATGAGGCAAATATGAGCACGTTCTTGGCTATTCAGTGCCAGTCGAACGATGCTCTTACCGCCACTGCCTACATGATCGGTTTATCCGCGGGGGACCCAGGGTACATCATGCTACGCAAAGGGACGATCATTGGCGGTTTGCCTGATGACACTCCGGGTAGTTCAGGTGTTCTGCGCCGATCAACTGCCCAAATTGGGCTCAATGAGTGGGTTCATCTGCGGTTGGATTGCATCGTAAATCCCTCAGGTGACGTCATTCTGAACTGCTATCAGAACAATCTAGCTGTCAATCCAGTGACTGCGCCAGTTTGGACTGCAATCCCCGGAATGGCGTCGTATAACGACGATTCCCTCGGTGTAAACTCTGGAACTCCCGGACTTACCGGAGGAGGTAGAGCTGGATATGGATTCTATTCCGCTGTTCCAGGTGTTGTGGGCGCAGTAGACCACATTACTATCGCAAAGACGGCAACACCATTCGTTCCACCCTCTTAGTATGCGAACACCGTACGACTATCGCTTTGGTCTCGACCAAGGGCGCGTTCACCCGCAAAATCACGTGATCTCTGAGGATGACCTACCGCAGCCCGCTACGGTCGTTACTGGGTCTGATGGAAACTATGCACTTGTTGACGGTGATACGCTGCTGTTGCGTGTTAATGGCGCAGATGCTGTATCGGTGACGTTCGACAGCATAGATTTCGTTGACATCACATCTGCTTCCCCGATCGAAGTGGCGGCTGTAATCGGAGCTGAAGTTCCAGAACTTATCGCTGTCGAGGATAACAACGCTGTTAGGCTGACAACAGTTAAAACCGGACTTTTGGCTTCCATCCAAATCGTCGGCGGTTTGGCTCAATACAAGTTCAATTTTCCGGGGACCAAAGTTAGCGGAACGCAAGGTCACTATTCGTTCGTTCTTGGTAATGACAGGAAAAACGAAATATGGCCGTTCCTGCATTACGGTGACAGAATAATCACGTATCAGGAAGCACCGCGGAACAACGCCAAAGTTGTTCGTGTGCATGGAGAGGCGCGTTGGCCACGGTTAAAGAGTGGGTATCCCCCATCGCTACCAACAAACTTCTTCTACTGGAGATTCTTCGCTGACGATGACACGATGGGTCCGTCCGTTCCCGACCAGAACTTGCTTTATGGTGGGACCAAGTACACGACGACTTTGGATGATGTGGTGCTCAACATCACCACACTCCCCGATCCTGTGAAGCTTCGTCTTGGGCTTCAACTTGATGCGCAAGCGGTTACGGTTGCACGACCAGGACCTGTTGAACTCCCGGGGATTTATCTCGATTTTATTGAGCTCGATACAATCCCAAGTGCAGTTTTCATTGGAAATAGGTTGCCGCCGCCGAATGAGATTGCAGTCCCGCATTCTCGTCCGGACTTTCAATTTGAGATCGTAAACACATCCGGTATTCCAATTGACCTGACAATCACAACAGTGATTGTTAATGGACAAATAGCCTATAACATGGGTTCATGGGTGGCACCGTTTGTGGGCGGCAGCATTACAGTTCCAGATACTGATGCTCATGATTTGCTGTTCACTGTGCCGTTAGACGTTATTGCCCCATTTGTTTCAGAACAGCCAATCGAAGTCATCGTTAACTCTGGAACAGCGGGTATAACCCAGTGTGAGACAACTTGGGTTTTTTACATGGCGGATGTTCAGAACCCAACAGTTCTGTCCGCACAAGCTAGAGACCTAAAAACTGTCCGTGTTTTCTTTAGTGAAGCTATGGTCATTGAGTCAATCAATGACCCTTCATACTATTCATTCTCAGCCCAAACAGTGCCAGCAGTCCCACTCCAAGCAATTGGAGTTACGGTCATCAATAGCTACACTGTAGACGTTGCGCTCGACATTGAGATGACAATGGCAGCAACGTATCGCGTTACCGTTCACAACGCTTACGATCTGCAAGAAAATGTTATCAACGCATCGGCCAACTTCGCAGATTTCTCAGCATATCGATGTATAGCGCCTGCTGGGCGGTCATTGAACTTGTGGGAAAAAATCCCGCAGATGAATCGACGTGATGATGATTCGTCGGTGGACCAACCACTTCGGAAGTTCATTTTATGTCTACAAGATGTCGTTGACCTTCTACTATGTGAAATAGACCATTGGACAGACATTATAGACCTTGACATCGCACCTGAGCAGTTCGTTGATGCGATATTAACTGACCTCGGGAATCCATTTCTGTTCGTAGACCTCTCTTTGACTCAGAAGAGAAAATTGGGGAGAATTTTAGTCCCTATCTACAAACAGAAGGGAACGGCTGAAGGCGTTATAAACGCTATTCGCTTTTTCACTGGTGTAGAGGTCACATTGGACATCTTTAACTACCGTGATTTCTGGCAAATAGGAATTCATAACCTAAATGTCAACACAATCATTGGTCCTGGTATTGGGTCTCCGTTGTGGTATTCATTCTTCATCGTCTCAACGACGATTTTAACGGATGAACAACGAGACATTATGTTCAAGATCGCGGACTACATGAAGTGTGCTCACGAACATATCGTTGGTATTCGCGAGCCTAATGGCACGCCTGGAGATGATGGTCCGGGAACGAAGACGTACTGGCGCATTGGTGTCCATCTGTTGGGCACAGAAACGATTTTGACCACATGAAGCGGCTAGACTTTTATTTTGAGCAGTTGGTTGGTGAGAGCGACATGGATCAGCTTCAGTCGAATGCTGAAGAGGCCATGCAGCGCATCATGACGGACCAAGCCTACTTCGGGGTCACCACCGGGTACTCGGTCGTTCAGCATGCACCGGTCCCCAACCTGACCGTCGACATCGGTGGGCCCGGCATTGGTTACGACCAACTAGGACGCCGCGTCGCGATGTCGAGTTCTGTCACGCTCAACATGAGCACGGACAGCAACGGCTTGCCGACGACCGTGGTGTCGAGCGGGAACGAAAAGTGGGTCTCGATCTTTGTGCAGTTCACGCGAGTGCAAACCGATCAGCGTTTTGATGGCAACGGCCTCCCGGTGCTGTACGTGAACGACGAGGGGTACCAGTTCATCGTCACCCAAGGAGCTGAGGCCACTGCAGGCTTGGCCACACGCCCAGCTTTGCGCAGCGATGCGTTGCTCATCGGCGACGTCAAACTTAGCTTTGGGACCACTCAGATCCTAAACGCGATGATCGAATCGGCGGATGTCATAAGCAAACCGAATTCACGCTTCCAGTACATCTTCAACCTCGCGGCATCTTCACCGGCGATGGTCCGCACGGGTCGTTTACCCACGGCCATGCAATTCACGTTGGACCAGCTAAACGCCCACATCGCCGGTACAACGGGTGTGCATCCGGGCACCGCGATCGACAACGACATCGTTCCAGATTCAATGGCGTGGACGAATTTGTTGGCGGGAGCCAACATGTCTGAAGCTATCGGTGGGCTGACAACGGATGTTCGCGAGTCCGGAGCGGATATTATTGAAACGCAAGAAGTGACCATCACGGGTATTTCCCCGTTGTTGCCACTCAATAGCTTTTTCGATGGTGGGACGGTTCAACAAGCTTTCGATGAAATCGTGCAGAAGTTTGTCACGAAAGAGCAGATCGACGAGAGTGTTGCACCAATCTATCAAACGACAACTTCAGGCGCTGCGTATCGACCATTGTTTCGTCGCCCAACGACGAGCAATCAGGGTATTCGCATCTACACGCATGATGATTACGGTTGGTGCTTTACGATCAATCAGTTTTGGAATACCACTACTAGTAAGTGGAATATGACTGATACAGCCGGTGGAAAAGAGAATTTCCGCTTCGGTAACTTAAAGCACAGTATCGATGGTGGAAATACGAACCAGGGTTCTATTTTCGCCATGATCGCTCAAGAATCAGCCGCATCGGAATATTTCGATGATGATGCTTTCAGCAGCGGTCTGACTGGTGGGTTCATATTCAGCATTCGTTCTCCTTATTCGAATGGAAACCTCATTCGATTGGGAACGGGGTCTACGTCGAGCGATCCTGTTGGGTTCAACTTCGATGTCACTCCAAGCGGACAACCATCGCGTCGCTATGACTGTGCGGTTGCTGGTGGTGACCTCGACAGCGGTAGTAGCTCAAATTATGCGATCCCCGTGATCTTCCCCGGTAACTTTGGCAGTACACCGACTACGTTCACATTTACGGCTGACGCAACTAGCAACATTTCAAGTGTTGCATTGATCGCTGCAAACACTAAAGGGGCTGTTATCGGTGCAACTCGGGCAGGTGTTGGTACAAGTTACTACGTTGGGCGCGTTGTTGTGACCCCGTAAGGATTATATGATCACAGAAATCAATGAAGACGCTGGAACAGTGACTTTCTCATGCCAAGCTTGTCATGAAGAAACCACAGTGCGGCTAGATGTTATTCGACTAAGTGGTGCCGAATGCAACACTGTCGTCGTTGGGTCATGCGCTCATTGTTCCTCATCTATTCAAGGTTTTGCTCCGCTGCACTTTGCAGATGATGACTCCATTGAACCCAATCTCATGGGTATCCTTGTTGGATGTCTTGCAAAAAAGGACCAGTTCGTTACACCGCCCGAGGCAGACATCAAGAACAAACTCAAGAAGTTCTATAAGAAGAACAAAATTGACGATCTTGGTACAAAAGCCAGAAAACAAGCTGCCGCCAACAAGAGAACATTTCTTGGGGATAAAGCAGAACGAGAAGCATTGCTTCGCGCATTGTCACCTGCTGTGCGAGCGGAGAAACAAGCGATTGGGGCTATCCGATCCGCAGAGAAAGTCCGAAAAGATGCCGAAGACGCGACGACAATTCGCAATCGGAAACTAGACGACTTCTCGCAGAATGTGGCTAAAACTCAACAGTTGAAAGCTTTGGCTAACAAGAGAAGCCATCTATTTTCCGCTGACGATCGAAAAATTCTTGCAGAAGCAGAATTGTCGATTAGCAAAGTAGAAGTAGATGAGGTGCAGCGGAAGTTGAATAAACTCCTGAAGCGTCTCAAAGCCGACCAGATTCCGCCCAGCGGATTGGTTCGTAATTCACCATAGTTCGGCCTAATACTGTTCAAACTGATTGACTGTTCCGTGTTAATCATTAGGTGTGGGGATGCCAATGATTCGCGGAGAAAATAAGCGATTTCGGGTGATCACCATGCCTGTACCTCAACAAGAACCTAGTACAGACAACGATGACGCACGCGTTCGTGCGCAGCTTGGGTTTATCGTGGACAACATGATGCCCAAGATAACAACGATGGTCGGCGAAGTATTCGACCAAGAGCGCAAAAAAGCGTCTAAACCTGAATCATGGCTAAAAGCTATGCTTAATCCAAAGAACATACTATCGCTGATCGCGTTAGCATTTTCATTGGGAGGTGCTTTTGTTCTGTGGAGTCAGGCTATCGTTACAGAAGAAAAGCTCGACGCTAAGCTGCAACCAATCATTGACGTGCTTAATACCAACGGTAAAAACATAAATGCGCTTCAACAGAGCGTAACTATGTTAGTTGAACTGGATAAGCACCAGCAGCAGATTCAACAGGCTAGAGCGGCTGTCAGTAAATTTGACGATGAATACCAGCATCGCATCGTTACCTGGAGTAGGAACAAGAGTCGCCCTTATCCAGAAAAGAATGCTGAACACATCAAAGCTGAGATCTTCCTAGATGATCTCGTAAAGTCCAGAAAATGATCCAAGCAATTGTTGACCTTCTCAAAAGCAAACGCTTCGTTGTTCTCGTCGGAAGTGGCATCAGCTTAATTGCTGTCCGTCTAGGACTTGGACTTGAAGATGGCGTAGCTGAAAAGCTTGCCGAGCAAGTGACGATCTTGGCCGCTACCGCGATCGGAGGCATCTCGCTTTCCGACGCCGCGAAGGCGGTGATGCTCCCGCCGGGTCAAGGTCACAAGGACCAAGCGTGAACGACGTCGTCTACCTGCTACAGGTGCATGGCACCTGGGGTGGGCGGACAGCAAGCTGGCGCCCTGCTTTTGAAACGCTCGACGCCAGCACATTCGAAGATGAGGACGAAGCCTTGCGCCGGGTCGCCGAACTGCGCCAACAAGCAATCGGCACCGACGCGAGCTTTCGAATTTTCCCCGCGGCACGCTGACCTAATAGGTTGATGCCCTATTATATGGTGTGCCTTCGCGCGACCCCGATCCTCTCGCAGTTCTAATCGGCCGCAAGCTCACTGCTGCGCGCACGCTGGCAGACCTGAGCCAACGTGAATTGGCGGAGGCCACCGGCGTTCCACAATCGCATATCAGCGATTTAGAGCGGGGCACGATGAATGCATCGTGTCGGATGTTGGCGCGACTCAGCGCTGCCCTAAACGTTGACCCAGGTTTCTTTTTGCCGACGTTGGAGCGAATGCGCAAAGAGTTGGGCGCGGATTTCGCGGAAAAACTTCGGCCCGCGCGCTGAGGGCTTGCGGACTATAGGTTGCTGACCTATATTCCTGTAGTCGCCGGATTCGACGACACCGAGAAGAGACTCCCATGACCGTCACCACCGAAACTACCGTCAACGTCTTTGGCCAGCCATCGACCACCACCACGGCTCCAATTCTCGCAGGACAAAGCCTGAACGACGTCTTTACGTATCACCCACCAAAGCCGTCACAGGCGGAAGTCTATGATCGCATTCGCGAAGCCGCAAAAGCGTTCGCGCTTCTCCTTGTGAACAACTGCCCAGCGTCTGCCGACTTGACGCTCGCTATTCGAGGGGTGGAGACCGCTGTCTTTCACGCCAACGCTAGCGTCGCGCGAAATCCTAACAAATACCCGTAGTTCTTCTCGGACTGCATTCGCCGGATTCCTGGTGTTGATACAGCACCAAGGGCCGGTTAAGGCGTTGTGAGACTCCTCAGCAACAACACTCAATCCCTGACCCTCCCACTTGAACTCGGCGAAGCGGGTCGCGGCCGCACACTCGTCAAAATCGGTACTGGCGGACCAAACATTGACCCCAACAATTGCGGGTTCATCACTGGTTTGGACGGTCGAGTGATCATCACAAAGGATCGGGGTCAAAGTGGTGTTTTATGGCGCTGCAACACAAAGACATCGTACATTCGTGGTGCTAGTGGTGGATGTGTTCTCATCTTTGGTGACGCCACGGAATTAGCTTGCGGACACTATGCTTTTGGTGACGCAGGGCGAGTCGGCGGCGGACCCGATTATCTCTGGCACGTTAAAGGCCCTTCGATCTTTTGGATAGCGCCTTCGCGTGGTGAGGTTTACTACGGCGTTTTCGATGGTCGCGACTTCCACTATGGGTCGAAAGATGACTTGTCCCAATGGTGTGCAACGGACATGCATCCGACAATTACAGCGTTGGCCCGCGATTACGTTGCGAGTGTTGTCCGAGCACATATTAAAGACCCAAGTGTCAAAGATCCAAACCCTAAAACAACAGAAGCCCTAACAAACGCGTTAGCACTCCTTGACCGTTTGGAAAATGAAGTTGTTGCGACTTCTCCAGAAACGACTCATTTTTGGGAGAGTGGCATAGAAGTTGCTTTATGCACTCTGGGCCTAACACGACAAGCTCCCGGTATTGAATCTCGTGGGTTAGCACTTCACGAAAAAATGCTTATCCCGGGAGAACATACGTTTGCAGCCTTCTCAATGTCGCCCGGTGGGGGAAAACGATGGTCTCTTCATGTGATTGAAGAAGTTGGCGTCCGTCATGTTGCCGAAGACGAACGCAGTTCAACCCAACTTTTCCAAGTCGAGGTACCCACTTGGCGGGTTGTTTGGGAGCAATGGCGAGACGGGGAACCCGTGCGTCGCTGGATTGCGGACGCGGCAGGGATCACACAGATCGCATTAGGTTCGGATAGCAACCATCGTGGCACCCGAGCTGCTTGGGGAGATCCTTACTCCGTGACTTGGCTTTGATCAGAGGAGACTAGTTGGTCTCGCACTGCTTCTTTGCTTTTGCGCCGACCCTGCTTCTTGCCTTGGCGCCAGTGGGGGATGCTGCAACAGCATCCTTTGCGGCACATCCAAATTTTTCGTCCGTAGCCGTTCATCCCTGATTGCTTCTTGTTGTTCATGGTCCTTGCGCCCGCGGTGGGGGCATGACCTGGTCATCAATGAGAACACGGCGATCGATACAATGGCTTCCAACGTGACTTTTGGCCACGATGCCGCCGACAGCTTCGCATCGTTTTGAGAATGAGCAATCTGAATAGATGCCTAAAGCGAGCACAACTATTAGCGTGACCGCAACGACGGCCGAAAAGATGCTTGGCTTATTTTGCGAGAGCACGAATTTTCCTTGGGTCCGTGGTTATACAGAGTTCGATAACACGGCGACACGTGTCTTCGTCAAACATACCAATGTGCGTGAGATCTTTGGCTAACCCGAGCTCTTCGGCAAGCCATGCGTAGGCGTCATCTCGCGTGATGCCATGATTTTTCCAAAGCGGATCGAATGCGGCGTGGGCTTGCGTCTTGAGTCCACGCAGCTCTGCGTTGGCAAGTCGGCCAAATGGGACGGTGCCGTCGCTATGTGCACTCGGTTTGTGGCAGCCAACCCAAGCGTTGCATCGGGAACAAAGCCACATTTGCAACTCTGCAAGGTCGTACCGGTGGGGATAGATGCGGCCACCGAGCACAAGTTGCGCAGCATTTTGGCAGTAGGGACAGATTGGCGGGTTGTCAACGTTTGATGGGATATGGGCACCGGCTGAAACTTGTTTGAATCTAGGTTTCTGGATTGCGGCTACATACTCCATGAACTCTTCGATTGGTCTCGCGTAAGACTTGTCACCATCACGGTAGATGACGAGTTTCTTTTCTAAATCCGCGGTAGATTGAGCGATGCACACGACCGTGTATACCGTGCCTTTGTAGTGCTTCCAACGTTGACCAGCGACAGGTGCGGACCGTTCAATTGTCGTGGTCATCTAGCGTGTGCCCGGTTGAAATAGCGGTTTGTGTTCAGCACGCGATTTAGCCCGTTGAATAACGTGCTTTAGCATAGCGACGGACTCATCGATATCTTCTTGGTCCGGGCGATCACCAGCGTTCTCGTCACGCACAAGGTGCCGTAATGCGGCGAGTGCTAACTCAGCCCATATTTGACGCTCTTTGTCTAACTGGCGAAAATCACTACTACAACAGGAAACTGCTTCCCCGATTGTGGCTAATATTGGTCGTGGCTTTACTTTCAAAACCTCAGTGAAGAGTGCTTGAAGTAGTTGGTCATCCATTAAAATGGTACCTCTGCGCGAAGATTAACTTCGTAGAACAATTCAAGTTCAAGACCTTTGAAGACCTTTTTAATCTCCTCCAGCGTAGCGAGTCGTGTAGCGATGAAGTCCCCACGTACAAGGACCCACTGGTCTGAATCATGGGCAGGGACATATTGCGCATTGTAGAACACGACCCAGTACCCCCGAGGAAGTCGCAAGTCGTCTATTTCGCCAGAATCACCCTTAGCTATGTCATAAACACCGATGTCGAACTCTTCAAGCGAATGGTGTGAAGACACGTCAATGCAGAAGCAATCGTTGCCGTGGGAGTAAACTAGCAATGCTAAGTTTGCATCAGGGCATTCGGCTAGCTTGTCTGGATTGACCGTCGCCTTCTCGACGGCTTGTTCGTCCGTACTCGATGATGATTCCGATTGTTGGGATGGGGAAGACATAAATTCGTCTCTTCGGCTTATCGATGAACACACCGACCCATAGGTCGTACCAGGCAAATATTGGTCTAACAGTCATGTAGAGCTGGGGGCAGGAATCGAACCAGCGTGAAAGCGGACGCTCTGATGAAGAATTGGCGAATGGGAAAGCGCACACTTTCGTCTTTCCAAGCTAAACGACCCCAGCGTAGCTCTCACGAGCTTATTACAGGCGTTAACTAGCTTACGATCCTTCGGCTACAAGCTGACCAGCATCGAATGCGGCAAGGATGCTCTTTTGCTCTTCCTCCAAGAACCCATCTTCAGTTCCAATCGCCCACACTTGCTGGGCGATGTCGTTTGCCATTTGTGTGATTGTTTGGCTGACAAATCGAATCTTGTCCTTTTCTGTCCCAAACACGTCAGGCAGTAGTTGGAGATCCATCAAATGGATCTCCACCCCGTTCAGTGAGATCGTCAATTTGTGTTGTTGCACTTGCATTGTCTTTTTCTTCCTTTCTTTTAATAGCGTGAACGTATCCGTGTTTCTTGAGTAGTTCGTTAAAAAGTTCGTGTTGCTCCGCTTTGTGCGCCCAGAGCACCAACGTGTTGGCGCCGCAAGGTTGTGTGTTGTCCTCTGGCGCCATTTCGGGCAGTCGGAACTTAAGACGCTTCCGTAAAAGGCAAAACGATGCGGTAGGAACCACCAAATCGTGAAACCATACGCGATCGGTTGCCGCAGGCAAAACCGCAAAGATAGTCGCACCGAGCCGCCATTCGTCGACGCACTTCGCCATCCACTCGGATAGCGGATAGAAGTTCGGAAGTTTGGGGACGTAGGGGCGCGGATCCGGCTTTGGTTTACGCTCGCCGTAGGTCGGATTGATGAAGATGTTGCCAGCGCCCACACGGTGCCAATCTAGGGCCATACCGTCGTCACCTGCGGTTTCACCAAAGCAATGATGGTCCGCATCAAGGCATGACTTGGGATTGCCACAAGGATCAAGGTTGACGAAGCCGAGAATGGGATAAACCCAATCGGTGAACACGTGTTGAGGCGTGAGCCAGTCCACGCGTTTGGATTGATCGATGTAAGCCATTAATCGTCCCCAGCGGAAACGTGCGCTTGACAAGCTGAGATCACGATTTTGTGGATCTCTAAAAGGGGGTTGGTAGCGATGGCACACACGTTTTTGTGTGCACAACTAAAGCACCCATGTGCCTGTGCCCGAAGTACGTCAATTGGGGTTGTATCCCCTGTTTCGTCCACTTCTTCGGGTTCTTCTTCTTCGTCCTCCGGAGAGCCTGAAATTTTCTCCAGTAAACCGGAAACGATGGGATGGTCTTCAGGCGTTTCGACCCAAAGGACTTTAACGCCTGGGTATGTCTTCCCGAACGGAAATCCGCTGACTTCAGCTTTGAGCCCCAAGACGTTGTTGCTTAAAAAGGTCGTTACGACTTCACCAGTTTCAGTGACCGCGGTTGCCTCGTAGCCCTTTTCTTGGGTGAGGGGATGGGAGGCAGCGTGATCGGTGACGAAGGCGTAAATTTTGGTAACGCTGCCGCTGTCTTGGCGGCTTTCCGTGCTTTCCTCTCGCGCTTTTTTTGTTTGTTTGCGAAACGAGTTTGCACGGCGGGTTCCATTGTTGGACATGGGAAATCCTTAAAGTAAGCGCCGATCAGGCACGCATCCGCGTGGTCATCCGACTGGGCGCGGATATCAAAGCGACTAATTGCTTCCAGCAGCATTTGTTGCTTGGTCGCCTTCTCGTCACCGGTGGAATGCTTTTTCAACGTTGTAGGGTTGACGCCGCGGATCTCTTTCAGGCCAAAGTTCGCGCACACCATCTCCATGATTGCCACCAAGCCAGCGTAGACACGAAGGTTATCCTTCGACTTGAAGATGTTGAAATCAATGTCTTCGTACCCAACGAGCGTGTCGAGAGGATCGATGACATAGAGATGAAACAACTCGGTTAGAAACGAAACTAAGTTGCTGTAGCGCAGACCAATGTGGTCGCCTGACCGAAACGTCAAAAAAGTCCCTGACGCAACGAGTTCGCCATTGACGAACACGCTCCATCCGAACTTCGTGCCGGGGTCAAACCCAAAGATGAGGCTATGCCACGGATTGGACATAGCGCAGAAAGTGCTCAACAGCTTCATCAGCGGTCAAGCAATAAACGACGTCGCCGAAGACACCTGCAGGAGCGGTGACCGTGAACTCGTAAAGACGATGAACTTTACGCTGCAACTCTACATCACGATCAAAGTTGTTTCCGTGCCCACGCTGAGCAATCCGTTGTTGGCATGTTTCGAAATCAGGACTCAGCACAATCGTGAGATCCGGATGGGGCACGGTTTGAACGATGCGCAAGATGTCGTTCAACTCCCCGTCGTGGCGCGCCGACTGGTAGCAAAACGTCGACATGGAGTAACGGTCCGTTACAAAGAATTTGTCCGACGGTGGCTGCACGCACTCGAACCAAACCATGGTTTGGAGGGCGGCAAACATCGTGGCTTCCTCCACCGCCGTTGTTTTGCCTTCAGTGACGATCTTCTTCACATAGGGCCCCAGGACAGTTCCCGGCTGATGTGTAAAGATGGTGCGGCCGCGTAGCTCACGGTGCTCGGTACTTAACGTTGCCGCAAGGAGTTCGCACGCCGTTGTCTTGCCGGCGCCATCGGGGCCTTCAATCGCTATCAGCTTTGCTCGGGTATTCGCTGGATACCTGATCGATGCGTTCAGAATCTCGTTTTGCTTGGTCAAGTTCTGCCTCGTTGTCTGGTGCGTCTGCGAGAGCACTGATGACATGTTTCAGCGCGCGGTCGAGCCTCTCAGGGGTCATATTCTTCGCGGTTTCCCGCAGGGAATCGACTTTGTCCTGGAGGTTCTGCTCGTTAGTTTGTGGGTGCTCGGGTTGTTTTGTCTCTTCGTTCGACATGGAGTTCACTTGAGCAGCGCTTCGAGGCGCTGAATTTGGGCGTAATCGCCTTGATTGGCTTGCAGCAAATCAAGGAGAAATCGTGCGGTCGCCAATGCTTCGAGAGCTTTGGCTCGGATCTCTTGCGCGGTAAGTGCCGCCGTTCGGAGGGCTTTTTGCACTTCGACGAGACGGTTGAGGTGGGCGACGATGACGTCGTTCTTATCGAACGGTTTGAGGCATTCGATGAACTGCTCACGCGTTGTGGTTTCCGGCGGCAACTGCTTGCGGCAGGTATCAACACGGAGGTTGAGCTGTGCCGACCAAACTTGATGCGCTGTGGCGACCACGTCGTGAATCCCCGACACCACGGCGTGCACAAGTGCAGAATCCGGTTCGACGGTCTCCGGCAACGCCGTGCATGAGGACAAGAAGATAGCGAGGAGTGGGAGGGATCGAAGTGCAGAACGCATGGTGAACACGGTATCAAGGATTGGGAGGCAATCGAGGAGATGAAAAGGTAAACCGCACATGACTAAACTTGCCGTAAAAGTCCGGCAAGATCTGTCTCTGTGCCGTAGAAGACGTTGACGTCGATGTTCAGCCCGCGGTCCGTGTTGCGGTGCGGAACCGGTTGCTTGTTGTAGAACTGGTAAAAATTGGCATTCCAGTCAGGAATGACCTTCGTCGGCTTGAACTTTCGGTTGTACCCTGAAACAAGCCAAAGTTTGTAGGTCAATGGCCGCTTGATGTACTGCTTATAGAAGCTCGGTCCGGTATAGACGATGATTTCGCTAAACCCAAGTCGTTCAATTTCGAGGTTGAAAGCAGAAATGAACGTGATGAGTTCCGGCGGCAAGATTTTGCCGGTCTTCAAAGAGTCATGCCACTCGACGTCAAGAACGATGGGAAGAATTGCGCATCCTTTGGGCACGGATTCGCGGACGGTCTTCGCACAAAAACGAGCTTGTCGAATCCCTTGGTCGAGAAAAGACACATCATCATCTCGACGCACACGGGCGAAATGGTAGGCGCCGATGTGCAAACCGGCCTGATGGGCTCGATGCGCATGATTGGCGAACATTTTGTCGCGGAACGTGTTGCCCTCCGTCGCCTTCAGAAAGCAGAACCGATAGCCCTGCTCAAACATCGCCTCAAACTCGACGACAACTTGATGATGTGAAATGTCGAAACCTAGAACGTAGGGCTCTTGGGTGATGAATGCAGGAGCAGGCGGCATCACCATGGAGGGCTCAGGGTCAGAGCGCAATGAAACTTCACGCGTGGGCACGACGGCGGCTTTAGCCGCGCTCAGCATCGCTGAGAGTTTTTGCAATCCGACAATTGGCCATTTTGTCCAAGGGGAGGGCGAGGTAGTCATGATAGTCCATCTCCTTAACATCGATTGCAGTTCTCTCGTCGCGAGGAAGATGGGCTTCGTTGCGATCGAGGAACTCCACCAGCACACGAAGGTTAGGGGGTAGCGTTAGCACTATCGTCATCGTCGTCATCATCCTGGCCATCGCCATCGTCGGCCACTTCGGGGAGCACTCGTTTGCGATTGCCTTCGGCATCGCGATTGCGTTTGCGGGCTTCGTCGGAAGCCCACACGATTTCGCCGTAGGGAACAGTGGACCGTCGAGCGTTGTCGCAGAATGGAATCACGGCATGGTCCCCGATGAGGACCCATACGATTTCTGTGGTGTGGAGGTGATTGAGCGCTGGTGCTGGACCATCACCGTCTGTGAGCACGAAGAGCACCGCAGGTGGATCTTTGGCAAGCGCGGCGAAGCCTGGGCGAAAATCCGTACCACCACCACCGACAACTAGTTTTTTGACGTCTGCAAGCGACCGAACATTCGCAAGCGTGTTGACTGCCGCATCACAGCTTAGGAACATCGTGCGATCGGTGGAGTGCTGCAGCACTTTGCCGATGATGCCGAGACCCATAGCGATGTCGTCGTCATCCATCGACCCGCTCGTATCGAGCATGATGGCACTTGTGACGATGGGGCTGCGCCGAGCTGCGACCACGGGCACACCGGAGCCATAGCCATAGATGCCTTGGCGTCGCGATTGCTGGCTGTAGGTGCGACTCTTTTTGCCACGCACGAACGCGCAAACGTTGTTTGCCCGTGTTTCCAGGTGCTGTTTCCAGTCGTAAGGAGGTGGTGCCAATACCTCTTCAGCCCAACGCAGGAATCCACCGGGTATAGACCCATTGTTTCCCATATTTTTGGCTTTTTGCAGCTTGTCCGCGCACTGGTTGCGGATGAGCTGCATGTCCGCGGGGGTTCGGCCCGGGACAGCATTTGGTCCGGAAGTGTCCGGTTCTTGGGGCAGCGGAATGCCGGTGCCGCCGGAACCGTTGACGCCTGGCTTACCGTTTGGCTGCCGACATCCTTGATTGTCGATCGGCAGGAGCAGGTAATATTCTTCGGCCGAGAGACCATCAGGCGCGGTCTTGGACAGCGTGCTGGGCAAAACGCAGCGACCATCGGGAAATGGAAGCTTCATCGCGACCAGGTCGTCGTTGATCTCCGCGTCCACGGCTTGTCCCCAAGCATCGGCCGTTGCCGCGCTGACTCCTTGCGACCGCGCGCGCTGAGCATGGTTGCGCAAGACGTGCTGCAACTCGTGGAGGTAAACCGTGCAGACCACATCGACACCCCAGGCCAGCACCACGTCGGGATCGTAAATGAGGTGTCCGTGCTCGGACACCGCGAACGTCCCAAAACCGGGGCATGGCATTGGGATCAAGGCGAGCAAGCCGTCCGCAAAATAGGGAGCAATGCTGCAAGCCTTGTAGCGGGCAGCAGCCATCACCCCGCTGACCGTGAGGTTTAACGCTGGGACGTTCATGGTCATTTAATAGCGTTGGACGGATAAAGTTTGAACAGGGGGTGAGAGAATGCGAATACGGCGCTTGTTGCTAACAAAACGTCTAGATGTCAAACAAAGCGTATGACGTTCAAAAACAAAATCGTTAGAGGTAGGCGCATATTATCGACGCACCAAGACGTATGCGACTTCTACATCGGCCAAGTCCGCCGCGCCTGGGAACCGCACATGCAGGATGCAATCGCCTGTGATTGCCTATTTTGGCTCTGCTCAGGTGAAACGGTAGCAAACACGCGATACGCAGCCTTGATGCCCCGGAACTGGGCTGCCGACGAAGTTGCTGAGGTTATTTTCGACCGCTTACTCGCATGGGAGCAAGCCGGACGAGTCGTTAAGCCAAACGAAATCGGCCAAGGATACGTATCCGGCGCAGTTCATGGCTTCACACGCTTGATCGCGCAGGAAGTACGACAGTTTAAACAGAAGATGGATGCGCACCCTATTCTTGCGTGCGCGCATCCAAAAGGTGCTTTTGACTTGGGATACCTTGTTTGGCCAGGACGACCCGAAGCGCAAGCGTTAGCTATTCTCAAGTCTTCGGTACAGTCGATGCGATGAGAATGTCCCGCACCTTTTTATTGATGCTGTCTTTAAGTGCCCGGTAGTCGAACAGCGTGCCTTGAGATAAGAAGATACTTTTACCGCCTATACTAAATAGCGGACCAGGCTCACATCCACGTTCTTGCTGTATGATTGGAAAGATCATATTGAGCATGTCAATTGTTGTTCTCTTAACAGCTTCAAAATGCTTTCTCGTTCCACTATGCGTGGATTTCTTACACATACAATCACAGGCAAGACATACGTGCTTGACTCCCAACTCATGGATGAAGTCGTGGTACTTTTGGGCTTGATTTAGGCACCAAACCCACCGCTTACCTTCGTATTTAGCAATAATACCGATGGATGAGTGTAAGACAATCCGGTTCAATCCAGGCGAGTAGCGGATTGTCCCTGAGGCAAACTTGAGTCCATAGCAATCACCGAGTTTTATCCAAACTTGGTCCAAACGCGAGACCAATGCGTCAAATCGAGTCCCAACACTTTGTGTCCGGTTCTCTTGACGAATCTTGGGTATCGAATCGGTTGCAAGCGGTATTGAGAGCAAGCCTTTATTAGCAGCCACTTCGACTAGGACATGGCGCAAAGCGTTAATGAGTGCGCTCAAGGCGGGGTCTCGACATGTTTTGATGTTCGAAACCTTTTCAAGTGTGAAAATGACATCTCTGGCCACTCCTATATCTTTGGCACAGGGAATGTCTAAACATCGCACTACAAGATGAGAACTCTTGTTTTTCTTATCGAATGTGTACTGAACCGCCTGCACTGCTAACCGGATCGTGTGAGTCCCAGTTTTTGAAAAATAGCAGGCAGTCGGTACCGTGAGATGTGCGATCCCAGTTAGATTCTTTTTACGCATAAATCCCACGGTACCGTCAGTTAGATCTTCATAACACCGGCGGCGCGCAACATCGTTGCGAATTGAACGAGAACAGATGCTGCTTGTTTATTGTGCGTTTTCCCCTTGTTCACCATCAGGCGGATTGCTGGCGCACAAATATCACCGCAAGAGTTTGCCAGCGTTGCCACGAACGACCAGAATGTGTCTTCCTTGACTTGGCTTTGGGTGCACTGCGGGTCGCAAATGTGGTTGGAGCAAGACAGCAAAAGCGCCATTGTGCGGTCCAGCTTCATTGGGTCGTGCGAATAACTCACTTGTCGTGTGAGGAATGCCTCCGGTGTTGGTAAGTTCAAGTCCTTTTTGAAAGCATTGAACTTGGCAATCATGCCTTCGCCGACGAACATGCCCGCCCAAATGTGTTGCTGCATTTCAGTCAGATTGAGGATCTGTGCACATGCCATCGCTCGCATGGCGTATTCCCACATTCTGGGGTTATTCCACGCGACGCCAGGGCGAATTACATCTGGTGGTGGCATGTTGTGCAAGGCTTCAACACCACCGGCCGCAGAGAGCATAAAGGCCGAAACTTCAACACGTACAGATTTGTAGACTGAATCCCACGTCTGCATGATGAACTGCTGAGCTTCTTCGACCCGGGCGGCCCGCGAGTCTGGTGGTTCGGGCACGTATCCAGCAGGACGATCACCGCCAGAACTCATCGCCCAATCCGCCCAGTTCCGCACGAAGGATTGATCGAGTGCGACTTTTTGCAGTTGGCTGTCCACACCGGTCATGGCGTGGCCCCAACGAGCAACAAGCGGCGGCGACATGTCGAATGTTCCGTTGGCCATTGACGCTGGATTGGCGCTGGCCATAAAACGCGTAACCTTCGGGAGTTCTGTTTCGCCCGTTACACCTTCATGAACCAAGCGCAGCAAACCCTTTTGTGTTTCCTGCGAAGTCAACGAGACCTCGTCCAAGTGAATCAACGTGTAGGGGTCAGCAAATGCCCGCACAGCCCAATCAGGCATCGCATGAGACGTTGCTTTCACTGTACGAACTTGTCCATGCCCATCAGTGATTTGAACGTCTTGGAAGTAGGGATTGCCGAGGAAGTCCTCGACTTGACGTGTCGACCCTAAGAGGGTCTCGACTCGCAAACCGATATTCTCGGCAACGGCGTTGACCTCCGCAGTCTTAGCGACAGCGGGAGGACCCCAGTTAAGGATGGGGAGGCCCCAACGTCCAAAAGGGCCTGGAGTCAAGAGAGTGGCTCGGAGAATCTCACTGTCCATATGCGCTATAATAGTGAAACGAGTGAAAAGTTTGTAAAAGCAGATGAACCTTTTTCACGTAAGTGCGCGGTTCGTACTTGTACAAGCGGGAAGTTTGTTTATAGTCCTTGGACAGAGGAGAGATCAATGACTACCGCTACCGCTGCCGTCACCACCGATACTACCGCCACCCCAGTGAAACGCGCCCGCAAGGTCACGTGGGTCATCCGTTTGGCCAAGCGCCTGGAACGGGCTAAGAATGAAGTCGAACAGGTCCAACAGGAGTTCGAGCGAATTGAACAGAAAGTTGCGGAGAAAAACTCGGTGGACAAGCCGAAGTTCTTGTCTGACATCGCCGAAACGACCGCATGGATTGCTGGCTTGGCCAAAGACCTGGAAAGCTTGCCACGCTCATTTTTCCCGCTTTCGCGAAAGCGCACGCTTACGGTGTTTCAGCCGGGCGAGAAGCTTGTGTTGCGAGATACGGCACCTGCCACCTACGCTGCGTTTGCCGGTCAGGAATTCGAAGTTCTTGCCGTGGACAAGCAAAGCGTAAGTTGGCGCACCAATACCGGAGCTTCTGGTGTTGGTATGGTCTCGCATTTCCGCCGCCCCACGGATCCTCCCAAGGTGAAGCCGGCTGGCACGGGGGCGAAAGCAGGCCGACGCACGCGGAGCAAGAGCGCGTAATAAGCGTCAAGCGCGCCGGTTAAGCGCGAAAGCGAGAGGACTCCTCTCGCTTTTTTTACGCACAACTGGTGTAACCAGTGAAAAAGGTGTAATAAGTTGACTATGTCAAGCCAATACATTGCCGTGCCGCAAGCGGGCGGCGACGCACTCGGGGCCATCACCTATTGGACCCTCCATGGGGGACAACACATTGAACGTGGCAAGTTGATCGATGCCTTGGCGGCAGTTGGCATCGAGGAGCGCCATGCTCCCATGGCCCCCAGCACCCAGAACTTGCTCATCCGGGCATGTCGGCATGCTGGTGGCAACCGGTACGTGGTGCGCAGCAAAGGCGCGATGGTCCACGTCATCGGTGAGGACGCGGACAAAACCACTGAAGAGTCTCTGCACCTCAGCTCCGCCGCCATCTTTTGCCTCACGGAGACCGCCGACGGGCAAGACGCGGTGAAGGTGCTCCGCGACAACATCAACTTTGGATCGCGGATCATCGACTCCTTCGTCGCTATGCGGGACGTTTTCACGTCCGAAGACGTGAGCCAGTGGCTGACCTGGTCGGCCGAGCGACATCAGGCCGTGCGAATGCGTGGAGCTGGCGGGGTCTATTTTGTCCCGCAGCCCAAGCAGGCCGATTGGAACATGTTAGCTGATGCTCTGGGCTTGGTGAGCAAGCATCGCGTGTACCGAATTCCAGCGCTCAAAGTGACCAGTGCTGCCGATGCAGTGATCGATGCGCTGATGCAGGAGTGCACGGCCATGATGGATGACATGGTCGAGTTCGTTCAGGAACAGAACACCAACGACAAACCGGCACCACGCGCGGCTGCAACGCGATTGAAAAAGCTCGACGGGATGAAAGACAAGATTGCGCTTTATGCTGGTGCAGTCGACCGAAACTTGGACGCGTTGCAAGATCGTCTGAAATCTATGCGAGCAACAATCGAAGCACAGAAAGACACAGTTGGTGCTACCGAAGTCATTGCAGTGTTCGGAGGTGTAGCATGAGTACGCAATACAGAATTTCAGGAACAGACGTCTATCTAAGCCATGAGGCCGTAGAATCTTGCATTCTCAAGGCTGTCTATAGTTTTCGCCGAAAGAACGAGTGGTTGCTGAGCTTTGTGGATGAGCCTGATCTTATCCAACACGGTTGGATGCGGGTGCTCATGAAGCTCGCAGAAGGATTTTCACCGGATTATCCAGAAACGTATCTGTATCGAGTGGTCTACACCCAACTTATGGCGATTCGAAACGTCAATATCTACAAAAATCGACATGAGTGGGCGGACTGCACTTTGAATGAACAAACTAAGGTTCTGGACCCTACAACCACCACGGTGGACAACGTCGAAGACGCCTTCCTAACGAAAGAAATATCGTTGGCAGCAGACCGCGTCATTGCACGTTTAGCTGGTGAATACCCGAAATGTGCAATCGGAGCCCAGATTGTCCGAGAAGAAATGATGGGTGTTGAGCGGAAAGATGTCATCCATGAACTCACACAACAAGGGCACAACCGTCGGTATCTGTGGAGTTGCCGGCGTACATTTTTGACGATGGTTCGTGAGGAGTTGCTTCAATGACGGATTCTGTGCGCGCCCATCGGGCAGCAACTCGACGCGAGCAGCTCGTCGCACGGATGCGGGCGAAGGGGTATTGGACCGTTCAGGACGTGGCGGACAAGGTGATGTTGTCCACTTCTGCGATCTACAAGTGGGTCGAGGAAGCCCACGTCAAAACGGAAAAGCTCGGCCAAACCATTTTCATTCAATACGATTCAGTCAAAACCCATCTCGGGCCAGAAATGGCCAAGTTGCTAGAGCTATGAGGCTTTGTCTTGAAAACCATCACACGTTTGTGGACTTCGATTCGCAAGAAGAGATGGATTGGCTGATCAACTTTTGCGCATTCAAGGACACGACGAATGCGTACAAGATGGTGGACGGCGTGTTGAAGTATGATTTCAACACGTTGCGCCACATGTTCAACCAATCGTCGAAGTCCTTCCCGACGGGGTTGGCTTCGCTTGTGGTGGTTCAAGGCGAAAAGCGTGGGTTTTCTATTTCCGTTGAAGATCATCGCGTGCGGCACGGTTGGGTCGACAGGTCGGCCGACCTTGGTTGGCTTCGCGATTACCAGCAAGAGGCGGTTTGGACGTGTGCCGAGCGGACGCGTGGTGTCATGCGGCTCGTTACCGGCGCAGGAAAAACCGAGTGTGCGATCGGGTTAACGCGCGCCATTCAAGGGGTGAAATGGCTGTTTCTCGCACCAGAAACCCGGCTGATGTACCAAGCGGCCGATCGCTACGAACTTCGTACCGGCGATGTCGCAGGTCGAATCGGCGACGGCGAATGGTCGATTGGCGACACGTTCACCACCGCGACGTTCCAAACTTTGTCGCAGCGGCTCAAGGCCGACTACAAAGAAGCCTGCAAGTTTTTAGGCGAATTCACCGGTTTCATCATCGACGAATTCCATTCGGCGAGCGCCGACGATTTCGTCCATGTAGCAGAGCATGTGACCAATGCCTATTGGCGTTTTGGCATGTCTGGTACCGCACTCGATCGCGGGGACCGACGGGACATGTTGGCGACGGGGCTTGTGGGGCGTGTCATCTACTACAAGCCGGCGGAAGACCTCATCGCGGAAGGCTACGTCGCTATGCCCAAGGTCGTATTCCACCCGGTCGAGCACACGATCGCGCCCAAGGCCAATCCGTTGGTCGTTTATTCGGTGAACATCGTCAAGAACTCCAAGCGCAACGTGAAGATTGCTGAGCTCACGGCTGCCGCCGGAAAGCCGGCATTGGTTGGCGTCCGCACGGCGGGGCATGGCCTCGCTATCTTGAAGTTGCTCAAGGCCATGGGGGTTCGAGCGGAGTTCATGCGCGGGTCGGGCATGACCCAAAAACAACAAGACGCGATGATTGCCCGACTTCGCGATTTGACCACGGAGGTCATCGTCGCCACCAAAGTGCTGCAGACCGGCACCGACATTGAGGAAATCGCGACTGTCGTGAATGCGCGCGGCAACGCGAGCACCATCGAAACGCTGCAACTCGTGGGTCGTGGAATGCGAATGATTCGCGATCCTGCCGGCAACATCGTCAAAGGTACCGTCGATGTGGTCGAGTTTTACGACGTTGCCGTGCCGCACATCAATCCGTTGACCAACCGCAAGAACACCCAAAAGGAGTTGAAGTGGTTGCAGGATTATTCGGATCAGCGTGTCGCAGCCTATCGTTCGATGGGTTACGACGTAAAAGTCCTAAGCGCGGCCGCACCCACGGGACAGGGGACCCAACTCGTGATTCCGCTACCAACAACGTGAGAATAGACTATGAGTATTGAAATTCAAGGAAACAAGACAACTGTTCAATTTGGACATGGTAGCGTTTATGTGGCCCAGGTCCAACAGGGTGACAAGCATTACGCGATATTATTGGCACCACAGCCCCCGGGACCAATTGGTGACCCAGAAATCACGGGCCGTTTGGCACCAGATGGATATGAAGTGGGGCAAGAGCCAGCACAACGAGATGAACCTCAAGTGTACCTCGTGTTTACGGGTCGCCAAGCTATGCTGCACTTCATTGAAATTCTACAAACGAGCCTAGAACATAGCGATGTCGCATGTTCGGAGGCCCAAAGACGTAACTGAGTAAAATCGCCGCAAGTTTCCGGGCACCGATGGCCGCCGCTCTTCCACCACGGACGCCAAAAATCCCTTTCTCTCCATGCGTTGCAGCGTGGTGTAAATGGTGCCGATTTGCAGTTCACCAGCGGCGAGCCGGAACAACTCGCGCCCCGTGCATTCCACAGGATTGGCCAGAATGATGTTGATGATTTTTCGTTCCGTTTTAGACAACTTTGGTGCGCGGGAAGGCATGGCTTTCTCTAAACTGTAAGTTTAATGCTTACACACGGAAGTGCAACCCGAAATCCCGCGCGTTTAGCGAAATAAGTGCTATACCCGTACAACTACGGATATACGGGTAGTCCCCGCTCGAACGCCGCCGGCGGAGACTCGAGGTTTAGTTTGACCTCAAACTATTTTCCAGAATTCGGACCCACGAAAACGAGGCCACTATGAGCTAATGAGCCGAACCATTCGCAAGAAAATTCGTCGCCGAATCCTTTGCTGTCGTCGCTGTGAAAAGATCGCCCGCAGCGATCGAGCCCGGCGAATTCGTACCCAGACCCGAAAACTGAGGCATCAACGAGGGGACGACTAACCAATAAAAAAACCCCCGAGTGAGCTGGACTTACGACCGCGCCCGGCAGGTGTGTTGATGCAACCCTAGCATAAAAAGGGGCGGTGCCTTTGCGAAGCACCGCCCCCGACACCGAGACGAAGAAGAGAGAAGCAAAACACGCGCAGCATCACCGCGACCCCGCCGACCATCGAACGGGAAGCAACCTGGCTCGTTCAGCAGAGCACAACGTTTTCGCGCGGGCAAGACGAGGGAACCCCATGAAAATTGAAGTCGCTAGCAACAGTGTTATCCCGTTTCAAAAATGGCCAGACGAATCGATTGAAATGGTCGTCGAGAGTCGCCGAAAACTCCAACGGAACACGAAGAGAGCCCTCATTGTGCTTTGGCTGCGAATGCTCGATCTTCGCGATGACCATGGTGAACTGGCCTGGTCCAACCTCCAATTCCGCGCTGCGATCCCCCGATGGTTCTCGCGTGGCGGTGTCGATGGGATCCGCATCACGACCCAGGTGACCGACCGGGTAACGCGCGACTACATCCACGCGGTTGACGACCTCGGCTTGACGCGAGTCCTTCGACCTGGGTTTCGTTCGCATGCCACCGTTCGCCGGGTTTATGGGGCAGTCACCGGCAACACGGTCTGGATCCCCCAGGGCGCGGCCGCCCGTCTCGACCTCGCGTAACCCGAGCGCCACAGCGCAAATCCCCGACGAACGGGTGGACGAGACGGGTGAAAGGACGTACGGTTAGCGCGTGCGCACCGTACCCGTGGATGAGTGTCACGTGCAAGTTTCCGTGAAACGACTGAGTCCCCAATCAATTCGATTGCGCGAGATCATGGCGGAAACCGGTTGGACGTGCCCCCAAGTTGGTGCACTTCTGGAACGGTCCGTTGATATCGTTAAGCAGTGGCGTTGTGGGTACCGGGAACCAGCAAAGCATTTTATTAAGTTATTAGAGTTTTACGCTGATGAACACCACAAAAGGTCTTCAATAGGCAAATCGGCGGATGGTCCATAAAGTAAAAGGGAAAGCCCTGCACGGCTTTCCCTTTTGAACGAACAACGTTTCCCCTGTTTAACAAATCCCAATGCTCAAAGGCAGCACTGTTCGCTGTTAAAGAAAGTTGCTTGCGTGAATAGTTTAGCGTTCCCTGGTGCTTACGGCAACGAAATTTTGACACGAAACTGGTCACCCAAAGGGGTGGACCTGGTGGCAATTTCGCCGCGGCGCGTCTCCGATTACATCGGCAGCAATCTGAATGTTTTGTGGCGCTGCTTGCTAAAAGCCCGGGATAACGCGGGCTTCATCCAATACAGCGTCGACACCCTTTGTGCGAAGTTTCCCTTTTGGTTGCAACGACATCGAGACCGTGACGAGAAGGTACAAAAAGAGGAGAAGACACGGGATCGTGTGGATAAACCGATGACACGTAGAAATGTCTTCTACTATCTTAATGCTCTTCGTTTATTAGGTCTTGTTGTAGACATCGGTGCATCGTCTTCTAAGACGAAGACAACCGTTCGTCGTGTTTTTGGTGAAGTACAAGGGGATGACAGAGTTCTAATTCCTCAGGAGCTCTATTTGGCGATCGAGCGAAACGTCGGGCAACAAGTCAGTGCATGGTCACTTGGGCGGGAGAACTCCGCCGCAGAAAACGACGCAAGGTCCGCTCGTCGTCGCCGGGTGAAAGAGCTTCGCCGATCCGGTGAAGTGGACACCAACTTCACCCCCCAACTTCACCCTGTCCTTTCACCTGTCCTTTCACCTGTCCTTTCACCTGTCCTTTCACCCCCCGTTTTGAGCTATGGGGGTGTACGCTTTCAAAATCACGCTCAGAACGGCGTTCTAAATTCGTGTAGTGTGGTTGTATGGTTGTATGGTTGTGTTTCTTCTTCTGAAGAAGAAGAAACGACGGGCCCAGCTTCGCCGGCCCCGTCGTTTTTTTTCTCTTCTTGCGAAGAGGGCAGAAAACCAGAACTCCTCGCCGAGATTTCTGCGCCAAGTTCAGAACTCCCGCCCGATCAATCCGAGGAATCACCGCAAGGAGTCGCGCAAAACTCTGCGGATAACTTTTCCGTCGACCAACTATTAAATACACACGCGGAGCCAATGCCGACGGAAGAGGAAACATTTTATACGGACGAAGAGCTGAGGAACTTGTCCTTTGCTGATTTGCTTTCGGGGGAGAAGATGTCACCTGAAGCGAAAGAGCGGCAGAAGCGTCTGGGTGAGCTTCATGAACAGCGCAAAGCTTTGGCCACCGACTTAATCGGGAAGTTGTACCCAAGGGGTCCGTATGCATTCTTCGACAAGCCTTTTGAAGGCCCAAAGTTTCCGCGATTGAGCATTCACGCTACCAAGCAAGAAAAAGCCGGTTTACTTATCAACGCGTATACGGCCGCACTCGAAGCTGAATCAGGAAAGTGGTCGTCACCCACGACGATTACCATGGCTGAAATCAGTGTGTTAGCAGAGCGATTTGATCTTCTCGCTGAGAAGGGCATCTCGCCGCACGAGTGGGCACGTGTTCGCGTGTCGTATCTCGTCGACCATGCAAACAAGAAGTTCAAATTCCGGGACATCAAGTTGTTGAACGTTTTTCCGCCTGTAATAGAAGATTGGCAAATTAACGAGGCCAATCGTTACGCTCACCAGTTCTGTCGTTCATCGTACGCGCCCGAGGAATATGACGTTTGGTTATACATGTGGACGACTATCCGCGAGAAGCTCATCGAGAGCGTCATCGAAGAGCAACGACAAGGCGTTGCGGTGGACGAGGACCTTGCGGAGCGTGTTATTTTGTATCTGGAAGACTTAGCAGCGAAAAAAGTCCTACCCAAAACACCACAAGATTGCGCGGAGCGTGTGAACGCGATTCAAAGAGCTTGGCACGCGGATCGTTTGCAGCGCGAAGACTTGATCCGCAAAGGGCGTTGGGGGTGGGGTTGATTCATGGATAAGTACGTCATTGACGCGCTATTCGAGCGCGAAGTCGTCTACCACTGCGTCTTTTCCAAGAACATTTTTGCCACTCTTGACAAAGTAATCGAGATTGAGGCGTTCGTCTCTCCAGAAGCTGTTTTTGTCATCGGACTTTGCAAGCTATACTTTGACCGTACAAGCCAAGCTTTCGAAACTTTCAGTGCGATAAGGCAAGAAATTCTCACTCTGTGCAAGCAGGCCGGGAAAATCACCATTGACCAAGCGTACGCGTACTCGGAGTACGTTGCGAATACGATGGATGATCCGCGGCGTAAGCCAGAAATCGTTCTTGAGCAATTCAAAACGATAATGGAGCCACGCATCAAGCTAAAGGGGATTGAGTCCGCGCTTAAGGGTGAAAGTCGGCAAAAAGTCATTGAACAGCTTTCGCGGTTGGACAAAGTTGGGATCTTGGTCGCTGGTGTTGGGGAGCAACTCGACGCGTCGATGTTTGCCAAGATCGCCGCATTGCGATCGACTTCGCGGATTGCCACGGGTTGCTCCGAGCTGGACGCTTTCTTGCGCGGCGGTCTGCCCAAGCGCACGGTGACGACATTTTTGGGTTCGGCCGGCGATGGCAAGTCGATGATTTTGAGCCAACTCGTCATTCGGGCGGTGATGCGCGACGAGATTGCGCTCTATGCCTCCAACGAAATGCCGATCCCCGAGTTGGGCGCCCGCATGTTTGGGGACATGACGGACATTCCCTACCTCGAAATCGTGGAAGGAAACGATTTCGAGGCCCGTAAACGCTTTGCACAACGCCAGGCGAAGGTTCCAAACGGTAAACTGTTCCTCAAGTATCTTCTTGAGGGTAAATGCACCGTTGGTGATATTCGCCTCTGGGTCAAGGAAGTGAAGCAGCAGACCGGACGACCTGTTAGTGTGCTGAGTATAGACTACGGGGATAAACTCACGATTGAGCAAGTCCTAAAAAATATGGCCAACACAGACCTATACAAACAAGTGTGGGAGGAAATGGTCGCTCTCGCTGAGGAAGAGGATTGTGTCATCGCGGTAGGTTCCCAGGCTAAAGATAAGGGAACTGCGCAGTTCTACGACAAGTCACACTTTTGTCAGTCTGCATGGAAGCCAAGGCTTTCACAGCAGTGGATAACGCTGAACAAGACTCCGAAGGGTTTTTATTTCAACGTTGCCAAAAATCGATCTGGTCAAGAGGGAACTGTCGGGCCCGTTGTGACCGAGCAGCAGTTCGGCCGACTGACATCGTGTACGGGCATGGGTGCGCCACAAATGCACTCTCCTGTTCCAGGATTCAACGCTCCAAGTGTTATTCAACTACCAGGGAGGACTCCATGATTACAGAGATGCAACTCGACCTAATCGTCGTTAATCTTTACGGTCGAATGAAAGTGCTCAACATTAGTCCTCACGTACCGCTACTCAATCAGGACGATCTTATTTCTAAAGTCGAGAATTTGTGCATTAATGCTGCGCCCGTAGCATTAATAACTGTGCACATAAACTATGACTTGAACCCGTATTACCCACCTAAGAATGGGTCTCTTGTTGCATCAAAGCTTTTCTTGCTAAAGGCGCGTCCGATTACTCGCACACAATGGTTCAGGTTTAACGGAGTGGAGTTGGAAGATGGACTGGAAGACGATCAAAGCGACAGCGCAGGGAATTGCCCAAACACTGAAAGTGGCGTCGTCGGGCTGGGCTAGGACTTACTGCCCATTTTGCATCGACCGCGTTGGGAAGACCGACCGGCGGCAGAGTCTCGCGTTTTACGCCCCCTACGGATACTTTCGCTGCTTCCGTTGCGGCATCCGAATTTCACTGCAGGATTGGGTCCCTTCCAATGTTCAGACTGTCAACACGGCTGTCTACCAGTCTAAAACTGCACCAGATTGGTTCGTTCCGCTCTATGGCGGTGCTGAACGATCCCAAACTTTTGCGCGCGCAGTCGAGTACGCGGAGGGTCGTGGATACGACTTGGCGCTCCGCATTGCTGTGGGAATGGGTGCGTGCGCAACGGGGCGGTACAACACTCGGATCGTGATTCCGCACCGAGACAACAAAAATGAATGGTGGGGATTTACTGCCAGAACATGGTTTCCAAAGTGCCCAGAGCCGTATCGCTACCCAGAAGGAATGGATCGTAACCGCATGTTCAACGAACAGGCGCTTTACGTGTCCACACCCGATCCCGCCCTCGTGATGGAGGGCGTGTGCGACGGCATTCTCTATTGGCCAGACCCCGTAACATGCGGGGGGAAACCCATTGACACACAGTTTGAGGTCTTCAAGAAAACAAAGCGCCCCTTGGCGTTTGTTCTCGACGGTGATGCCTGGGAAGAGGGTTGGCGTGCTGCATTGCGGATGCGCCTGTATGGCTTTTACGTGGGGGCTGTTCGTCTTCCTCCGGGACGAGACCCCAACGATCGGCGTTATGTCGATGCACATGATGTCCGACGCGCTGCTTTAGCGTGTTTGGGCAATGACAAACCGGTGGAAGTGCAAGAGAAACGAACAAGAGAAGAAGTGTACTATGGCTGAACGTAAGATGACGATCATTGGTGTGGAGCTTACTTTCTTGGGAAACGATCACGAGGTCGTGTGGCGCCGAGATAGTGACACGCTTGAAATCCGCAATGTAACGCATACACAAGCAGGTGCTCTGTTTGACATCTTGGAGCGCTTGGATTCGCTTGCGCAACTTCGAGGTTCACTCGCTGAGTTGTCTCGGGCGATCGACGCCAAGCACCAAGAACTCGATCGACGCGAAGCTGCGGGGGAGGCAGCGCCACTGCCCGAAGTCCAACCAGTTCGGTTTGCGACTGCGCAAGTTGCTGCTCAGACGCCGCAACCCACGATTGCGCCTGAGCACCACGCCGAAGTGCAGCGTCGTACCGAGGCGCTCTACGCCGCCGCTGCAGGGGCCGGAGTTCCTACACCACCCCCAACTGCCACCGTTCCCCCAGCTCCCACCACAGCCGTGCAGCCTGGCATGGGAGTTCCAGGGGTCAACGCCGCGCAGCTTCTGGCAAGCACGCCCACCGAGGCGGCAGCGCAGCCGGAAGCACAGTCGACGACCACAACGACGGGACGCCGCCGGCGAACTACCGCTGAGACCAAGGCTCCCAACTTTGCGCCCGGCGAAGAGTTTCAAGGCAAGAAGATTTTGCGCGCCATGCCTTCGGTGCACGGCAGCAATCCCGCGATCCACCTCGATTTTGGGATGGGCGAAGGCGTGTTGATATCGCCCACGGGTGACGTTTTAGCTGAGTTCACGCCACAACCTGCCCCCGCGCCGGTTCAACCTGCACCGTTGGCACAACCAATGATTGGTCAAAACCTGGTGAACCCAGGAATGCCGTTGACTCCGGCAATGACCGCACCTGAAGCGCTACCGAATTGGGCTGGTGGTCAAGGTTTGCCCCAGCAGTTTGTGCAGCAGCCCCAGGCCCAAGTGCAGCCACAAGCTCAGCCTGCGCCAACAGGTAATAACTTTGGTGGTGGAATGCTTGGTAACTTTACTGGACAGCCACAAGTTCCCCAGCAACAGCAGTTTGTGCCCCAGCCGACGCAGCCCGTTGTACAACAACCCTACGTCGCACCAAGTGCACCACAGCAGTTCTACCCCCAACAATCCGCCCAACAGGTCCAACAACCTGTGTCCGCCGTCCCAGACGTCGGCCCTGGAATTCCGGGTTTACCAGTGGAGCACGCAAGTTCTAAGCAGGCGCTCGGCACGGTGAAATGGCTGGTTGATAACGGAATGGCCAAGACGGAAGCCGACATTGTACGGATCATTTTCCCTTGCCGGAGTCAGTTGGCCGCATTCGTTACCTCGGTGACGGAAGACAATGTGCAACGTCGTGTGAACACAGCGTTGCAACTGCTCGGAATTAATCTGCCAGCCGCATAGATGCCATGAAGCGCCTCCCACTGTATCCAAACGACAAACGAGTTCCGCTGGAGACAGTGGAGGCCACGCGCACGAATCCAGGGTGCACGAGTTGTTCTCGTCATCAATATGCGCGCAATCGGTGCATCCAAGGACATGGTGATGCCGTCCAAGGTTGCGTGCTCGTGATCGGCAGCGCACCCAATTACACCAACGATGTGAGCGGAATTTCGTTCATTGACGACGTTGGTGCTTGGGTGCGCTTTGAGATTGCCCAGAAATATTCGGGTCCAGTTTTTTACACTTACGCAGCGCGGTGCCACGCTTCCTCGTACCCAACCAAGGATGAGATCGATCAGTGTCGCACCTATTTAGCGTCGATGGTGCGTGCGCTGAAACCCTCGAAAATCATCACGTTCGGTGACGCTGCCTCGTATGCGGTGGTGAACCGGCAAACGGTCACACCGAACAAGGATGGCTTGCACATCCCCGGAGCGCGGCGGCCATACGCATATCTCTACGAGACAAAAACGCCAGTGTACATGTTGCGGGATGCGTACGCGCTCTCATCCAATCGATTTTTTGCAAAGGAATTCCAGGATGATTTGTCCTGGATTTTCAACGAACCCTTGCCACAACAACCACCGTGGGATGCAGAGTTCTACGAAATTGAGACGCCCGAAGATGCGCAAGCAGCCTGTGACTACTTGGGCGCTACGCGTGCTGTGGTGTTCGATACCGAGTTCTCAGGGCACATGCACACGGAGTTTTTTCAGGTTGATACGCTCGCGATGACGCGACGCGGCGAGACAACGGCATTCGTGTGGGGAGATGCATTGGGGGATGAGCGATGTGTGGCACCCATGCGCGCGATCTTGGAAAACCCCAAGATCGTCAAAGGTGGCCACGGTTTGTCAGCGGATATTCGCGCCTCAAAGCTTTGCCCCCGAATTCATGCAGAGGTGCAGAACGCCACAGAAGATTCGATGCTGGGACGCAAGCTTGTGCGCTCGGATGCCGAGGTCAGCTTGGAGTCGCAGGCCGAGAGTGTCGGCATGGGCGGGCACAAGCGCGAGATGCAAGACGCGTTGGAAGCGGCTCGTACCGCGATCTCCATGGCGCGCAAGAACACCACCACGGATGTTGCTGTTTTGCGGGGTGTGTTTCCGCGGGCTTTGGCCGCTTCGGTTGTGTATCGAGAGATAGCCGAAGATTCGTTCGCTTACGGGTTGGTGGCCGCACCAACGCGGAACCGTTATTGCTGTCTGGATACTGTCGCATCGTCTTTGTTAGCCGTGAATGTGACTGATGTGCAGTTGCCGGCGGATGAAGGTGCCAAACGAACTTATGGTTCGTTGATGCGTAAAATCCCGCGCACTATAGCTAAAATTGAGGGACGCGGCCTCCTTGCAAATAAACAGCAGATTTACGCTGTGGATGCCTATGCGAGAATGAAGATTGCAGAAATGCAATCGAAACTTTCAGCATACGGAAACATCGAGTGGTCTTCGCCCGCGCAAGTGTCTGATTTGTTCTTTAACAAGCTTGGATTGAGTAATAATGGCAATACATCCGTGGATGCCGATGCGATTAAAGCATTGAAGGGTAAACATCCATCTGTTGAGCTTTATTCCGAGTATAAGCGCCATCAAACGATTAGAGACCGTTATGGGTTGCCCCTACTCAAGTTCATCACGCCAGATGGCAGGATCCATGGGAGGTTTAATCCGATAGGGACTGAGACTGCACGTTGGAGTAGTGACAAGCCAAACCTCCAAAACATGCCAATGCGTGACGAGGTTTATGGGCCTATGATTCAAAATATCTTTGTTGCTCCACCAGGAAAGATATTGATCAAAGCGGACTATTCACAGATCGAATATCGAAAAGCAGCATATCTATCAAATGACAGGGTGATGATTCAAATCTTCAAGGATGGCGTGGACTTGCATCGTCGCACGGCAGAACTCATATCCGACCTTGCTTGGGGTATTCCGCAGCATGTGATGCAGGGATATGACTCGAAACAAATCAAGCAATACAGGTCAGAATCAAAACAGGTGAACTTTGGTACTTTGTACTGTCTGTCGGATATGTCATTAGCTGAGGACCTTAAATGTACAGTTGCTAAGGCTGGATTACTAAAAAGGTCTATTATGGGATTATACGTTGATTTAGATGCCTGGGTAAAACATCAACAGGCAATTGTGCTCGCCCAAGGGTTTACGAATAATGTGCTGTTTGGCCATACTGGGCGACGTAGATACTTGAGTAATGCCGGTAGTCGTGACCAAGGCCGTGTTGCTTCTGCGCAACGACAGGCTGTGAATTCGCCCCCACAAGGATCTTCAGCAGAGATTGTTACCGATGCGATCTGTGAAATGGTGGATGTGTTTGAGGATTATGATTTGGCTTCGTTTGTCATCTCACAAGTTCACGACGCAATTTACACAGAATCACCAGAAGATGAGGCTGATGAGGCTGCTAAGCTGATGAAGGCTGTTATGGAAGCCCGTGGCCTTGGAGAGATCCCCTTGGTTGCTGAGTTTGAAATGGGACCAGCATTGGGGTCCATGAAAGAGTACAAGTTCGCAGCGTAGCGGCCGCATAGCCGCGAACAATTTCGGGGGAAAGCTATTAAATATGAGCGTGGAAAATGAGTTCGACATCAACACGAACGATCTCGAAGGGGAGTTCGAGCGTTCGCCGGCAATCTTCGCTCGGTTGTCGGAACAATATGTCGAAGCATTCGAAGCGTTCAGTGCGAGGAAACTTCAGTTTGAAGCCGAAGAATCTCGTTTGCGCATGTTGGTCCGTGAGGAACTAACAGCACAAGCGGAGACCACGTTTCAGATGATGCGCAATTCCTGTAAGACCGCCACGGAACGTGGCTCCATTCGACTGGTCAAACCGTCGATGGATGAAGTGAACGATATGCTGAAGGCAACTCCTGCCTATATGGAATTGCGTGAAGATCTTCTTCGCTCTGAGGTTCGGATGAAGCAAGCGAAAGTTCTCGCTGACGCGGCCAGATTCAAGAAAGACATGCTCACCAACATTGGGCACCTACACAACGCGAATATGCGCAATCTTGTGCCTCCACGAGCTCTGTCGGACATGACCAAAGCCTTCATTAGCGAGAAACCCGGAAAACATTGATATGGATCTTCAACCACAAATCCAGTTCGGCGGACTCTCGATCGACGCAATTACTGATGCTCACTCAAAGGTGGCATCGGGAAATGCTGCGTACTTCAAACCAAAGGTTGGCAACTCGTACATCATCCGTTTGTTGCCCGGAGCACCTGGGCAATCGGCGTTGGTGACCGTGTTTCAGCACTTTTTCGACAAGTTCATGGGCGGAAAGAAGCCCCTGAGCTTCAACTGCCCGCGAAAGGCTGCGACAGGGGAATGTCCTTCATGCAGCCGGGCAGACGCGCTTCGCGGGTCGGACAATCCACAAGATGTTGCGGCCGCACGGGATTATGATCCACGCCCACGTTGCTTCGGGGTCATCATTGACCGGGGTGCCCCTGCTCTTGGTCCTCAAGTGTGGGCGTTCCCCAAAGGAGTGATGGACGAGCTTCACTCTTTGCGTACCGATGTGAAAAAATACGGTCAGGACTTCACGAATCCGTTTAACGGGGATGACCTGTATTTGGAGGTCAAAGCTGGGCGGTTTACGGATTACAAGATTGGTATTGCACACCAAGGTCAGAAGCGTCTTGCTCAAACGGATGAGCAGATGTTGGCGTGGCTGAACTCCGCACCCAAGCTCGACTTGCTTACGAAGACCGAGCCGACAATGGTCATTGTTCGCCAGATTTTTGTGGCGACAAAAGAGGCAGAAGGATTTGCTCTCGATCAAGCGAATGCGCTCGCGGATCAAACTTTTGGCGCAGCGACGCCGCGTGTTGCCCTCGGACCAGTGGGTGGCGGCATGGTACCGACTGTTGGTGTGGGTGTTCCCAATCAATACATGGCGCCCCAAGTGCAAGCACAAGCGTTTCAAGCCCCCGACCCGCAACTGCAAGCACAACAATACGCGGCGTCGCAATACGCGGCCCAACAACAGCAAGCGCAACTGGCCGCGCAGCAGCAACAACAAGCGCAGTATCTGGCGCAACAGCAAGCGTACGCACAGCAGCAACAGCAAGTGCAGTATCAGCAGCAGGTGGCGCAACAACCTGCAGTTCAGTACCAGTACCCTCCGCAACAACAGGTTCAGGCGGTACCACAGCAGTACATGCCGCAACCTCAAGTGCCCGTACAGCCTGCGGCAGTGCCTGGAACGTATCAGATGCCCAGTGGGCAACCGATGAACAATCTTGCGCAACAGATCGCGCAAAATCCATCCGCGGTCCAGCACAACTTCTGAACCTGATCCGGAATCCATAAAAGCGGAGGAGCCCCTAACGGGGCTTTTTTATTCATGAAGCAAACAGCAACAAGTCCAGGTTTGGTCGCAATTCTTGCAGCCATCAACAAAGAGTACGGCATAGGCACGATCGCCAAGTTGAAGGACAGGCCACCCGTCGCCAATCTCGACGTGGTGTCCACGGGGTCAATCGGCGTAGACGCAGCGATCGGGGTTGGCGGCTTGCCGATGGGTCGTATCGTCGAAGTTTTTGGGCCGGAGTCGTCAGGCAAGACAACTTTGTGTCTGCAAGCGTTAGCGGATGCACAAGCGCAGGGTTACACGTGCGCGTTCATTGACGCAGAACATGCACTTGATGTCCGATATGCCAGAAATCTGGGTGTGGACACGGATAACCTCATCCTGTCGCAACCGGACAACGGGGAGCAAGCCCTCGACATTGTTAAAAAACTCATCGACTCCGGCGAGGTCAAAGTTATCGTGGTCGACTCCGTGGCTGCATTGGTCCCAAAAGCTGAGCTCGAAGGTGATATTGGGGATTCTCATGTTGGTCTGCAGGCGCGGATGATGAGTCAAACGATGCGGATGCTTACGGGCCCCGTGAGTCAAAAGAAGGCATTGTTGATCTTCATCAATCAGATTCGCATGAAAATTGGTGTGATGTTTGGCAGCCCAGAGACAACAACTGGCGGAAATGCACTGAAGTTTTATGCGTCTGTCCGATTGGACGTGCGGCGAATTGGAAAAGTTAAGGGTGCGGGCGATGATTCGGACCCAACGGGGTCGCGCACCAAGGTTAAAGTCGTCAAAAACAAGGTCGCTCCTCCCTTCCGCGAGGCTGAGTACGATCTTGTTTATGGATCTGGGGTTTGCCGCGCAGCGGAGTGTTTCGAGTTAGGAGTCGAATCCGGACTCATTGGTAAGGCGGGAGCTTGGTTCGCATTTGGTACTGCCCGCTTTCACGGCAAGCCGAACTTTGTGGCTGCATTGAAAGCTGACCCTGTATTGCAGGGACAATTGGAAGTGGCAGTGCGGGCCAAGCTGGCGACCACGGATATCGTGGCAAAGAGTGAAGATGTGATTCCCGATGCGCCACCCCGAGAGCGCAGCGCAGCGCGGGCAGGTGCGCCAACGGACATGGCTGACATGGTGGCTGCATTTATTGCCCCGTCAGTTCCCGCGGTTGCCCCACCCGTTGAACCCTTGCCACAAGAAGAATCCAGCGAGGTATCGGAGGCGCCCGCACAAAAGCGACGGCGCTCGCGAGGTGAGGCGTGAGGGTTGCATTTTTTACGGATCCCCATGTGGGCAACCATGCTCGCTTTGGGGATGGCCCCTTGGTGTACGGGCTAAATGTGCGTTGCCGGGATACGCTCGCCACAATTCAGCGCGCAGTTGAGCGGGCGCGCAAAGACGGATGCGAGCACATTTGCGTTGCCGGCGATGTCTTCGACTACGATCGGGTTGAACCCGCGATTGAAACAGCGATGCAGGATTTAATCCTGAATAGTAGACTTCAATGGGAGTTCATCGTTGGAAATCACGATCAAACTTCAGGCGAACTAAACCACAACGCTTTGTCGCCGCTCAAAAATGTAGCGATCGTCCACGAGAAGCCAGGGCATTCCAATCTTGGAGTTGGCCCCACATCTGCACGACTCTTCTCGATTCCATTCCGACCCGGCCGTGCTGAGGATTGGTTGGAATCGGCGATGCTCGACGCTGGTGTGGCCGGGGCTGGTGTTGTGGGCATCAAGGCGATGATGATTCACTTGGGGGTCTCGGACACGCAAACCCCATACTACCTCGACGGTGCCAACGATTCGGTTTCGATCGGCACACTCCAACGGTTGATGGCGAAGTACGATGTTCGGTGTGTTGTCGCCGGCAACTGGCATTGTCAGCGGCGGTGGTCGTGGACGGATTCGGTGCAACGGCATGTTGTGCAGGTTGGCACGTTGGCACCCGTGCGATTTAGCGACGGTGGGTTAGCCGGGTTCGGCAGCTTGGCCGAGTGGGATACCGCAACTAATTCGTTCCATTTTGTGGAGATTCCCGGACCGCGGTGGCTCACCGTGGATTTCGCAAAATTGGAGGAGTTGCTTTGGGACCTATCGCATGAAGGCGAGAATGTTCCGTACTCAATACTGGACCATTGCGCACCGCTTTATGTTGCGGCAAAAGTGCGTCCGGATGAACAGGAAACGGCGCGCGGCATTCTCGATTTGATGGTGAAGCGTTCGTGGGTGCGTGCGGGCGAAGTGACCGTGCAAGCGGAAGTGGTGCGGGAGAACGCGACGACGACGATTCGTGCGGCCACCCAACCAGCATCGCGAATCGATGTTTTGCGGAGCTACATCGACAAAGCTCCAATTCCGCCTGAGGTCACACGCGAAGAGGTTAGAGAATTTGTGCTTGAATGCGTGAAAGGGGTGCTGTGATGCGAGTTCGCAAAGTTCACTTTGAGAATTACATGGTGCACGAAAATCGCGACTTTGAGATCGGCGAAACGGGCATCACGTTGTTCGAGGGACCAAATGGGTCTGGGAAATCGACGGTACCCGAAGGTGTTGCCTCGCTTTACAACGCCAGTTTGCGCGCTCCAAAGTCGCGGAGGAATCGAGGTTTCGTCGCGAAGAAAAAGGGTCTCGTCCGCGTCGAGACATACGATGGACTTGATGCGCAGCGCACTTGCACCGCGAGCGGAACCCTGGGGTTGACCTACAGTTTGCGGGGGCAAACGGTGAGCTTCCCGACGCCAACAAAGGCTCTCGACCAGTTTGTACTGGATAACGGATCCTTTGATGTGTGGAAACGGTGTTGCTACTTCAGCAGCAAAAGCGCAGCACGATTCACGGAAGCGCTCGACAGTGAGCGTCGTGCGTTGCTTGAGGAGCTGGTGGCCGTCGGGGATTACTCGGTGGCTCACGCTAAAGCGCAGGAGAAGGAAAAAGCGTTTGCCCGACTCGCCGGCGAGAAGCAGGCGGCGCTGGCCGTGGCCCAAAATCAGTTGGCCGTGGTGGCTCGCGATGTGGCTAATGCCCAGCAAGGATTAGCGGCCTTGATGGCCCCCGTGTGTCCCGGAGAGGACACCGATCTGCAGCAATTGCGGGATTTGTGCACAAAGTTGCAGGCGGAGGAGCAAGCTTTGCGTGCCAAGTTTGCACCTTTGGACCAGCAGCGAGCGCTCATCGATGCGCACGCGCTCCGGCGATCCGGTGATGCAGCCACGTTTGCCTCGGAGCTGCACCAAGCAAATGCCCGCGTGACTTTGTTGGGGCAGGGTAACTGCCCCACGTGCGCGCAGCCGATTCCCGAAACGATGGTTGTCGACCTGCAAGGGCAGGTTTCTGCAGCGCAAAGTCGCGTCCAACAGCACCAAACGAACGCAGTAGCAGCGCAAACACAGGATTTGGCGAGCAAAGCCAGCATCGAGGCGGATCGAGCCGCGTTGCAGATTCTCATCGATGACGTGCGCCGCCGGTACAACGAAACCCAGAATGAAGGGGTTCGGTTGGCGGCCGACATCGCGAATTACAAACAAGCCGACCTGCAACACACCGCCAATCGGCAGCAATGGACCGAGTTGGTGGCTTCGGCCGACCAGAAATCGCGCGACGCCAATGACCTCGTGAACCGGCTGAAAGCCGAACTTGCGGATGCGCAGCGCAAAACTGCCGTAGCGAATGCTGGGGCTTGGCTTTTGGGTCCCAAAGGTTTGCGCGCGCAGTTGCTGGGCGACGTTCTCGGCTCGATCGAAATGGTGACCAACCGATGGCTGGCGCTTATGGACCCGAAGTTGCGGGTTGAGCTCAAAGCTTATGACGAGGATGCCAAAGCAACGCAGTCGGCAATTTCGCTCAAGATTCACGGGCGGGATGCGGGCGACGAGTACGTTGACCTGTCGACGGGCGAACGTCTGCGCGTGGACCTGGCTTTCCTTTTTGGATTCGCCGAAGTGACCGAGCTCATCCATGGCGGCTCGGCCACGCTTGGCACCCTCTGGCTCGACGAAGTCTTCGACGGCGTTGACGATGTCGGGGTCGAAGCGGCGATCGAGCTCATCCAATCCGTCGCGGAGAAGCGCGCGGTTGTCGTGATCAGTCACAATGAGAAGCTAAAGTTCAAACTCAAGCCAGACGTCATCTACTCTATGAAGAAGCCGGTGGCCGCATGATGCTCAAAACGATTGCTTGGCCAGACGGTTTGTTCCACTCAACATTTGTCCTTTCAAGGGATGAGATGTTGCATTTGCACGAAATAGGCAAAGCAGGGCCTTTCGCAGGCAAGATCTATGTGAACGAAACGAGCATCGCCGCTGTTGCGCCAGCGCACGCAGTTCTGGCGACAACCGTTCGGGCTGGGTACTACTCCGCGTTTTTTCCGCACAACATTACTGAGTTTGTGACTTCGCAGGGAGTTCTCAAGTTCAAAGACGTGATGAAGGGGTCGAAGAAAGACACTTTTGTCTTTCTTCGCTTTGAGGAGGGATTAACTCACTTGATGCGAATCAACTGTGAGCTGCCAAAGGACCCGGGTTGGGACCGAGTCGACATGGATCACACATTCATCTTGCAAGGTAAGCCGGTCGAGAACAGAAATTTGGCTTACAAGGATGCAAACGTAATTCAAGCCTTGGCCAATCGCGCGGATGCGACGATCAATCCGGACAACGAACTTTGGGCGCTATTCGAGCGTGGAAACCACGGATCCCCAACGCAAGTGGCGATGCAGCCCCGGGTGTTGGAGGAGTTGGCGGAGACGGCAAAAGTTTGTCCCGGGTTTGTGACGTTCAACTTTAGTCACATGGATTCTGCTGTTTTACTCGTAGAGTTTGGTGGACAGTCTCCAAATCACTACAAGCACATTTTTACGGAAGTGAGACAACATGGCCAGCAAATGGAACAAGTGCCCGCATTGTAAAGGAACCGCTTCAGAGCCTGGAGTAAAGCCGAAGCAATGGTGTCTGTTCTGCCTACCGACGCGTCACCCGTCAGGACTCAACATTCCCGCGAAAGACCTCACCATGGAGTGGCATCGCGACCGCAGCCAGCGCCCAGGTTACGTCACCGATGCCCGCATGGTGGAGTTCGTTCTCTTCAATGAGGACCGCGAGCGGCAAGCGCAAGAGGCGGAAGCGGCGATGTAGTTGCAAGTTTGGGGGTAGATCCCCAAATTTGGTCAAGGTTTGCTTGCAAAAACCATGGAGAACAGCTCTATTTTCATGGGTTTGCGAACAGTCACGAAAAAACGTGAAAGTCAGCTATTTTAGACAAGTGACCGCAGATTGAGGGTAAAACGCATGGACTCAACCGATGTTAAATCGCCACATTTTTCGGGTCGTTTGCGTGGGATGCGCGTCACGCAGGACCAGTTTAATCGGCTTCTACTGTCGTACAGGACGTCTCTAACCGATCATACGGCGGCAGCAAGATCAGCGGGTGTAAGTTATGGAACTGCACGAAAAGCTTTCGATAAGGGCATCACAGTTGATGGAAATCTTCGTGAACCAATAGCTGACACCGTCGCTCGTGAGCTACGGGCTGCTATGACGGAGCTTGACAAGATGAAGACCGATCAGCGGTCTCGAACAGACATGGTGGCGTCTGTTGAGCGTCAACTACTGGAAGCGCAGATGGCCAACGTTGAAATGGTCCGTGGCGCTATGTCGAATGCAATGGCTGGTCTTGCGGTCACAGCCCACATTCTCAACGGTGCTGTCGGGCTAGCCGCTCGCGTTTCGCGGGCGCTGGATGACCCCGCTTATTGTCCGAGTCCCCGAGAAGCGGCGAGTTTGCTCCGTGTCTTGATGCACACGGGTCATTTCGCCAACGAATCTGCACGGATTGCGCAGGAGCTGCAGCAAGCTGTAGCTGAGGCCACTAACATCAAAAAGGTGGCGGGCGGCATGACGGTCGAAGAAGCGCAGCAAGTGATCGAGTCCACGGGGCGAAGCGCAGCACGACTCGCACGCGCTCAGGCTCGTGGGCAGCTACCTGAAGCTCCGAAAGTCTTCGACGTGGGCCAAGCATCTCCTCAAGAAGACATCTTGTCCGACGATGGGGACGAGTTTGAGGGCGATGAGGAATCGCAGGATTTTGACCACGTGCAGAGCGCTTAGAGAACTTTTTTGTTCTCTTGCTATAAAAGTACGTGGCATCAATCCGGTTACTCCGCGGCGAAACACTCCCAAAAAGCTCGATTGTGATTTCGAGTGCAGAAGACGGAGACATTCGCATGACATTGCAGGAAGCTCTTGATTTGGCCCTTGAGCTCCCCATGGCGATAAGCAACTTGAATGGGATGTTCTGGTCGCCCGTGAATATAGCTGCATCATCGAATGTTAAGGGTGCAGAATACCACCGGGTGACCGCGAGACTTCGCATCACGTTTCCAAGCGGATCTTACATTTATCACGGCGTGTCACCACAAGCTGTCGAATCATTATCTGCGGCGAAGAGTGCCGGATCCTATGTTCAGGCTGAATTCGTGAAGCAGCCCAATGTCTACCCTGTCATCAAAGAGTAAATGGCTCCCGCGAGACCAGTGGGAAGCAGAACGGAGACAGGAAAAACAGTTCGACGAGGGTGCTGAGCTGTTTTACGCGCAAGAGATTAATGGTGGTGTGATGGCTCGCGTGGTATGGACAGCGGATGATCTTTTAGCGTTGCAGAAGGTTTGTCAAGTTTCTTGCTCGTATCAACGAGCTTTTGGGGATACATGTAAACTATGCCTTGGGTCACGACAACTTGAGTTCATGTTCCCAAAGCGGAGTTGCCCTATGTGCACTGCCGTTGTGGAAAGACCAGAAGAAATTCGACTGAAGTGTTTTCAGTGCCAAGAGTTCTTCTTTGTTAAGGATTCGGTTTTTCCAGAGTTAGATTTGGTTCGAAAAATGACCGAAGAAGCGCAGCTCATCCGGTTTTGTACGGTTGACTGCTTGGTATCGTTTGTCGTGGTAAAAGAGCTTCGCCGATGAATAAAGACCATAGCGTTCACTATAGCGGGCTTGGTACGCTAACACACGAAACAATCTCAGAGTCTGATCGAACCCTTATTCGTTGTGCAAACTGCGGTAAATCGAATGCTTCAATGGTTAGGCTCAACGGCAGCTCTTACTATTGCAATGCTTCCTGTGCTATTGGGCGTAACCTCGGGGACGGGCCGCCAAAGCAGAAGATTGTGAAGCGATTTGTTCCTGTAGTATCGGCAGGACGAAAAGTTCGGTAAATCGTCACTATGCCTGAAAAGTATGAAGTTATTCTTGCAGACTTTCCCTGGCCCTATTCTTCGTATGGAACAGCAAAACTTCCGTACGAGACGATGTCTTGGGAGCAGATCCGCGACTTTGATTGGTCAGAGTTCACTGCCGATCGCTTCGTCCTTTTTTCATGGGTGACAGCGCCTTTGCTCGCACAGCAAATGCTCGTGCACGAGTTTTGGCGCCAAAAGTTCGGCTGGCGTTACGTGGGGATGCCCTATGTTTGGGTCAAAACGACCAATGAGGGCAAACTTGTGGGCGCAGTTGGCCCTCGCCCGACGTTGGTCAAATCGCAAACAGAATTCGTCGTGGCCTACACGAATGTTCGCCGTGGGCGACCATTTCCGCTGCAAACAGAGGCACAAACGCCATGGATTTTGGACGACGGTGAATTTGTGACCCAGGAGGTTCCTGGGTCTCGGCGCGAGCACAGTGCTAAGCCTGCAATGGTGCGCACGAAGATTGAGGAGCTTTTTGGACCGCTCAAGCGTTTAGAGCTATTTGCACGTGAAGCAAGCCCTGGGTGGGATGCTGTTGGCAATCAGGCCCCTACTTCGCGCACATTTTGAATAATTACGCTTTGGACGACCACAAGCTCGTAGATTAGTCCCGGAGTGGACATTCGCGGGTAGACTTCGTTTTCGAACCATTCTTTGGCTCGATCCGTTGTAAACTCGCAAACTACCGCATCGAAATAATGACCCGTGCAGGCAGAGCACACACCGATTGGAATTAGGGTGTGTTTGTCGGCGCACGCTTTTATTTGTCTGCAGATGTTGTTTGTGAGTGCCGCCGTCATCGTTACGACGGCTATTCGTTTGGTTGGAAGTTGGGACAAATGAAGAAGCATGGGCGAGATATTGTAGTTGGTCATAATTACCTTAGTGCTTGGAGGTCATCCTCTTGGTACTTCGACGAGCATCCTTTGACACAAGTCGATCCTCGCATAACGCGTCGATCTTGTAAGAACAGACGATTGCACATGATGCACGTGTTGTACCCCATTGGCCCGCCAAAATGGCGAATGACAAAGTTACAGTTAAGAAAGTCAATTTTGCACCCGCTACTGCATAGTGGTACTAAATTCGTGTCTGTTGTGGTCCACTTGCCACAAACAATACAGTTTTTGGATTGTGGGGGTGAGGAGGCCCGCTGCACGGGGATCACGGTGAACCATGTTGGTTGGCCCAAATCGTTCGTCCAATCCGTGTCACTATGCTTGCCGAACAAAAACAACACGGTAGGGCAGTCGACCGGTTCAGCCGTTATTTTGAGGTCTGGCTGGTAAGTCATGAATCCCCAGCAATACAACATGTAGATGGCCGCGTAGACGGCAGAAGCGTCTACGGTTAGCGCTGCGTGATGATGGTAACGGATCGCTTTTTCACTGATCTTCAAATCACCGAGATGAAAGCCATAGGCACGTTTCATCGGTTTGTGGTGCACTTTTTCAGGAGCGCGCGGACAAACCACGACGCCATCTGGGTTGAAGTGCATCTGGCTGTCATTGTTGGCTAGCACGTCTAAGAGTGTGCCGACAGCTTCGACTTGGATGCTACCTAAGGTCTCCAATCGCGACGGTATATAGCCGCGAACTCCTTCTTCAGTTAGCCGGAGTGAACCATAAGGGCGCAGATTGTACGGTTGTCCCTTGAAATCAGGATTTTTCGCCGGTTGTGTGGCCATGGTGTAGAGAAGGCTTCGATCGGTGGTGAGCGAAGACCGAAACTTGTCGAGCTCAAAACGATGGATCCCGCGCTCAAACATTCCACATTTAATAGCTTGAGTGGAATAAAGTTAGCGTTTAGCTATTAAATGAGTATGACGACCATTCTTTTGGCCCTGCTACTCGAAACAGCCTGTATCCAATCTGATGTCCGAGAGGTGTGCTGCCCGACGGCGTGCGCGATGAAACATTCTCGTTGTTGGCCCCAAGCGAATGACACGCTCAAAGGCTGTATGAGAGCTATTAAGTGCTCGACACCACAAGTTCGTGCCGCCAACGTGGCCAATACATGTGACTGCAAATGACTGAGTATGCAGTTTATGCGCAAGCTTTGCGGTAAACTGCCACCTTTACTCTTTCATTTCCTCTTTTAATCTTTTCTTTTTCTATTTATTAGATTGGTGCGTACACGCGCCACTATTTGTTTAGACATTATTTTACGGTTTTGCAGTGTAAATGCCCGCTAAATGTCTACACGTTTCTGTACAGAATCCTGTACAGATTCGTTCTGATTTTTCTGCCAGAATTCGTCTGCAAATCTTAGCCAGAAATGTGGATGAATCTTGGCAGATTTATCCGCCAAATATGCGCGCTATTTCTGCCAGAAATTCAGACTGTTTTTCATCTGGATTTACACAGAAACATCTCTACAAAGTCTATTCAGATTTTCTACACATTTAGCTTAGAAATCAATATAGATTGTCTACAAGACTTTCGTACATATATTATAGAATATATGTATGAATATTAGGAAATTTTTAAGCGCCGGCGCGCGCAGGCATACGTGCGCGGGTGAGCTCGCGGCGGCCCCAAAAATTTGAGCGGGAAAAGTCCTTTAAGAGAACTTCGTCTCGTGCGCTCTCATGTGCGTGTGCGTCCATGCTCACGTGTGCGGGTTCGCTCGTGCGTGCGTAGGTATTGTGGTGCGGATACGTGCGTTTTAGGTTTGAAACTTTGACTAGCATGATACTAGCGTAACACGCCGCCAACCGCCACGCAAGTCCTATTGCAAAACTTTTTGCGCTCGTAGCTTTGCAATCCATTTTTCGTTGTCCGCTATCGCGCGCCGGCTTTCATTCAACTGATTCGCCCGGTCGGCCATTTCCACGACTAGAAGATAGTCCCGCGTCGCCCGCTGGCTGGCTTGGGCCGTTTGGGCCTCATGCCAAGCGTCGCGGATTTCAATCCATCGACGGATGATTTGCGGGGCGAGAGCGAAAAGAGCCGCGGCAAGCATGAGGAGAGCGCCAAGGATTGCGAGGGCGAGGGGGAAGTTGATTTGCTTCTTCATTTCCGTTTCCGTGTGTTCATAACTTAGTCTCTATTTTTTTGTGCTTGCAAGTATAGGAAGCGAATTTTTTCGTGTGTACTTTTGAACATTGCGCGCAGTTTTCGCAGCTTGCAACCTTTACAAGTGGAAAGAATCGCTTCCACGTCTTGCAAACTAAAAAAGTATTGTCTAAGTTATGAGCACACCGAAACGAACCGCCATGCTTCTAATCGCTGCTATCTCCACCGCAATCGTTGCCCTCGCCCCTTTCGCAGGTCGGATCGCCGACAAGATCCGCCCCGTGCCGACGCTCAAGCCCGCGCGCATCGCTGGTCCCAACCTCGCGGCTTTTGACGCCATGTCGGCAGCGTGGGGGTGGACATGACCCGCCCCGTCCCACCGGCGCGCCTAAGCGTCGCCCAACGGATTGCACTGCACCTTGCCCCGGCGCGACTCGTGGGCGAGGTCAAAGCTAGCCGCGAGTTGGCGATCGAAACCTACGGACGGGCGATCGCAGACGAGACCAGCATCACCACGATCGAAGCCGCCTATCGGGCGCTTCGTCGGTACCAGACGGCGCTTGATCGGCTTTCGGCGCTCTATCTTGACGTCGCGCCACAACACTACGCGCCCACGGTGCGAGGTGTCAGGTGCAATTAGCACCCTATCTTTGGCGGGATGTGGCTGTAGGTGTCCACTATAAAGTTCACCGGCCATTCAATCCCCGGGATCGGTATCGTTTGAGCGAATACCAGCTCGCTTGCGGTTATGTGGACCGCGTTTTTGTGGGCCGGTTGGGGCGCTATGAGGTGGCAACGGTCGATATCAAATATCGGCTCGGGTGTTTTTTCGTTCACTGGCGCACCGAAACCGATTTAGGCGGCCATACGGCGCGCACTCATGCCGACGCAATCGGCTTGGCCCGCTTTTTTATTAGCGAGATCGCAAAAGGAGAGAACCCATGCGTGTAGGCAAAAGCGTCAATCGTCCCACGAAAACCCAACCCAAACCGCGTGCCGCCAAAGTTGCGGCGACAATCCAAGTCGAGCCCACGCCCACGGGCGACCTCGTTACCGTGATCGAAGCGAGCGAGCCACGCCCCGGCGAAAAGCTACCGCCACGCTCAAGCGAGCCGCTTGTGGTCTATGGCCGGGCAATCACGGGCAAAGTGTCGCTGTCGATTATCCTCACGCGCCATGAAGCGCAATGGCGCCAACACAAGGAACCGTGGGCGCAAGGCCACTCTAAGCGCTGGTTAACGGATCCGGTGGGCGTGGCCGTGCGGGCTTATATCCGCGCCGTTGAGCGCAGCGAGGCGATTGATTATCTCCACGCGCCGCAAATGGTGAACACACTGAAGTCGTTTCGGCGGCTTTTGGATTACAGCCATTCGCTTGACAGCGGGCTCACGAATTCGCTGCTTTGCGACCTGCTAGAGGCAATAGTCGTCGGTTCGTCCGATTAGAGTTTTGTAATGGATACCGGAAAGAAAGAACAAATCATGAATTTACGTTCAGACGCGATCGCACATAACGACGCCAAACTCGTGCAAACTTGCAATCGTGCGCTCGCGGGCGATACCGCGGCGCAAGATGAAGTCGATCGGATTTTGCCAAAGCAAAAGGCCAAGCCGGCGCCCGCCAACGCGCCCAAATTCGTCGCCAGCAAGGCAAACGCGGCGCAACCCCGCGCGACTTGGGGAAAATTGAATTCGGGGGCTTGGGGCGTGATCGTCCAAAGCGATCAAGAGCCTCGCGAGGGGCAAGTGCTGCAAGTCGAAAAACGCGACGGCACACACACGGCGGCACGGATCACGCGGGTTTTGGGTATTCGCGGGTGGGGTTGGCAATGCGAAGCCGTAGGCGAGGAAAAGCGCACGCGCGACGTTGCGCCCCGAAAGTCCGGTGGCCGAGCCGAGCCGCGCGAGAGCACATCGACGCGGTGTCGCGTCTGCAAAGGCCCGATTCGCAATTGCAGCTACCAGCGGGCCATGCATGGGATGTGCGGATCTTGCGCATATGACGAGATATAGGCGCGTTTTTGGTTGGTCTAAAACGTAGAAACAAAAAAGTTTGTTTCTAAGACTTGCAAACGGTTTCTGATCGCTCTAAGTTACTTAGGCACACGAGAGACAAAGCAATGACAGCCGAGCAACGACTCAAGCACATCGTCGCCGCGCAAGCGGCACTCTCTAAAGTACAAAAACGGGCCGCGCTCGTTGAATTCTATCTACTGAAACTTGAGCTTCGCTAACCCTCGCAAGAAAGAAAGAAAGCCGATCATGCCGACCTACTACTTTTCGCCCGTCGAACTCGCAACCGACGAGCACATGCAAGACGAGTTCACGTGGACGCAATACGGCACCGTCAAGGTTCAAACGCTAGACGGCATTTATACCGTAACGGAGTTTTTGGAGTCGTATCGCATCGTAGACCAAAAAGGTAAAACGATGCGAGTAACAGCCTATCACGGCATGACACACGTGAAACACGTGAGCGATGTTGTGGTCGACTTGTTTGCACAAAACTTCGCTGCGCAAGCGCACATTGTCGGCGACTATGGTCAAGCCGCCGATTATCAATGCCGTGGTATTGACCCGCAAACCTATGGACTGGACGCGGGGCGCTGGGTAACTTTTGGCGCGATCGAATACGGTGATTACAGCGGTGGGTCTGTTCAGCGTAGCAACGTCGAATTCATGCTAAAGGAGTTCGGCGAGAAAGATCCGGCGAACTATTGGCACCAAGAGATCACGGGCGCGCACGGATATCGTGCGGTAGCAGTGCGGGGTGAGTACGCCGGTGAACTATGCGAGCATTTCAAACGGCTGGAAAGCTACGGATTGCTTGATGAGGATTTGCACTCAGAGCTTGAGCACTCAAGCTATGTGCACGCCCGCGCGGACTATTTGCGGGAGTCGCTGGCCTATGACCTTGGACTTGAGCGCGACGCGGTTACGGCGTTGGTCGACCGGATCAACGATGATCAAGCCGTCGACGAGCTCTTAGAGCTACGCGACAACACAAGCGAGTGCACGGGCGAAAACTGGTACTTCCAGCCCGATTGCACCCACAAGAAACGTCCCGAGCGTTTGAGTAAGGTGCGAAGCATGACCACTTACGCGCTTGTTGAGTTGGCCATGAGCCACGCCAACACGATCACGTTGCCGAGCAAGCTTTGGTCAGGATGGGATGTTCAGTTGCGACGACGAGCGGGCAAAGTTCGCGCCTACTCGCGGCGTTGGGGGCGACGAGACTGGCGACCGTGCGATGGTGCGGAGTTTTTGCCATAGGTTCGCCAATAAGCGCAAAGTTCGCTCCTTATCTTTAGAAGCGAACTTTTTTGTTTCTATGTCTTGCAAACGACTTTGTTACGTTCTAAGTTACTTAGGCACACGAGAGAGACGAAGAAATGGCCCGCAAAGAGAAGCAACTCACCGCAAGCGCAAAACTTTTAGCCCTCGCATCCGAGCGCCCCGAGATCGACAAACAAGACTACGGCTCTGATCTGTCCTACTACCATGAGGATATAAAAGCGTGCCGATCCGATCTTGCACGCTGTCGCAACGCGTCAAAGAAGATCAAAGCCGCGGGCGAGGCATGGCTTGAGTCATATCTCACGAAAGCGCAGCATCGCGTGCGCTACGCGTCATATGAGCCGGGGCGAGTCGAATACGTCGCGGGTCAAAACTACGCAACCGAGTTTCGCGACGGGATCGCCGATGTGCTTGAGATCGCCGCAAGAATGCAGGCGCAAGCGGATAGCGAGGCATCATGCACGCTCTAGAGATTCAAATCGTACAAGCTGGCGAGGGCAAGATCGTTAGTGTGTGGGACAATCTCGCCAACCTCTCGCATCCGTGGGACTACAGCGCTGACATGCGCGAAAATGTAGTGATGGCCGTTGCTACGTTCTTAGCGCTGTATCAATCCAGTTGCACGGCCTACATTGCGATGAGCAATGCTCCTGGCATATCGCCGCAAGCAATCACAAAGAAAGGTCCGCACGAGAGTGAGGACGAAGCGTTGCGCTATGCTTGTTTGCAGTCGCTTAAGTTTTGCGACGGCGTACCACGGTCGTTTTGTGTGCGCCTAATCCTCGCAGACAATCCGCTCGCACTTTGGGACTCGTCAAGCATTGACGCGCGCACGGCGATTCGCAAAGCGTTTGTCTTGGCTCGCATCACCGGGGTGGCGGCGCGCCTATGAACCGGAGCATCGCCGACATTGTCGCCGATCCCGATAAAACGGAGTATCGCCGCCTATTGCTTGGGGATTGGCTGGCGGTGCGAGGTGTGCGGCTCACGCAAACGGTAGGTAGCTCGCTCTATACCGTGGGGATTGACGAAAACACGTTGTTTGACGATATAAGCGCATATTTGCGCCTATTCGCGCAAAACGGGCCGATTTCTCTTGAGATTCAATTCCACTATAAACGCGACTATCGCGTGCCGGGGCGTGAACTCGTGCGCTTGATTGGCGCGCAATGGCAAAAACCTCTTGAGATCGATTTCGCCAAACTATAGCGCTTTATTCGCCTTTGTTTCCTAGAGAGCAACTTTTTGCTTTCTAAGACTTGAAATCCGTTTTTACATCGCCTAAGTTACTTAGACAGACGAAAGACGAAGCAATGCGAGCACGAACACTTCGAACTAAGGAACTAGAAGCGGCACGGATCCACGAGCGACAACGACTTGCCCGTGTTGCGCGAGCTAACTCGCCCGAACGTCGCGTGCTTTGGGATCTCGTTCGGATCGCCCGCCGGGAACCGGAGATCGACCGCCGAGACTATGGCCCTAGCGGCGAAAGGTACTACCAAAAAGACCTAAAAACGGCCATAGCCGGGTTACCAGAGATTGAAAGGCTTGCCGACCAAATTGAATCCGCTGGATTGGCTTGGATTCAAGCGCAAATAAAGGCGAAAAAAGTCCGTTTTGCCTATGGCGGTGTGCCATATGAGTTGCATTATGTGGCGGGGCAAAACTACAACACGGAGTTTAGAGGTGCGGTTTTGGACCTTTTACAATGTGCAATCAAGCAAGACCACGTTAGCAGTGAAGGAACAAACTAATGGATCAAGCAATCCTACTCGCAATCCTCATGTTGGGCCGTCTCAACATTTGCACGAGCGAAAACGGCTATCCAACACCTAAAGAGGGCGAAATCACGGGTTACGCGAGCATCCCGATCCTCGACAGCACCGATCGCTGCGCTATCCCAACGACCAAAAACATCACCGCGGGCGACATCCGCCGATCAGTTCGCCGACTTCGCAAAGACGAAGAGAAGCGGCGCAAACCGGCGCCGTTCAAAGGGACATTGAAATAAACCCGAGTGTAAGAGACGAACAAATGACAATGACAAGGGAAGAACAAACAAGCGCTGTTTTTTCATGGCAATACGCCATGTTGAAACGGATAAAATTCGCAATGGATCACTACGGCCGCACCGGCTGGCGAGGGATGCCGTTAGGTGAGTGCACTCGATTGCTTGAGCGGGCGCTTTCGGACATGGAAGATTTTCCAACGGTTGAAAAGGCCGCCGACGTCGCAAACTATGCGTTTATGCGTGCCGAGCTCTTGCGTGCGCAAAAAGAAGGGAAATGCGTGCGAGCGCACACGGATAGCATGTGCGAGCAAGAGACGGCGCAAAGTCCATTTGTAACGCTTAATTCCTACCGATTTCGTTGGGTGTACTATCAGGGTTTGCGGGTGCTCAAGCGCGGGGAGTGGATCGAAATATTCACAAAGCTAACCCGCGAGCAACTCGTCAAATACCTTGTTGCGGCTCCGGACGATACGCGAGCGCTTGAGTTCGAAGGCGTCGGGCTAATCGATCGTCAAGGATTGATCCAAGAGCGAGCCTAGGCGCCGCGCTCGGCAATAGGACAAAACTCGCGCAATATTTGCGCCGTGTTCGGGGTTTGATGGTCGTGGAGTACCTCGTTCAAACCCCGAATTGCGGTTTTTTCAAATTCACCACGGTTGGCTTACTTGGCGACGTGTGGGTCGAAATCCCCGGGCAAGAGCCCTATCAGCTTGTTTGGCTCCCGATCGTGCTCACGCTCCCGTTGGGTGTCCTTTCGGGCGCAATCGTGCGCGCGGTGTTGCATGCCAACCTCGCGAGCATTGCCGAGTCTTGGACGATCGCGTGGCTTGAGCTCACACCAGCCGAGCGGACTGCGAACGGGTTGCCGGGGTCGTGCACCCCGCCTCCCGCGTGAACAAAACCGCACGCGTAACTGTTAGAAGAGAACTTTTTGCTTTCTAAGTCTTGCACTCGCTCTTTTTGTCCTGTACAAAGAAAGCGGGATGAAAGACGAAGAAATCACGAGCGATACAGACGACGGCTATACCCAAGCGCGTGCCGAGTACCTTCGCGGGCAACCTGGCGTCGTTCGGTGCTTAGCGGACGCGTTAGAGCTAACGCACGAAGAAACGCTCAAGATTGTCGATGCGATCGCCGACGACGAAGTGATCGACGAGATCCTAAACTTGCGCGGCGTTACATTTCCCGAGATCACACACGATTACCCGCCTTATTGGGCTTTCGAAGTTGATTTTGGAGTGGAAAGCGGCGTTCCCTTGCCAATCCTACGCACTGGCATGGTGCAAGGGCTTAGGCGGCAAGCTAACTTTGCAATGCGAACTAGCGCGACGAAGAAAGTAGAAACATGAGAGACGCGATCATTCTAGCGATCAAGCTTTTTGTGCATACGGGCGTTTGCCCGGCTCCTAGCTACTATCCCGAGCCCGCGGCGATCGAGGGTCACGCGTGTGTCACGGGCGGGTGTTGCTTCCCCTTCACGACCGAGATGCCACACACGGCCGTGATGGATCATCACATCGAAGAGGTAGCGCGGCGAAACGAGGGCACGCTATGAGTGCTTCAAATCTTCCCGAGCGCCTTTACGTTGCTTGTGAGTGGATTACAGCCGCGGGTGAAGTGTACGATCTTGCGCTCATGAATAGAGAGCAAGCCCAAACCTATGCGAAAGAAGCGGCCGCCAACTTTGCCAAGGAAGGTGGCGACGCATGGGCAAAGTACACGCTCGCCGAAAGCGATATCATGGCTTTTTACGATTGGATGCTCGCGAAATAGCATGGTAACGGATAAAAGGCGCCGTTACATCGTGTGTGCAACGTACTACGGCGAAACCTACGTTTGGTGTGATGGCGACTACTTCGTGCATGAGAAGACGAACCCACTGCCACCCGCACGGTTCAGCGAAGCGGGTGCGCAAGCGCAGTGTGTGCGCTTGGGATTGGCGGATCCCAAACCGCCAAGCTTTGACGAGACCGCGGTTTACTACGTCAAGCGGATCAGCCGTAAGAAATGACAACGGCAAGAGCGCGACAATTTCTTGTTTGTGCCGATAGCGAGGGCGAGATCTACGTTTTGACTCGCGAAAGTATTTTCGAGCATGAACACACGGCGCGGCCACTCCCTGCGCTGTTCAGCGAAACGGACGCGATAGCCGAGTGTGTGCGGCTAGCTTGGGGCGAGAAGCGGCGAGAACTCCCAACGCGTGCCAAGTTCTTTGCACGCCGCGCATGGCTTCGCGACATTATAGGGCGCTGAAAAGCCAACGAAGCTAAAAACGATAACTTTCGTCATGCAACGCTATTATAACGACAATGCATAGCGCAGACGAAAGACTCAAGACCGCGGAAACTTGGCTTAGCATGATTGCCAGCCGTTTGACCGAGAACACCGAGAGCACAAATTGGCGACGAGACACCTACGGCGAGCAGCGATCCCGCCTAGACGATGCTCTCGCCCTGCTTTGGCGAAACCCGACCTATGAGCGCGCCGCCGATGTGGCCGTGCTCGTATTCGCCGCGGTGTCGACCTCGCCAAGGCTTGAGCGCAGCGTGAGCGAACCCGAACGCCCACGCCCACCGGCTGAGAGCCAAACCTTGACAGGGTTCGACATGGCCAACCTCGCGAGCATCTTGCCGGATATTGACGCGCTTGCCGATTCGCCCACACGCGAATCGTTCATCGCCAGCGTGGCCGAAACGCTTTGCGACGTGGCGAGCACGGTTGCGGACAGCTTCACCGATTCAAGTTCAGATAGCAGCAGCGGATCGTTCGGCGACGACTAGGCGAACCCAAAAACCTCGAACAAAGGACGGCGGCCCAAAAAGCCCCGTCCTTTTTGCGTTTTGGGCACACAAGCGAATTCCCCCAAGAATCGACCCCGCAAGCGGGGTCGATGTTAACGCCCACGCGAAAATGGGCAAGCGATAACTCCCGATCGGCGAATCGCTCGGCAAGCCCAGCATGAACCCCAGACGTGGGCCGACCCGCGGACATGTTCAAGCGCCATGCACATCGCACCCAAAAAGCCGTGCTCGTGCGTGGGCACAAAACCAAATCCTAGCCGTTCGCGCACCCAACCCACCCAAATGGGTCGACTAGCGCAGAACAGTCTCAGCACGAGCGCGCCGACCCAAAGCCACGCGCCGAGAACCCCCACCGGGGCAA